TTAACGAGCCCGGATAAATTCAATATCTTGCATGATTTCAGGAGTTAATTCTATATCGCTCATCGCAACAGCGTACAAAAGAGGATATTTTGATTGAATCTTGTTGATAGCATCGGTAAAGCGTTCAAAATATTCAACGTTGATATCATGAATCTTCGCTTTCATATCGTGGTATGCCTGGAATGCAGGGTTATTACCTTCGATCCAATCAACGATTTCAGCCAGATGATCGTCATTCTGCTTATCAAAAACTCTGGTAATTTCAACGTCGAAAAGATTGAACTTTTTCAGACGCAAGGCTGTTCCGAGGTCTTCGTCGTTTACATATGGGCATTCGCCATCCAAAACATCAAATTGCTCGACATTTTCCATCAGCTTTTCATACATCCACATGAAACCACATTGCAGATTTGATTTCATAGCAGCAGAACGTTTTCCGTTCTCAATGATGTATACTTCTTCAACACCCTGGGCAAAAAGAGAATCAATAGCATGTCGATTCATATTACCCGACGGTTTAAGAGAAATCCTGTCGTAGGTGTCACCGTATGAAATAATGCCAACACCTTCAAGTTCGCGAATTTCATTCGTGCTCAAACAAAGCAGCTCGACTTGGCGCAGATCGCATTCATCAATATAGACACGACGAACATTCGGCTTTACCGGTTTCGGACCAGCGTCTTTGCGCTTTTTGATCGTGTAAGCCTTGCGAATATCGACCATTTCGCTGAACTTCAATATGTGCCGTTCATGTGGTTCGAACTTCTCGCATATTGCTGAAATCTTTTTGCCGAAAGCTGCATATTCAGATTTTTTCAGTTTATGCGTTTTGTCGAGAACAACGACCGGAATCGAGTTATTGATATGGTTGTGGTATGCTTTAACCATATTCGGAACACCTTCACCAGTATCATTTATCAGCACATGTACTTTGCGACGTTCAAGGCCAAAGACGCTTTGGCTGTCGATCATGGAAGTTCTCCATGAATAGCCAGATCGAGTAAATTGCCTTTTGAGCGAACCGTTGCGATAGCTATAAACCGGGATTTCAGAAAGCTTCGACATATCAGTGTAACGCTTGACAATGCTTCCGATAAGCTCGCCACCAATTTCGAGGTCCGCAATAGCGTTAACGACGTATGAGTTGTATTTCTTCGTCTTTATCGCCGCATCGCGTTTATCGGTAATACCTTCAAATTCTTTCTTGACTGTATTGGCAAACGATTGTGAAAACTTTTTCATTCGCTCGACCAAATAATCTTCAGTTTGTTTATCGAGCGAGAGTTCTTCACGAGATGGAGCAATATCGAGTTCGCCGATTGGGAACTTCATATAAGCCGCTCGGCCAGAATACTTGAAAACCATGTCACTGCTGATCAAACGCTCTGGAATTGGGTAAACTACGCCGCCAATAATAGCAAATGCTTGGCCAGAACGACCGAAGTCATCATTGAAGAAGAATTCTTCTTCGTCCGGGAATTCCTGGATTGAGATGATATCGCCGTTGGTGATATTCGGCTTGCAACGGTCGAAAGCCCGATATACTTTAGCTGCGAGAATCTTCCAACGAGCGTGTTCATGAGCTGGAATCGGAACTTGAATCTCTAAGCCATCAGCTTCAGTCGTTGCAGTAGTTGACATCGGAGTTGAGAAAGGTTCGCCATCGTCCATATACATATTGTAGACGGTGCAGGTGCCATTCTGATAGCTCTTAACGGTGAAACCACCGCCAGTTTCGCTATATGCGAACGGAGATTTACAACCAAGACCAAAGCCTCCAATTGAATCGTTTGACTCATCTTTCGTTGACGCGAAATAAACGGTGAAAATGTCATCAATTTGCTCAGGACTCAGCCCAGAGCCATAATCGCGGATAACAAACCATGGATAAATTGAGGTTGGCAGTGTCACGTCAAAAGGAATATGGGCTTTTCCCATCTCGCAATGGATATCTACCGCGTTACACGAAAGCTCTCGCAATACCGCTTCAGCTTTATCCTTGTACAATTTGTCTGATAAAACCCGAAAAGCTTTTTTACCGGCGGTGATCTTGAAACCAGTTCGCTTTTTCGGCGCATTACCAAACATTGCATCATCTTCATTACTAGACATTATCATTTAGTGTCACTCCACAATTTCAAAATACTGGCGCTCTCCAAACAGAACCCAGGCGGTATCATCGTCGTCTTCGTCATCGGCAGCATGATATTTCCCAGTCAAAGGAACATCTTCGTCAAGGATGAGTATACTTGCTTCATCGTCATAGACATGAGCATCGTATTCGCATTCCCACCAGTCAGTTCCCATTTTATCAGCGATCCATTGGTTGCAATCGTGACGTCGGGCAAACATGGCTTTGTGATCTTCAGACTTAAAACGGATTTTCATAATATATCACCTTATTCAATATTGAACTTCAGCTTTCATTTTTTCGATCATTTCATCGATAACGTTCGGGATATTTGCACCGAAAAGGTTTGCTTCATGAACGATCCCGCTTGCGCACAATACGCCCATATCTCTACGGCTTGCTTGACCAATGCGTAAGCGTTCAAGCGGCCCAGATACGTTTTCAGTCAGTTCGTCAGCGTGTTGCTGATCACCCATGAAGCGAATGTTGATGCGACAAACGCGTTCGAGTGCATTGTTTAGTTCTTCATACAGGGTCATATGACCTCCACAGTTAGTTCATGCCTATAATAACATGAAAGAACATTATAGTAAACAGTCATTTTGAATATTTTTGGATTAACCAGATGAATTCTGGTTAATAGGGGACACTCGTTTGAATGTATCATTGAACAACTATCTGGACTCCCAGGTTTGGCTCTGCCAAACTAGCATTTTATCCTTTAAGGCCTAATAGATTATATAACCTAAGGGATAAATTCGAGCAAAGCTCGAAGGCGAAGCCAATATGTTGTTATACAAAAATGCCGGACTCGAGGTCCGGCCAATATGCAACTGTTGAACTAGTTAACGAGCGAGCTCGTCGGCCGAGGGCCGTTCTTTCTTGTTCAAGTTTCTTATTCTCAGTCAACTTGTAAAATCAACGGACCGGGTACCGGTATTTATACTCCCGGTCGGTCATCCCGGAAATCGAAGAACATGGCTTCAGATGCAGAAATCGAATCGAACAGATCGCCGTTGATATAGATGTCATGCCAACCGCTGAAGATCCCACCCTTAAGTGGCTTAACATCGAACTCGACCATGCCGAATTTCTTGGCAATACGCCAGTTGTTGTTGCTGCCGTCGCTGTTATTGGTAGCCCATTCCTTCTCGCCTTGATCGATGAACGCACGCTTTGCTTCTACGGATTTGAATTTTGCTTTCATTTTATTCTCCTACAACGTTAAACCAGGTTTCAAATTCTTCGCGAGAAATAGTAACACCATAGCTTTTTCCGCGTTCGAGGTAATAGGTGTCATTCTCGACCTTGACATCGACTTCACAACCATAATAGTTGTCAAGGAAATCTATGTTGCAATGTTGGCCGCGAATACGATTACAGAAGTGGTAGTAATGGTGACCACTTTTGATTTTGGCTTTCATTTCCATAAGCTCGATGTCGAAGAATTTCTCTTCACTTTCGATAATGCACAAGTTATCGTCATCATGATCGGTAAGATTCAGGTGGCTCAAAGCATCGACCAGATAAAAACGACCATCATCCTGGTCTTTGACAAGATAAACGTTGCGATAGTCGATCAGATACATGATGACAGCATTGATACTGCGGAAACGTTCTACAAAGACTTCTCGCGACACATCAGGCTTAAATTGGACACTGTATTTCATAGCAACTCCGTTTTGTTTAACTTGAGGCTATAGTAAACCATAGCCCCAAGAATGTAAAATGTTTTCTTCGACTTATTTCACTTCATCGAAAAAGTGGAACATTTCTTCATCATCGAATGTGATACCGCCGCCACCTTCTTCTTCCGGCAATTCGATCTTTTTACCGTTAGCGTCGACCAGCATGTAACCAACCAACTTGTTGCTGTCATATTTTGCCCAAAATTCGTCTGGCATGTGCTTCGAGAAACTCTCATTGTACCACTCGCTTTCGGCGAATTTTTTACGATGCTCTTCAGATTTGAAGCGAATACGTTTGATTGTCATGATTAACCCTCTGCTTTAAGTATTTGATGGATTCATTCTATACATTTCGATGGTGGTGTAAACTGTTTTGTGAAAAAGATTTCAATAAAAACAACAAAGGCCTCCGAAGAGGCCTTTTCGTCATTGAGACATCCATTCTTTACGGAGAGCTGCGTCATCACCCAGCAGCATCTCGAACAACTCTTCCCAATCATCACCAAGGTCGACGATATCATAGTTGGGGTTGTTGACCACATCAGAGTATTCATGCTCTCGAAGTGAACCCAGACCTTTGATGTATCGCAAATCCCAACCTTTGTAATCCTTCTTTTCTTTTTCGAATTCAGTTAGTGTGTAGAACCATTTGGTGTTCTTACCTTTGTTGAGGATAACAACTGGCGTTTTGACGAATCGAACCGAACCTTCATCAAACAGCTTTGGCCATCGAGCGAAGAAAGCAAGCAAACAGGGGTAAATAGAACCTTGACCATCCGGGTCAGCATCCGTCATGATTGCAATGTTCTTATACTTGCGCTGGCTGATGTCGTCTGGGTTCGCCAAATCGAGACCTGTGATAGCGCAAATATCCGACAATTCATTGTTCTTCAGAACATCCGAACCTTTCATACCCCACGTGTTCATGACCTTGCCGCGCAATGCGTAACCACCATGGAGGTTTTCGTCTTTGACCTTCAATAGGTAACCAATCGCCGATTCACCTTCAGTCAGGAACAATGTGGTCTCAATATCGTTCCGGCCCCATTCACCAGCTTTAATGTGCTTAGCGCAGTTGGTTTTTGCTGCTGCTTTCTGGGCTTTTGTCATTGCAGCTTTTTCGGCTGCCAGATGTCGTGCAAGAGCGGCTTCAATGATCGGTTGCAAGATTGCATCAGTGTTCATTATCTGTTTGGATAATTTCTTAAAGTCAAGGTCAAAGTGCGATTTGACTTCACCTGCCGGATTAGTGAGGCGCTCTTTGGTTTGCGAATCGAATCGGAGGTTTGACATTCCGCGAACGACTACAACCATTGTTAAGCATTCTTTAACACGAGCTTTGCTGATTTCGATCTTATGCTTTTTCTTGATCGCTGGCATAAGTTCTTCAGAAATCCCATCAACCAGATAATCGATATGCGAACCACCGTTCTTGATGTTCAGACCGTTAACATAACTAACCTGACGGAATCCTTCAGGAGAATTACAGATTGCAATACTGAATCTATCACTTTCGACGATGAGCGACTCATCACCAAACATCTTTGCATAATCAGCAAATTTCATCGACGCGATTTGGCCGTTGATTGTGAATTTGATTTGCGGGAATACGACAGACAATGCGGTAATACGGTCGGAAATGATATCGATTATTTGTTGGTCGATTGTTCGGCCTTCAAAGTGCTTTTCATCAGGGATGAAATATACCGACGTTCCTTTGATTTTACCTGGCTTTGTTTCCCAATCAATATTACTCGCACCTTCAGAGCAAGTGACGGTGAGAAAATTCTTGCCATCGCAAGTTTCTCCAATAAATTTCTTCGAGAAGAAGTTGGTGAGAGATGAACCAACACCATTCATACCCATAGACACACGATTGGTGTCGTCGAAGTTTGAACCAGCCATCGTCTGAGTCCATGCCGCGACAGGTTTTGGCATCTCGCCATCTGGTGTTTCGACCATTGACTGTGGAATGCCGCGACCGTTATCTACTACGGTTACAGAACCCTCAAGCAAATCAAAGCGAATATCAATCTTATTTGCAAATTTAAAATCAGTACGAATGCCTTCGTCAACAGAGTTGTCAATAATTTCATCGATGATTTTTACCAGACCTGGCACATAAGAAACTGATTGGAATTTGCCGAAAAGGAATCGCTCATGCGGTTCGTAAGCAACTGAACCAACATACATATTCGGACGGAGGATTACATGCTCTCGTGGTGTTAGTACTTTGAATTCATCAGACATCATATTTCCTCATAATAATGGGTAGTGACATTATATCACTACCTGTCATACAGTTAACAATTACTGCTTTGCGCACTCAAGAATATGCATGATTTTTATCGTGATGTCGTAAAAATCCGATTCAACCCATCCACGAGTAGTCATTGCCGGAGAACCGATCCGGATGCCTGAAGTTTCAACAGGTGATCGGGTGTCGTTGGGAAGCATATTTTTGTTAACGATTATGCCTTCTTTTTCCAACAGCTGTTCAGCTTCTCGACCAGTCAAGCCGAAGCTCTCGTAGGTGTTTAACAAGACCTGGTGGTTCTCGGTAAAGCCAACTAGCTTATGACCAGCAGCGTCAAAAGTCTCATACATTATGGATGCATTATGGGCCACTTGAATCATGTAATCGACATAGTCTTCGCGGAGAGCTTCACCAAAACAAACTGCTTTCGCTGCGATAACATGAAGAAGCGGGCCGCCTTGAATACCCGGGAAGATAGCAGAATTTACTTTCTTGGCGATATCAGCATCGTTAGTAAGAATGAGGCCACCACGAGGGCCGCGCAAAGTTTTATGAGTTGTAGTAGTAACAACGTCGGCACCCCATTTGAGTGGATTAGCGTGAAGACGAGCAGCAACAAAGCCAGCAAAATGGGCCATATCGACCATCAATTTGGCTCCAATTGAATGAGCTGCATCAGCGATTTTCGCATAGGTGGCTTCATTGATTCGGCCAACATAAGCTGAATACCCGATTACGACAAGCTTGAGGTCCGGGATGGTTCGAATCTGCTCAACCACTTGGTTAATGTTGATCGTACCATCGCTGAATACTCCATAATGATGGAAATCGTATATCTTGCCCGAAGCATTCGCTTTGTGCCCGTGAGTGAGATGGCCGCCGCAGTCCAAGGACATAGCGAGAACCGAATCACCCGGCTTCAGGAGTGCTTGGTAAACTGCCTGGTTTGCTTGTGAACCGGAATGAGGTTGAACGTTTGCGAAATTGCAACTAAACAGTTCTTTAGCACGCTCAATTGCCAGGTTCTCGATTTCATCGGCTTTTACGCAGCCGCCATAATACCGTTTGCCCGGATATCCCTCAGCATACTTGTTGGTAAAAATAGAACCCTGTGCTTTCATAACATCGTCTGACACATAGTTTTCGGACGCAATCAAGCAAACTTCGCAGTATTGACGCATTGCTTCATCTTCGATAATAGATTGCACAACTTTATCTTGCATTTTAATATCCTTTCCAGAAATTTACAGGTTGTTTTCGCTCTAATTGGGAATCATGAGCAATGGTTGAAAGCATATCACGGACGCCCACATCGCTTAATCCGTCATATTGTAACTCGCGTATTCTTCTGAAACGTGCGTAAAGCTCAGCAAATTTAATGCCTTTGCAACGATCAACGTTAATCATCATCAATGCGTCATTCGGCACCCATTTGCGTCTCAGGACATAGGTTCTCCGATCAGGAGATTCTTGCGAGCTATGCCAATTAATGAAAACATCATGCGATCCGGCCCACTCGCGAAGATCGTCGAACTCACGTGCTTTTGATTTCCAATATGAACTTTTCGCTTGCGTTAAAATGGTAAGCAAGATGATAAAAAGAATCACTATTGCGAATATGTTGACCGTGATCACGTTCATGTCATTTGTCCCAGATAGTTTTTTCTATTTTGGCTTGAGATAGGTAAAGAATTGACATAAGATTGCCGGTTTGGTCGAAATCTGGATTCGCGATATCATCTTTGCGAATCTGCTCTAACATTTTATAGGCTTTACGAAAATTGATGCCTTTGCATTCGGAAAATATTGCATTGTCTCCACCGGGCATGAAAAATACAACCTTTTCAAAAGCACCCACTACGCCATTCTTGAAATTCATGGATATACCATATTTCGCAAGCCATGTGTTAATCTTTGCTTGCTCATTTCGGGCTTTTTTCCGCCAACGGCTATCCCATGTTGAAAAGCAGCAGGCTATAAGCCCCAGCACTAGCCCAGCGATAAAAATTATTTGGAACATGCTTTTTCCACCCATTTTTCAGCTTTCATATTCAGTTGAAGATTCAGCTCTTTTACGATGAGGTCAACAATTTGGCTTTTGCCCAACCCGGGGTTATCTTCAGAGTATTGAAGATAAAGCATGTCCATCACGCAGTTGATGACATCTGCAGCTTCACCGACTGGTCGCTCATCACAACGCTCAGGCTGGTTGATCGATTTAGCGAATTCGCCAACTTCCTCAACCAACTTGCCCATCACAAAGCCCATATTGCGTGTCGGGACAACAGCGCTGGCTGTAAAGGTGCTCGACAAATCGATCGAAACGTTCTTTATAACTTCGTCGAAAAACACGTTGAGGTCTCCTTCGATTTTGAATGACATTGGAGTTACTGCATGGTAGATTCCATCGATTTGGCGATAGCTCTGATGCTCAATGGTATTGATCGCTTCGATCAATTCCGAACGATTTTGCCGGCGCCCTATCCGGTTTATGGATTTTTTGTTGATGAACGATATCAAACCTTCGCGGTCATTACACTTCAAACGAATCATACATTTACCTCAAACTGTTCTTCGAAAAATTTCTGTTCGTTGACTGGAATACCGATGGCATAACCCAGGAATTCAGCATTAGTTTTCCAGCCGCCGTCTTCCATAACTTCGATTACACGGAGATCTCCTTCTTTGGATTTGCCCTCGAGTATGCTTGCCCACAGGCGTTGACCTTGGGTTTTGCAGTATTCTGCGTGGTATTCTGGCAGAACATTGAGTTTCATCTGGATTTTCATTGATTGACCTCGAAAAATTTCTGTTGATCGCGACAAATTTGGGCTTTGCCGAGTGGCCCGTAAACATTAAGAGTCCACATACCGCGATCGCGTTGCACGATTTGCAATTCGCGAGTTTTTGTGAAATCTACGATTGAGCGCGCCAGCTTATAGTCCACAATGTTTTTGCGGCAGTGGTCGATAAAACCTTTTTCGTCAATGAGTCTGATTTTCATTTCAGTTCTCCATAGCTCAGTTTGATGAGTATGCGTTGGCCACGTTTCATCGACACATCGACTATTCCGCGAAGCCCGATAAGTTCGCTTTGATAGCGCGTCGCGGTCGGAAAGTTCTTTAAAATGACCTTGCGGATCTTTTCGTTATACTCAGCAATTTCAGTTTGCGCTAGTTTGTAAGCTTTGGTTTTGAAAAGCTTTCCAAAAGTGTCCTGGTTGTTGGCGCCGACGGCATTCATGCTGGTGTAAAGTTCGTAGAGTTCCTTCTCAACGCCATGACTTTTCTCTTCCGCCAACAAAAGCCTGTAATTAGGCCGGCACATCACAGACGACCTTTGAGATTTTCGTAAACACCTTCAACCAACTTGTACTCGCTGCCGTCTTTGGTGATTACCCGCTCCAATACTGCGATGCGAGTGTTGCCGTCGAAGACATAAAGAACAGTTGTGTAAACGAGGTGCTCTTCGTGGCTTTTCTCCACAATGTTGAACTGGTTGGTGAACATAACATCCAGGAAAAAATCTTTAGAGATACGCATTTTCATTACTCCGTGTTTATCGATTTGATGTGATTATCTTAACATGAGTTGAAATCAATGTAAACTCATTTTTTCAAAACATTTTCGTCCAACCATTTTTGAACTTGAGTATTGCAATCTTTGTCATAGCTTATGCAATAGTCGTAACGAGGATTTTTCGATTTTGAGTCATACACTTTATCAAAGAAGACATAACCGACTTCAGGGATATCGACACTGAAATAAACTGACGTCATTCGGCCATCAGTTTCGACAATCGGACCTTCAGCCAAAGGATGTTGAGTAATCACTTCGTAAACAACTTCTTTGATAGGCAAAGTCCGCAAATGCTTTTTCATTATGACCTCCATGATTTGATGGGACAATTTTATACCGATAAACGGACAATGTAAACTGTTTTGTGAAAAGATTTCAATAAAAACAACAAAGGGCCCGAAGGCCCTCAGAGTTTACAGGATGAAGTCAGCTTCTTCCAAATATGATTCATTGAGACCACCCTCGATGTGCACCAAGTGATGAAGGAGAACTTCGCTGTGATCATACATGCACTTAGCGTCGTCGATAACTACCCAACGGCGAATTCCATGATCGGCCGCATGCTTTAGTACACCTGTGCCACGACCCTGGCCACCACCTGTGTTATAAGCTTCGGAATGATATGGAAGCTCCAGGAAGTCACATATCATTTTGCCTGTGTCATTCAACACGACCCATGAGCTAACGATTACAACTTTTGCATTATTGCGAATAAGCCATTCGCGCAGAATGCTTAGACGGTGGTTTGAGACGAAATCACCATGGTTGTATGGCGAGGTCCGGAAAAGATGCGATGCCCTGTCAGTTCTCCAAATTTCATGGTCACTAACTGTATTGAGAACACCATCAATATCGAGATAAACTACAACTTCGTTTACTTGCTTATCCATTTTGGACCTCGTTTAGTTCGCTGAATCCATCGGAAACCTGATGCCTGTTGCCTCATGGCGAGTTGTTCTTGCATTGCCATTGAAATGGTTGCGCTATAAACCTTTTTGGTATCTGCGAAAACGCCGATATGCAAATTCCATCTAACATCAATATAAGCTCGTATTTTGTGATGATCGTCGATGTACACTTTGCCAGGTTTGGTCTTGCGAACAGCTCTCGCTAGTGCACAAAATACCGGAGTTGATATTTCACGCTTGCTGCCGAAGAAGCTTCCATACGAAATAAACCCGCGGTGATAAATTCCTTGCTCGACTGGTTGAAGCTTAAACGCCAATGAGCAAAATGCTAAAAACTCTCTTGCTTCAGGGGTCATTCTCTTATCTCCACCAGCACACCATCTCGGAACGGATTCGGCTTAGCTACCCACGTCTTTGCGGTTGGGTGCAGTTCGCCTATCATGGCACCAACTGATTTAGCGAAAAATTCATACTTTTCCGTTAGCTTTTTGCGTGTCGATGGAAGCATAATGATGTTTGACAATTTGTTGTTGAGCTTCATCCCATCGATTAATATGCTTCCCCAAAAACTATTTTTGTCAAAATGTTCGTATATCATTTTAGCTCCAACTGTTTTTCAGCCCATGAAATGATTTCATTATAATCGCCTGCCATTTCATCGGGAACTTCGACTATATGCTCGAAATCCGGCATAGGATGTTCTTTGTCTCCCTCGATGCATAGTATGCCATCAACGCGCGAGAATTCCCATGAGCCATTTTCAACATAACCATTTTGGATAACTCCTTCAGTCATACTGAAGAAATTAAGCAGCACCGGATTGGTGCCGCCTTTTCTAAATGCAGCAATTCTCATTTGCGAACACTTCGCGGGTCGATGTCGTCACCAGTCGGGACTTCCTCGAGGCCGAGAGCATAACGCTTGGAATAGAGAAGTTCCAGCGCGGCTTTAGCACAATCGTGGATAGCATCATGCATAACGAATCCATCCAATGCACCTTTTGGCATTGGGCACATGGTCATATCGCGAACCATCAAAGTCGCTTCAACGGCTGTACGAACATCGCGTTGTTGCCAGAAGAAGCATGGCTCCAGATTGAACGTTTCACGAGTGCCATGAATTTGACGGATAACGTCGATCAGAATTGGGAAGTCGAAACTTTGACCGCGGCACCAGCCTTGACCAGTTTTCTTATTGAATCCTTCGGCTTTCAGGAAATTCATGAAGTCATCATAGAAGCTGAGATAATCAACGTCGATATCTGATGGCTTCAGGTTCAACTTGGCTTCGTCAGACTGCTTCTTCCACCAATCCATAGTGCCTTGGTCGAAGATACGTTTACCTTTTTGGGACTTCAAATCGAATTTGAATCGGCGACCGCGATGGCAGAGTTCTTCAAAGGTTGGCAGATTGTGTGGGTCATGTTCAAATACCAAAACAGCCAGGTCAACAACGGCACCTTCCGGAGCATTACCCATTGTTTCCCAATCCAGCACAAAATCAGTTACATTGCTCATAAAATTCTTCTCTCCACTTGGTTTGGATTGATTATTACTAGACCTTCGAAATCGCAACATTCGATTCGATAACATCCGAATTTGTATTGTATCACGGTTCCAGAGTAGCGATATCCATTTTTGATAAAATAGACCGGTTGACCCGGTCTGAAAATATTCTTATCAGGGTACTTATACGAAACCAACGTTTTCGCGAGCTCGGGTATTACCGACATAAATTAGCTCCTGCGCGACATCTGGATCGCGACAATATGAATGCAGACATGGCGTAAACAAATATGCGTTTTTGAATGTTGAACCTTGGCTCTTGTGAAACGTCATTGCACCGAGTGGCCGGACTTTGGTGAATGTGTTTTTAATAGCCCAAAAATCTTTCCATGCCGGAAATACAGCGCGGCTTCGATATTTGTCAGCAATGATTGACAAGAACTCGCTTATCGCCTGCGCCGTGTTATCGTCTGCGATTACGCTAAACCATGCTCGCTTGTAATCGTCTTCATCTTCGTCGTGGGTTTCACATTCCAACATGATGTATTCGACTTCGATTTCACCGACGTTTTTAGCAACCAATTTCTTCCTTGATGGCTTAACGTTGAGAATTTGAACGTTTTGGCCATTGCTGAAAATTACTTCCTTCAGCGTTTGACCTCCGACGTCAATCTCAAACATCAACGGTTCTTGCATAACCAGAATTTCACCTGGTAAGAAAGGTGCGACGTCGCTACCGTAAAGTTTCTTACGGATGACGGCATTCAATTTGTCAACAGAAGCATTCGTGTAAGCCATGATTCGATTTTCAAACAAATCTTCAGGCTTTTTAGTCCTGTTGAAGTAAACTCCCAGGAAATCTTTAACGGAGTGATACTGCTTCACACCATTACCATGCTCGTCAAGCTTTTCGTATATCCACTTGCCGTTGCGAATATCGGTTGCAACTTCGATGATCGGACCTTGGTGGCGTTTGACTTCGTCAAGTTCAACTTGACTGAACCGATCATCAGTGAAGAATGGGCTCAACTCGTGAGTCTCGTTATCCTCCGAAACACCTCGAATTTGCGCCTTGTCGCCAATGCCAATAATGACACAATGCGACGGAACAGTCTTCATCAGGATATTGAACAGCTTACGAGTGTAAAACGATACTTCGTCGCAGATAAGCACACGAATCTTCGAGAAATCTGGAGTTCCTTTCTGCTCGAAAATCTGGTTCTCTTCCAGCGTGCTTGGGTTGATTTTGAGAAGCGATTGTATGGTATACGCTTTTCGCAAGGCGTGTTTTGACAATTCCTTTTTAGCCTGGTGGGTAGGAGCCGCCAGTACTATTCCTTGTTGACCGGTTTGAAACAACCGGTCTAACAGAAATTTGGTTAAAGTCGTTTTACCGGTACCAGCAGGTCCACGGATAGTAATGTGCCGTTTGGTCGAAATAGCATCCATCGCTCCATCGATTGCTAATTTCTGTCCATTGGTCAAATCATCATAAGTTAGCATTTTCACCTCATTTGTTTAGGCATGATGTTTATCTCAGCGATGTGCATTGTATCATACATACGCTTATGCATATTAGCCAAATGCCCTGACGGTTTATTCACACTAACGATTGTCGGCGGCCCAAACAGGCGTTTCTTGATAACCGTTGTGCCCTTTAGATATTCCTCAATAGACTTCTTTGCATTTTTAAGACTAACGTCAGCTTCCTCCCACGAATCATGAAACATGACTCCGCCAAAGGCACCATGCAAATTGCCACTGACAAAGTGGCAGAACCCTTCCGGGTCCTTCCACTGCAACGCATATTTTTTCATATCACCTCAGCTATGTTTAGCCGTGCACCAGCTCAAATCCGTTGTAATTGGCGTCCTTGACAACCTTTACACCAGCGATGAACTGGATTTTGAAGTTTGACACATCAAACGTGTGTGCGATTCGTATGATAACACCGCCAGGGGTGTTCATAGCAGATGTTATGACTTGAGAATCACGGTCGAGTTCTTTCCACATTTCCAGGTCCTGTTATAATCATTGGAATGTATGGGCAATAGAATACCGCATGCCCATCAACACAATCAAGCAACCTTTGGCGGTTAATTGCGTTGATTTGTTCAGGAGTCAACTTTACAGCTTTCCTTGCCAAGGGTGGCATCCTGGCATAACGTCGCTGTTGTAAGGCTTTTTGTACCATGGGGTTTGTTGCTCTTTCTCTTTTACACGCTTCATACGAAGGGCGAACATCGTGTTATCAGACTGTTTATTTGTCATTAGTAGCCTCGCTCTTGACGGTCAAAGTTTTCTGCATTTTTCAGGTAATACAGTTTGAAGATTTCGTTGCCATCCATGCCCATCGCGATAAATTTGTTCAGAACAAAGTGCATTTGGTCGATCAATTCGAATTTTGCTTCAAGCTGATCTTCAGCGGATAAATCAGAAAACAGGCGATCACGATATTCGCCATGCTCAGCACGCCACGGTTTCCAAATAGCATTTGGCTTGGGATTGCTCATACCACCAAGCGAAGTATAGTGCTCGCGGACTTCGTCGGCAATATAGTCGTCTTGCTTTTGGCACCATTCCAGAATTTCGCCGCATGTTTTCAGGGTACGCGGATCTTTGTTGTATTTTGGATGACGTTCAGCCAGCTCGATTTGCAATTGGCGCTGCATGTCGATCATTCGATCAAGCGGGTTATGATGAACACTCAAACAGCCTTCGAGAGCATTTTGAGCTTTATGCAGATTGTCGATAAGTTGTGAGCATTCATTAAATTGAGGTGTAGTCATTGTTATTCTCCTTTTGTTTCGTCTATTGTATCACTCTCAGGACACACAGCACGATTTTGTCACATACCTACGTTGATAATGTCACACATTGTTTTTGATTGATCAGTGTTTTTAAGAAGATTTGCAAGCGTCGCGTTAAACATCGCAACGTCAAATTTCCAACGGACATCGGCGAATTCGGAAGACAGCTTATTCTTAGATGCTTCAGCAGCCCACTTTGGCAAAACGTCGTTATCGACGATCTTCGCGGAACAGCCCAACGCCCATGACGGAGCGTCCGAACGACGGTAAGTTGCGTCCAGGTATTGCCCGTTATAAACGGCAGTATTACCATTCTTGAATTGTGTGATCAATTGGCCAACTGACGAAGAACCAATCGGCTTCGCCGGCTTTACCTGGCGTTCGGAGTATGGTTTCGCTTCGACTCCTTCGAGCTCAGCGATAATTTCGAGCTCAATGATACGGTCCCGCATCAAATCTTTCAGGTCACCCAGTGAAGGTGCGCTATTGCGGTCTTTGATGAACGTCTTCTGGTCGGCTTTTACTTCCGGAATATGGCGAACAACTTTGTAGGCGTCAGCCAATTGTTGATCCATCATCGAAAGCTCAGGAACTTTACAAATCGCTTTCTCGATGCTATTCAGCCCGGTAGTGTTACAATCGAAGCTTGCTGCCATCGCGGATGATGATAATAGGCCGAGGGCGATCACTGATAAAAATTTCATGTTTTGTTCTCCTTTCTTAAGTCATGCACCGCATCGAGAGCTCCGCGGTCGAAATCGTTGAAATCAAATGAGTTGTCTGCTTTGTCTTCGATGTCTTGCAATGTGTCACCATCTTGGTATGCTTTATTTGCCCATTTATAACCGCGTTTGTACAAATCACTTTTCATTAAAAGCCTCGTATTCAGCAATGGCAGACAATTTTTCAAGTTGTTCGTTGGTCAATTTATGCTTTTCGGGAATCATCTCAGCAATACGAGTACGGCTGAGAGAAATGTCGGCTTCGGTTGGAGTCCATTCGCCAAACAAATGCGTGTATTCTGGAAAGAAAATTTCGACTTTCCAGTTGTCAGTTGGAGAGTATCCGCGCTTCGTCATTTCATCCATCAACATAAGATAGCGATCGCGAAGCCACGCCAATTTATTGTAGAAGAATGTCACATGACCACGGCCACCGTCGGGGTTTTTGTTCGTACGAACAGTGAATCGTTTCGGGATTTTACCAGTGCGACCATTTTTCTTGATAAGAATGCTGGCAACACGAGGATTTTCGTACCATTCGCCTACGAGATGCGCATTGCAAAGTAGCGAAGGATGCTCGAGATTGATGCGGGTCATAACTTACTCCGTTGTTGTCGTTTAACTTGTGGCTATCTTAACACGATATCTTTTGATTGTAAACAGCTTTTCAAACAAAAAGACCCTCCGAAGAGGGTCTATGCGCGTTTCCATTTGCCAAAGCGCAGTTTGGCTTGTAATCCTGAAACGGTGTTATCCTTGAAGTACTTTTCAATCTCTTCAGGAGTTGCCCCGTCTTTGATAATCATGTCATTTATATCTTTTGATGGCCATGGGCACTTGTCCCACATCACGACCCGCTCGCCTGAATCTATAAGACGCGATAGACGTTTACACGTATCTGGATGAAATGGCTCGTTATCAAGCACCCACACACGGGTGCTTTTCCACGGCACTTCATTTAAAGCAAGACTACCGCCAGTGATAGCTCCAGCATTCTGAATGAAAAGGGAGTCGAGTGGTCCTTCCATAAGCCAAACCATTCGGTTGCCATCAATTGTATCCATTCCGTAAATTTTTGATGCATCTTCGTGTGCCTTAATGGTGATGTACTTGTTCGGGCTCACGCATAGAGCTCGACCCTGGAATGACTGGATGTCTCCATTTTCATCGAAAATGGGTATAACTAACCGACACTCAGAACGTTCACGGGTATACGTTTCTGGTGATATGGAGTTAACCAGCTTTTGCCACTCCTTTGTGAACCACAAACGTGAATACGCGGATTTTGGTATTTTTCGATTTGCGACGTATTTTACAATTGGGTGATTTTCAGGCAAAGTGTCAAGCTTTGTGCAATAATTTAGCTTTTCGATAACCGGCATCTTTTTAGTGAATGTTTCAGCTATCGTTTTAACTTGTGGTTTGAAGACATTATTTTCTTTACGCCGCTCAAGCAACCATTCGCGATACAGCTCTTCTTCACGATCTTTAAGATATCCGCCTAGATTGCTATGATAACCACAGTTGAAGCAATGTACTTGCCAATCGCCTTTTTTCTCATACATCCAAAATCGAGCTTTGTTCATATCCGTTTGTGAGTCACCACATATAGGACATCTCGAATTAAACTTACCCTTCTTTCGTTTGAACTTTGGCAAGTGCATCATCGCGCGTTCAGCGAATAAAAAATCTGCAAACATAAAATCACTCCAATTGTTGGGGTCTATCGACCCCATATTATCACACTTTCGGTTTCGCGTTCTTTTTCTTACCGAGCGTCTCAGGCCCAGGAGAAGTAATCGCGCCGGATGTTTTTCCAGCAGCAATGTCGGTAGGATTACCTCCTGAATCGCCAGCGACCATGTCTTCATCAACCTGTGTGTCTTTATTGCCTTTGCTCACTAATTTACCTGAGCATTCCAGAAACGATTTCATACAATATTCCTTAAGGTAGAGCCCTTTCGGGCTCTTGATTAAAAGTTCATGATACCCGCAAGCTCATCAAGCTTTTCACGATTGTTTGAACCTTTTGTGTGATCGGCTTGTCTGGCTGGTGCGGCGCCTGGTTTAGGTGCTGATTGACCTTCTTCTTCAAGGTCATACCATCGCTGATTTCCCTTACGAACACCCATTCTGAACTTGTTGATATAGTTTTTGTCGCCGTATCGAGACTTTATCTGTTTAAACAGTTGGACACCAAGTTGTGCTAATTCCTCAGTTTCCATTACCGCCAACATAAAGTCTGCAGTTGCCGGTAGACCAGCCGATTCAGCGACATCAGACATATCTATATCGGTAGAATCCCAAGCTCCTCGGTTTGTCTGAGCACCAGTCCACAAAACAACTTGATGCTGAACTGCCAAACCGCGCAATTCTTCTGCAATGGCCTTAACGAACGAGTATGAGTTTTCGGTGCCTCCACCCAGACGAGTAGATGCGCAAATACCCAGATAGTCGACGATAACAATATCGGCTTTGAAGTTCTTTTTCAACTTCAACTCATTCAAAAACGCATTGAAATGGTTAGCATTTGCACCAGATGTTGGATATTGTTTGATGATCAAACGACCCATGTTTCTGGATTTAAGCTTTTCCATTCGCGCTTTATACTCGGCGAATGACAACTGGCCGTCATCAATTTCGTCAAGCGTTACATCAAGAAGGTTGGCGTCAATACGTTTAGCAACAACGTGTTCCGCCATTTCCATGGAGAAATATACAACGTTCTTACCGGTTTGCAAATAGTCTGCGGCAAGAGAGCACAAACCCAGTGATTTACCGACGTTAACACCAGCCATTATAACGTTGAGGGTACCGACTTCGGCTCCGCCTTTCGTGATTTTATTCAGGATATGCGAAACGAATGGGATTTTGTTTGCCTTAGACATGTAAAGCATGTATCGGCGTTCATAATCCTCAAACCAATCATGACCAACTGAGCCATCGAATGAAATTGCCAAAGCGTTTTTCATCAAATCTTCGATAGCACCTACGTCAGGCAGCTTTTTATTACGTTCTTCGAATGGTTTTGCTGCGTTTTCCTGAATCTCGATTGCTTTTGACAAAGCATTGTACATTGCTTGGTCTTTGCAGTACGACTCAGTTTCTTTGATCAACCATGAATGGTCTTCGGGTTTTGACGCCAAACGACCGAGAACTTCTTTTATCCCATCGTGCGTTAGTTGATCGACAGATTTCTTTTCTAGTGCGATAACCAATGCCGTTTTAGTTGGAATTGTATTGTATTCATTAACGTGCTTTTGGATTAGTTTGAACAATTCCCGATATGGGCCTCGATCAAAGTATTCATCCTTTAAGTACGGGTACGCCGAAATAAAGTACGTATTGTTGAATAGCAGATTTTCAAGAATTGTTTCGACCACTTTTGATCCTCTTTATCTTTCATAATTTGTTTGATCTGAATTTGCAAAGCTTCATGAACCAAAGCATGCAATTCTTCACTATCACTCACGGTTTTATATTCGACATGTAATTTGCCGTCATTATAATGAGCATCAAAAACATAGACAAGATGGGATTTACCTTTCTTGTCGATAATAAGCAATTCCTGCTTAACATCAGCCATCGACTGTTTGATAAGACTGTGCGCGTCTTCAAGTGATTGAGGGGCCGTAGCCCCTTTGTTATCTGACATGTTTATCTCCGTTGATGAGAGAATTATATCACAAGTTTACTCAATGGAACCAGTTGCGATATATTTTTCGATCATTGGGAAATGGCGTTCATACACGTGGATCGAATCAACACACCAATAAATGTCACCTTTCTCAACCATAACTTCGCGAGATTGCAATTTATCAACCAAACGCTTGAGCACATAGTCTTGCCATGCCCAGTCATTACGATAACCGAAAATCGCGTCGTTTGACCTCATATGGACAACAGCGTTCAGTTTGCCATCGCGAATTTGGTATTGGACGTTGTTGGTGCACATAAAATCAGACATGCCGTTTGCTTTATAATCCTCATGCATAGTTGGACGAGTGTAAATCATATTCGCCCGCCGGGTATTCGGATCACTGGCCAGGTGCATGAGAACGTTGGCAAACTGTGAACCATTCTCATCACTAAGAATCGCCCATCCATAATTTGAGTTAATACGCCCTTCAGAATCCGATACGGCTTCCCAAATGACTGGAGTTTTACCAGGAATATCGTGAACATATCGGGATTGGCTCAGGTACCATGCGAGCTCTCGTTCAATATAATCATTGTTGAGCTTGCCGAAGATCAGAGGTTCATCGGCTTTGAACATGACCGGCGCAATTTCGATGGTTTTAACGCCCGTTTTGTCGGTTACAAATTCGCCTGCGGCGAAGCGTTGAGCTAGAATGTCACGGATATTTTGGGTGTTCATATACAGCATAGAATGTCCTTAGATGTCAAACATGTCAAAAAGATTATTGCGGAATTCGTAATCGGTTTTTGTGGCTTCACATATTGAAGAAAGCGGTTTGACGAAGGTCTTGTCAAACAGTTTATTGATGTCAAGATATTTTAAAACGTCGGCTTCAACAGCTGGTGGAATGGGTGTTCCTGACGGCCAAGCAAAACATGCTTCATTAAATGGATTCCGATCACGTAGCGGTAAAACCATTACCTTTTCGCCTTCGGATATCATCGGGATAGCAGTATCAGTTTTCGCGATACGGTTGTAAGCCAAAACACCTTTAACGTGATATGGAGTACCTTTGATCGGGAAACCAAGTGCATCACCGTTTTTACCGATATTGTTCGCAGACGATACAGCAGCAACATCCTGATATGGGATATTTTTGAACTCATCTTTGAACTCTTTGAAGTAATCTTGCAAAGATGATTCACCTTCTTGCAAAAGACGACGGATAGATTCCTTCAAAGACTTTTGGCATGCGAGAGGTGTAGATGACCGTTGGGTTTCAAGACCCATGATTTTAAGGTGAGGTTCGGCATAACGCGTACCTTCCATGTCGTAAACGTTAAGAGCATAACGTTTTTTACCTGTCCAGAACCCGCCGATACCATCAGAACCAAGAGGTGCACCAAAAATAGCTTCACGGTCCATAAGCAATAGGTGATGATCATGGTTCATGTACTCTTCGAGTTCTTTGTATGAATCGTCAATGAACGGTTCAAGCTTTTTGCTACCGAGATTATCGAGGAAATCGATCAAATGGTTTGTATCGCGGAACTTGTCGATACCAACACGATTAACTACAGCTTCCATATTCAGATAAACGGAATCTGTGTCGATATAGCAAACATAGTCAACACCAGTGGTTTTAACCAGCTCGTTGATATATTCGTTCAGTTTGCGTTCAATCCAGCGAATCGCCAATTGCCCGTAGGTTGTGATAGCTTCGGCATTTCGAAGGTCAAAATAACGGAACCAGTTATTACCGAGAGCTCCATAAAGAGAGTTGATCAAAATCTTTCGGTTTAATTGGTTTGTATTTCGTTTCTGTTCTTCTTTTTCGCAACGTGCGATCATCTGTTGCAATTCATCAGTTGACAAAGTGTTCAGATATGTGAGTTCTTCTTCGTTAAAATCACGAAATAATTCGAGTTCCATATTATTTCCTCTTTTGATGGGGCTATTATAACATAGCCCCGGAGTTGCATCAATGATCGAGCTTAACGCCGCGGGATGCCAGTATTTTCTTGATGGCTTCCTGATTTCGGATGGCTGCAAGCATCATTTTCTTCTCAGACTTACGCTGGAGGAATACTTTCTCAGTTTCATTTGGAAGAACGCCAACTACACCTTTCTTGTACATCATGCCGTTTGGAGCACAGCTGAATTGATCGGATGGTCGTGGAGCAACCTTATTGATATAGTCTTCAAGGCGTGCAGGAGAAAACATGCCAGCAATCATCTCGGGACTGATATTCAACAGACGGAGAATAGATGGATACAGTGATGTCAAGTCGAAGCTCAAACCATAACGGTAGCCACCGGGTACAGGTTCTTTAACATATGCGCCTGGGAAACTCTGCTTCGGGCTTGCCTTCATCGCTGGAATAACAACATTGCTTTCAACAAGAGAGTTGAAGATGATTGAATCCCATACTTTGATCGTGCCAAGAACATCATCGAAACGAATTTTTGCATAATAGGACAAAGACAGAATCAGGTCAATGAAGCAACGACGACCATCAATAAGCAGGATAATATCAGTATCTCGAACGCAGTAGTCCACATAGCGTTGATGATCTGCTTTTCTGAATTTGTTGATCGGCCCTTCATAATCCAGTTTATCCGCCTTAACTTCACGGTAACCCACGTTTCCAAGCTTGTAGTCAGGCATCGGGGTGAAACTGAACTTCTTGAACACATCCATGTAATCCATGAGCGCAATGCCGTGAATTTTGTAGATGATTTTTTCACCATACAAGTTGGTGATGGTTTTTGAGGTAATTTTGCCATATGGACTCAACTGATTCGCAGCTTTTTCACCAAGGATGTTGGTTATCCGCGTTATGATGTATGGAATATCGAAGCCTTCCGAGTTCCAGCCGAAAACCAGGTCAGGGGTGTTTGCTTTCCACAGTTGAATGTAGTTCAAAAGGAGATCGACTTCGTCTTCGAATGGCATATAAACGACGTTGTCAAGAATATACTTTTCGAGAACTGACTTTTTCGGGTCCCAATGGCCAACATCTTTGACTAAATCGAAGATGTAATAGGTCTTTTTGCCATTATGCAAACGAACATGAGATATCATGTCGATTTCATATTTGGCATACTTTGGTTCTGGGAATTCGGGAGCAGTGACTTCGATATCCACAACGTCAATAACGACATCGTCTCGGTCAAAATCAATTACACCTCGGTAGGTGTCAGAGATATAAGATATGCCATAGTCATCCATACCCATGGCGTCCATACCAACTTCTTCCATCCGTTTAATCCACTGCTTGGCTTCCCAGATGTTTTCATGTTTTTTCGGCACACAGAATCTGCCGTAGATATCTTTATGCTTGGTTTGAACGCCTGGCGCAGCGTGTTGGAAGAGTGTTGGCTGGTATGCGACTTTTCGCGTTTGACGTTTGCCGTTATCGACAAAACGTTCCATAATATTGTTGCCAATGATTTCGATATTGGTGTAATGACGCATTGTATATCCTTTTGAAAAATGGCCCGAAGGCCATTGTTAACTTTTAGCCAAATTTGTATTTTGCTATCAAAGTCCAATCAGCTTTCTGTTTGTGACTAATAACTCTGAAGTTGTTATGGCTTGATACATCGATCGGTTCAAGTATTGTACACAATTTCCAACTGTTAAGCAACATTGCAATGTTATTTCTTCGGCCGATATCCTCGTCGCTGATATCAACTTTCAAACCGTCAAGTTGCAACATTTCTTTAAAGTGCACGATAAAATACTTACCTTGCTTCTGTAGAATATGGCAACTTTGATAGAGTTTCTTCTCTTTGTTGGAGGCAATCCCGATGCGGGTCAGAGTCTCTGCGATTTTCAGAAAATCATCAGGATGTGCGATGTCAATAGGTATCATTGTTAGTCCTTAGAATTTCTTGGCCAACTTCAGGAGTTGGTTCTGTTCTTTTGCGGTTTTTGTAACCTTCTTAACGAAGGCTGGCGTAACTAGGAATTTATAGCTTGAGAGAAAACTTTCCATTGTTCCACGTTTGGTCATGATTTTAATATACATGCATGCGGTCGTTTCGTCCACGTTGTTTGCGGTTTTTACCATCGCAACATACAAATTTTCTTCTGCTGACGATTCAAGCTTTGGCCATTTACCGTAAACTTTGCCCTTGCGAATAGAGGCTTTAAGGTAGTTGTATTGGGCTTGACCATCTAAGCCTGAAAGCAGATTCATGACATACGCTGGATACAAAGTCTCGGCGTGCATAGAAAGAGCGTTATTGATGAACCAGGCCGGATATTCGGTATTCGCTACGTTTCGCTCGGGTTTGTTGTAGGTGATGTCGTCCATAAAAGCGAACGCGGTATTCTCCGCGTTCTCTTTAAACTGATCAGCCAATTTAGCAACAGCATCCCAATCCTTAGACATCCATGCTATTTCATGCTCATTTAGTTGTTCTTCATCATCACCTAGCAGGAAGTTTAAGTTGTTCATGCAAATACCATCTCCACAGAGAGCTGGACGAACATATATTGAACATGGATTTCAATATTTGCTGCTTGCCCATACAATTGGTTGTTTTCACCGATAATTTCATACATTCTGATTTTTGAAGGACCATTCACCAGCGGATAAAGAGTGTTTGCCAGACGACTTACAAAACCGGAATAGTCGGTGGTATATTGGGTAGCCATCGCGCGAAGATTTTTGATATCTCTTGCTTTGATAGCTTCAACGACTTGGTCGATATCGTTTCGAGTGTTAAGAACGAGGCTCAAAATACCCGAGTCGATTTTGCCTTCAGACGCGTAGAAATCCATCTCATTCACGGTTTTACGGAAGTCTGGGAAGTTCTTTTTCACCAGGGCAGCAATAACCTTACGATCTTCGACTTCGATATTTTCAGCTGCACATATTTCTTCAGCCCGAACAATCATCTGTTTCATCATGTTGATTTTGTCAGATTGATCTGCTTTACCGAACTGGATAACACGGCAACGAGATTGCAGAGCGGGAATAATTCCACCCAGGTCGTTAGCGGTGATAATGAAAGTACAGTTCTTTGAGTGTGCTTCCATGAAAGAACGCAGGTGACGCTGAGAATCGGCAAGACCAGCACGGTCGAATTCATCAACGATAATTACCTTACCACCTTTGCAGAAGGTTTTTGAACTGGCAAACGGCGTCATTACGTCACGAACAAAGTCGATTTTCGCGTCAGCTCCGTTAACAAAGAGGAATTCGGCATCAATTTCGGCTACTAGAGCTCGGGCAACAGTTGTTTTGCCAGTACCAGGAGAAGGGGAGTGCAGGATAATATTCGGAATACGTCCAGATTTTACGATCGCTTTGAAAATCTTTTTATCGTGCTCCGGCAGGATGCACTCATCAATATTGCCGGGACGATATTTGTTTTCAAACATGAATTCGCCGTGATTAACAGTCAGCATATTAAAATTCCTCATTCAAATTAAAAAGTGGGCTTTTACACCCACTACAGTATCACACTAGGAGTATTCGATTAAAAGTCGTGCTTTGAACTGGTTTCCAGTACGAAGACGTAGGAGGAATTGATTCCTTGGAACTGAGCAGCTCCTTTGGAAGAGATGTTGATCTTGTAATCAGCGATAACAACACTGACGTTGTCCAGGTTGATTACGAAACTGAAGTTGTTTGTACCTTCATAAGCGCACAGTTGAACAGAATAACGAGTCCGAGGATTGTCACCATCAGCTTCGGAGAAGGTATCAACCACAATATGGTCATCTCGGTTGGTAATTGCCATGCGATCTGCACCAACTGCACGGGAGATTTTCAGAATCTCAGCAAGGTCTTCGGCTTTCAGATCGAATTCAACATCCGGAGGTGGCATACGCAGCCGTTGCTTAGGTACGATAATTGCATTACCTTCGGCATCAGGCAGGTTTACTTTGGCACGACCATTGTGGATAACGATATCGCCGTTGGACAGAGTGATTTCAGAACCATCACCCAGTTGGCCCAGGATGGACAGGAAATTGGGCAGATCGTAGATATTCAGTTCAGAATCGATCTCATCGGCGATGGTTGCTTCGGCATAAGCTACGCCGTTAATGGATTTGGTCATGATGAAATCACCAGGTACCAGTCGCAGGGACGGGTTAATGGCTGCGAAGTTTTTCATGATGCTCAGAGTTTCTTTGGACAGTTTCATATCAATTTCCTTTATCGTTTAGATGATTATTCTATATCAATTATTTGAATGGCGAACTTAATAGTCCGCCATTACCATTTCAGCTGCAGTAATAATCAGCTCGTCAGTGTCGTACTGGAATTGCTTGGCAAAAACCGGTTTATCGTTCATGCCCTTGACATGATATCCGCCGTTAGCCAGAATCATCGCTCGGCGACGTTGGAGAAGATCGACATACATATCGCGAACCAGGTTATCGATTTCAGCATAAAGCTCGAAACGAACACTTTGTTCAATCGCTTGCAATTGATTTGCTCTGACATCGGAGATATTCGCGACCCAGGCTTTACGGATTTTCACGGAGGTTTCATAGATGTTGTCGGACAGCGGACGGATATCGGCAGGTACTACGACAATAGCTTGGTTACGCATAATTTTTCCTCATTCATTATTTGGAGTGTGTATTTTAACACGTTATTTCAATTGCAAATCATTGATCTGGAAATATTTCGGTCAAATTGTAATACGAATGCCTATTTGACCGAAGTTTTCGAATATCTGCCTCCGAAAAGGCAGATTTCAGATCTTCATCAGTAACGACAACTCGAAGGTGCCCGGTCTCATCGGTTAATTCATAACTTCGAATTTCCGGTGTGGTTTGTGGCAAATTATAAAACATTGAATATTACCTCCTCCATAACGCTTGTTCTTCCGAGCTTCGACATTTTAACATGCCGGTCGAAATTCTGCGGATCATGGTCACCATGCGAAATAATTAAAACATTGGCTTTCATTTTATCGATGATGGAGAATACAGCGCCTTGGGCATCTGTATCGGAAGGGCCGTCAAATACTTCATCCATAAACAAAGCATTAACATCAACGCCTGAAACTTCGGATGCGAGATCGCGCCAGGCGAACATAACAGCCATATCGATTCGAGCTTTTTCGCCTTGAGAGAAGCTGTTGTATGAGAATGTACTTCGTCCAGCAGATTTTATCACTTCTTTGAATTCAGCGTCCAAAGTAAATCCAAAATCAGCTTCCATGATTTCGAGATAATGGGCAATTCGATTGTTGAAATATGGAATATAACGGGCCATTATCACAGCCTTTATTCCAGAGTCTTTCAAAAGATCGCTGATCATGCTCCGCTGGTGTTTCTCGCGCTCAATTTCTGATTTGGTGTTAATCTTTGCAACCAATTCGTCGTTAAGTTTGGTGATTTCGCCGGTGTAATCGGGGCGAGCAGCTTGCAGGCGCTCGATGGCAGCTTTTGCGGCTTTCGCCTGGTTAACATACAATGAAATAGATTGTTTTTCATTGTTAAGCTGTGTTTGAACATCACGGAATCGAACAGTTGCTTCATTATACTCGACCATCTGTTGGTTGAGCTCTTCAATCCGATCATCAGCTTTATCTAGTTGACCTTGGATGACTGACATCTTATCATGTAATTTTGTCAGCAGATCAGGATCATCAAATTGTTGCATGCACGTTGGGCAAACACCGCCATCTTCATGCATGTGGGCGATACCGGCAAATTGTTCTTTCTGGGCAGCTGCTTTCGCTCTGGCCATAGTGAATTTGCCGAGGTCATTGGCCGGCGACTCGGGCATCTCGAAGTTTGTTAATTGCTCTGTCAGAGAGTCAATAATCGATTTGATTTGTTTCGCTTTGTCTCTTGCTTCTTCGAATACCGCCTGATGATCAGCTACAGCAGCGTCGTTGGAAGCATTCGAGTTGTTCTGGTGATCGTGGTAGGTTTTCAGCTGGGTGTTAATATGATTTATTGTCACATCTACACTGGCGATCTCCTGGTTGAGCTCCTTAATCCTGGCCTTATTGAGCTTGTCCATCTGAGCCAGAACCGAAACTTCCAGCAAATCTTCAACCAACTTGCGGCGTTCAGGTGCTTTCAATTGCATGAACGGTGTATAGCCGGCAGTTCCGAGTACAACGATCTGCTTAAAACTGGTAGCATTCATCCCGATCATTTCTTCGAAGTACGCTTGGAAGTCTTTTATCGAGGCTGCTGCATCTACCTGAGCGCCGTCACAAGTGATGGCGAATTTATTTGGCTTAATGCCGCGGGTGATGTGGTAGACCTTTTCTTCATACTCCAACCAAAGTTCAACCAACATGTTTTTACCGGTATTCTCGTTTATCAGTTGGTTTTTGGTGATATCGCGAAACGGTTTGCCGAATAGAGCAAAGTAAATTGCTTCTAACATGGTTGACTTACCAGCTCCGTTTTTACCGGTGCAAAGTGTCTTGGCGTATTCGTTTAGAGTAAGATCGATCGGCTCATCGCCGACCGACATAATGTTCTTATAGCGAACCCGAATAAAATCAAGTTGCTTCTTTTTGATATCGATCATAATGTACTTGCCTCCGCATACAGTTCATTAGCCATCATTATAATTGCATCTTTGTGATCGGTATCAATCGCTGAATTTTTTACCGTTTCAGCAAACAAGCCCATAATCGTTTTAGGTCCTTCTGAGATAGAAGCAGCCTGGACGTCTATGGTTTCGCCGTCATCAGAGATATCAGTCGAAGAATCAACTTCAACCTTAACAGCTTTATTAATCGTTCTCAGATCATGAACGACCCGTGAAAGAAGGAATTCAACCTTGGTTAAACCGGCATCTACTTCATTTGCGATAAGTCGGACTGAGCATCCACTGCAAGAGCGAATTTCTTCCGGCGTTACACCCGGATAAGTAAGTCGCTTATGCCAAGTCTTGGCGTTTGGAACAAACTCGAAATCGCGCGTCTCGGTGTCGAGAATCCAGAATCCTCGTGGTTCATCCTCATCACCAGCAGTGATTGTGTATGGTGTCCCAATATAGTGAATATTGCCACCATCTGATTGTGTGTGGAAGTGGCCAGACACAACCTTCTCATATTTCTTCAAAAAATCAGCGCTGTAACCAGAGCTTGGTATGTTTTTGTAGAAATAGAAACCACTTAGTTCCCAGTGGCCGAGACACCACGGTGAATCGCTTTTCTTGACGAACTCGAAAATATCAGAAGCGTTTTCTTTGCACATCCACGGAATAAGGTCGTAGTCCAAACCTTCAAAGTTGACGGTAGTTGGCTCATCGATAACAACGTAGGTGTCGTCTTTGCCGAGAATTTCTGTTACGCTGTTTGGATGAATCCGATCTTTTTTCTGCATATCATGGTTTCCCACGATAACAAAGCAGGTGATTCCAGCTTCTTTCAACTTTGGAGTAAGCCGTGTCCGAACAAAGTTCATAGTGCGTTGTGAAACAGCCTTGCGGACATCAAAGAAGTCGCCTGATTGAAGCCATTGGGTTATGCCATTAGCTTTCGAATAATCGATGGCCTGCACGAACGCATGTTCGACGATATCTTCATGCCACGGGTCATCATCTTTGACACCATTATGAAGGTCGCCCAGATGCAGAATTTTCATAATTTCCTCACATTGTTATACAAAAATAGGCTCCGTAGAGCCTATTATAATCACAGGGAACAAACTGGAACAGTCTGCTGATGATATTCTACATCAGATTGAATTGTTGGTGCAGTCGACAGGGATTTTGCCATATCAACGATCTGCGCTCGGCTTGTTTCAAACATGGTAATCATTGCGTGCTTTGGCAGGAGTTTCTGCTTATACAGAGTCCGGAGTTTGTCAATAGCATAGACATATTGTTCTTTGTTATTCGCAAACAATGCTCGCTCTGCATGCTTTTTCAGACGCTTAATTTCGCGGCCGTGAGTTTTGAGATGCTTTGCAGCCTGTTTTTCGGCTTGTTTCTCGATTCGATCTTGCATTTCAAGGAGTTCTTGGTCGAAAGAACTGCTCAATTCTTCTTCACCGGTGCTAAGATCTACTTCGTAATCAGGCGACATATTCTATCTCCATTGTCATAGTTTCTGCGTCGATATGCCAGTCAAGTTGACCGGATGTTACTTCAAATGGTTGCCACGAAATATTCATGGGATTTATTTCTACAGGTATTTTATAATCCCGCATTTGTAGCTTAACAAAATATGACATCAAATCAACTTCTCCGCACACGGAGTCAAAAAGAGATTCAAGATCAAGTTTCAGGTTCGTCTTCATAAAAATTATCCAGGTTGGGGAGCTCCGGTTTGTCCTTCTTTTTTGACTTAATCGAAGCTTCGTATACGACAAGTTTATCGTGGATATCTTGAATGAAACCTTCATCAGCTATCCGCGACATATCGGAGTCGTGTTCGTCATAAACGTTAGTGAGGAAGTAGCGATACTTTGTTGCCATTTCCCGTTTTTCGCTTTTGATATATCCGATAAAAGCGTTAAAACAAGCCTGGGTGATATACGCGTGCGGATTTTTGTAGTTGTGTTCATCAAAGTTGACTAGACCCTTAATGACTGATTCAACGGCGTCTGCGACCATTCCGTCTTTCCAGTTTTGGGTATAGCCGGTAAATTTCCAATAACCCGTAAAGCCTTTCGCGATTTTCAAAATGTCGATACCGATCGAATCAGGCATCTTAATGTGATGTCCGGCTTCTCTCATATCTTGTTTCCATTTACAAATATTTTGGTAAAGGGCTTTGTTGTCAACATAGTTCATAGGGTGTTCCTCCTATGAATGATTATATCATACCTGTAGGCTTGCTGAACTTATTTAAGTCTGCCTGGCTTCCAGGTTTGGCTCTGCCAAACTAGCATTTTTATCCTTTAAGGCCTAATAGATTATATAACCTAAAGGATAAAAAGGATAAATTCGAGCGAAGCTCGAACTGGCGAAGCCAGGTATTTTCGGTTTAACCAGGTTTGAACAAGCTAGCAAGCCAATAGATTAGTAATGTGATTATTCAGGTGATTGCTGGTAAATCAGCAGTTCAATATACGACAAAGGCCTCACTTGGAGGCCTTCTTCCTTGCTTTTTCTCTAATTTTGATTATCCAATCTTGAACCAGCTCTTGATCTTCCGGCGAATTGATGTCTAGAATTCGGCCCAGTTTACGCAGAAGATATTTGTAAGAGAACCGTTCTTTTTCGGTCATTTGATAAAGCGCCTGAAATGACTCGCGGTTTCGTTTTATTTGCTTATGGTTGGCTATCGAATCACCGACACATATCTCCGCGTCTGGCAAATATCTCAACATGTATTTCGCCAATTTCATATCTGGCACATACAAATTTATCGGTTTGAGAGAATGCTCATTGCGAATATCACAACGGGCGCACAGTTGAAACGCCGGTTCTAGATACTTCGAAACAATATAAGCGTCCACTAGTGCATTTTCATCCAATCCAACGACACTTGATAACTCCTTTAGAATCGGAACTTGCCAAGGTGCAGGGTTGTACGAAAAAAGAACCACAACATTCGTATGATCGGAATAGTTGTTTAACCCGTGTGGGTTATAAGGAACTTCAATTCCTTTCGGCATCCTCGGACGATATGAGTTTCGGGTGTAAATGAACTCGCCATTTATCAATGTGTCCAACATGTTTTCGATTCTGGTGTAGTTTGATATACCGTCGACTTCTTTATCGGCTTTGTATCTCGACCAATCGTCGTCAAACATTACATTGATCTTTACCCGCGCCGTTTTCGGATATACATGGAACGCCAGTCGATTTTTCAACGGAGACTCTTCAAATTCCCATCCGTTAAAATGCTTCATAACCATGCCGGTAAAAGTTTGTTCGAAGTTTGCTGAGCACACAGTTATTGATTTGAACTTTGACCAATCATCGCTGGAGGCATCGTTCACATAGTAGCATTGGGTAACACCACCTTCAACCGACAATCGCACTGGCACCCCGGTCAAAAGCGCCTTGTATAATGGGAAAAGAGTCGAATAAATGTCATCGGTTCCGCGATAGCCATCCAAAGCCATTTTGTTTACTGCTTTTCTATATTCCTCACGAAGCTCCAGCAATCCGGATTCATCTATTTTGCACAACTCAAGTATATGGCTCTCGACTGATGTCGTGAATGTGAATCGTTCAAAGCTCGTTAACTCTGGAACTTCGTCAATATACAGATTAAAATCTTTAAGCGAATCAATATTGCGTAATCCTAAAAGTGCAGCGTGCGTTATGAAAATGACATCATTTGACTCCGCCGCCTTCAACACCGCATCATGGACAGATTTTTGACCCTGTCGATTATCGGTGTCAACCAGTTCACCATCTCCGCCTAAGCCAATGAAATATTCAAACGACTGCTTTGAAAGCTGCCGAGATATGCTGGCGATGATAGCTTTTTCGTTGGTTTCAAAGATGTGGTTAAGAATAGCGGCAGTTTTGCCTGCCGCTGGAATGGCGGAGAGGGTGTATAGTTTCACAGGTCCAAAAATTCCTTTAGACGTTCAATATCGAATTGGTTGTAGAGATTATAACACTCAACCCCATGTCGAAGCGCCAGTTGCCAAGCAGTATTTGTTCCACCTGAAACACCATCCGCCGTTGGAATCGAATAGCAAACCAAGAAATCCGACGGCGTTTTCAGGTTGTAACCAAGAACTTGGAAGACATTGCGAGTATGCAATTGCTCGGCACCTCGACTGAGCGACCCACCTTTCTTATACACCGGGTGAATCGTTTTCATGATTTCGAAAGCTTTCCAGCTATCGCCGCCGGTTATGATGTTATGGCGTTCATGCTTCGGGGCAAATCGACCGTTAAAGCGTTTCCATGGAATATAGACATCAAATTCAGCATGGTTGTCGGGTTTGAGCTCGGGCGCTATCGCCAAAAATCCTTGCTCGAACGCATCGTCAGCTCCATCAGCCCCACCAGAGCGGCCAGTATAACCGCGAACAGCCGCAACCGCGGCAATGTCTTTCATAAGCCGACAAATATGTTCGGGAGTCTCTCGACTCCCTATTCCGGTATAAAATGCCATCAGAACCAACCTATAACAGATGCACCAGTGGGCGTTTTAACTGTGTTGACGATATAACAAACATGGCGTTTGAGCTCGGCATACAGATCAGGATTGTATCCTTCAGCATGGAAAACGATATCAACACCTTCAAAATTTCTGAGGATGTGCATTTCCGACTCGCCTGGGCCTACGCGACCCGCGTTCTTTAGGTTTGCAATGTACTGATCGACTGGGCCTTTAGCACTGCTTTTAACAATTATTTTGAATTCCATTAGATTTCCGGGGTCAGAGTGATTTTACGAAGTGCGTTTGAAACAACTTTGTTGTAATCGCGTTTAGGTAACTGCGCCATTTCAGCCTCAATAGATGCGAGTTCTGAAACAACGTTTGACAGAATTCGTGCCAAGTCATTAACCAACAACTTTTTAGACGATATTCGTATTTCCAGATAGTCTCGTGCTGGTGTATGCTCAACAATTTTGCGAAGCTCTTTGAATGTGAAAGCCTCAGCCAAATATTGATCGGTTTCGCCGACGTCGGCTGAAATAAATGCAATGTTTTGTGAAACAAAGCCATTGCCGGATTCAGGCATCATAGCAAACTGAAACTTTTTGTATGGGTAAGTACCACAAAGCATAAATGCGTCAGTTACTACTGAAATAGATGAGCCGAGGTAATCGATTTCTGAAAAATCAAATTCAACGTCGGCATAAGCATATGAAAAGCATTTATTGCGCATTATATTTCTCTCAAATTTTTGGAAAATGACTCTCCACACCGGAGGCATTTCAAAACAGCGAAAACGGAATTGCCATTAGTCACATAAGCGTCATGCGTGAATTTATGTATGCACCCGGAGTGCCAGAACGCATCGGCCAGATGCGTAATTTGTTCCATTGCCGCTTTAACTTCTTCGTCGACTTCTTGGCACTTGTAAAGCATTACAAGGTTGCCTGGGCGAAATGAATTTGCTGTTGAAAGCTCTTCAACATTCGATAGTACGCCTTTATCACGTAGTACCTTGATCTGTGGCGCAATGACGATATTGTATTCATGCATAACGTTTAGATTCAAATTAATGTTGAAAATATTCATTTAAACCTCAAATTTAAAAGAAGCACCGCAATCATGGCATTTGCAAATTTCATAAACGTCTTGGCCGACTTTCATGTATTGCATATGGCTAGGAGTATGATCGCACATGAAAACGTTGGTGGCATCGCAATCTTTGAAAATTTTCCGGACAATCGGGAAAGATGTGCTTCGGTCAAATCGGTCCGACCTTCCCTTGTAGATTCGTGCGCGGTAAACTGCACCACCTGCAAGATGTACAACACTCCATTCAACCTTGAACCCGAGCGTTTTTAGGGTTGGCACGTCAGCGTGTTCGTAATAGCTTTTGATCATGCGCCCAGGTACAACACCGGTAAATTCGCATTCATAAATCGTTACGTTCATTTTTTGCTCCCGTAAATTTCCTGGCGGATTTTGCGAGCTTTACCTTGATACTTTTTGTAAGCATCTTCAGCCATAGTTTTCGGCCCGATATGGGTAGGCGTGTGACCTAGCGCTTGTGTACCAAATTCTTCTGAAATATACTGAACAATGACAGAACGAATAGCCTGGCGACCGATGCCCGTTACTCCAGCAGCAGTAGCCGCTTCCCAAACCTCGTTTTCAACGGCGTTAATTTGCTCTTCAGAAATACGATTACCGAGGATATTGTCAGTTGCGAATTTGGCCGCGCAGGTGTGGACGGTAAAATTACGTACGGCAATGAATTGGTTAGACATAAATTAATCCTTAGTTGATTTGATGGGAATATTTTATCACACTCTGATGTCATTGTAAACTGTTTTGTTATTTCTTAGAAGCAGTTCTCCGGCAGTAATCTACGAAAAGTTCGACACGGCCAGCCGATGTTGTTGAGTTAAAGATTTTCGAAACGTCCCGACCGGTAACAGACCGAACTCCAAACTCTACACCATTACCGATATGCACGACTGTGATAATGTAGAAAGCTCCACGTGATTCTGGCCAGGTCATATGCTTTGTGACATTACTTGGCACGTCATTCATTGAAAGCCGGCCGAATTCTAGCTCCAGAAACTGCTTGGCGCATGAGTTAGGATACATTGACTTTACCAGTTCGCAGAATTTAGTGGCCGCGCCCGGGTCTTCAAAACAAACGACTGGTGGAATCGACAAAAGCGCCTTATATCCTGAAGAAGAAGTTTTCCAATAAGACTCATCAGTGTTAATGCCCTGGCTGCTCACCTCGACAATATCAGCTATGCTAGAGAGTTTGCTGTATTTTGCGAGATCGCGGGCATTGGCGTTTGCGTATTCGGACGATACAACTCGAACATCACAATTCAGATCTTCATATTGCAGCTGACTGCTAACTTGTGCCATTTTTTCAACCTTCACCTTTTGGGTAGGGACATAAGGATTGTAAATTTTTTCCAGTGTCTTTTCGACATGAATTCCTTTTCGGAGATTTCTAGAACTGGCAGCGGTATGCCTAATTCCATCTTTGACGTAATAATAATTCATTCGAGCCGCGTCATAGTGGACTATACCCGGATAATTCATATTACCAGGTTTCTCGAAGATTTCACCTTCTTCTGGGTTGAGTCGTACAATCATAATAAACTCCAAATGTGGGCCTCCGGAGAGGCCCGTTTTGATTACTTGAGGGAGTTGATATAGTCTTCAACTTCGCTCGAGGTAACTTCGGTGCGCTTGTCGCCATTGAAGGTTTCAATGCGCATCATCACATCGTTGACATCGATTTTGGTCAGAGCAGCCAGCTCGACTACATCATCAGCGCAGCTAATGCCCAGGGATTCGGCATTGCGAGTTTCGCGGATGTATTCCAGCTTCACAGCCAAATCTTGACGTTGGTTATCCAGTGAGACAACGGCGTGCTTGATTTCATCACGCATTTTGACCAGCTCATCGGCTTTGTTGATCAGCGCCAGACCTGTGCGACGGTACAGAATAGCCAGTTTGGCGTGGGTGTCAACCGGAATATTTTTTGTGATCAAACGGCGAATCTCATCGTCCTTGCGGATAGCTTCGATTTCTTTTTCACTTGCGATTTTGCGAAGCCGCGCCTCTTCTTTTTCGGATTTCACGAAAACCTTTTCCAACTTGGTGATTTCAGTGATAACCTGGTCGGCAGCCTGGGTGTATTGGTCTTCGATAGACACGTTCTTGGTAACGAAAACGGAGACTTTGGTGCGAATAAATTGAGCCAGTTTCTTAAAGGACATATTTTAACCTTACTTAGTTGACATTGGGATTGACAGAATACGCATTGTTTTGATTTCTCCGCGTTTCTTCGAATAAGCCAGCATGTTTGAATAACCTACGGTACGCTGGTTGTTTTTCGCAAAAGCTCGAATATTGCGAATTTGCTCATCTGTTGCAACGATACCAAACAACTTGTAGTGTTGGCACATGTCGGACCAGATGTTTATACCTACCATTTTGGCCGTTTGCCAAGTGATCGGCTGCCTTCCTTTTCCTTCAGCATCGACATAACCTGTCCATGCTTTACCATTATTCGGCTTATAACCGATGAGACTGAACATTTTGTCCATATCATCGATAACATTTTTAACATCTAACATTATGAACTCCTTGTCGTTTAACTTGTGACTATCCTAACACGTTGAAATGGCATTGTAAACTGTTTTTCAAATAAAAACAACAAAAGGGCCCGAAGGCCCTTAGTTATCCAGATAATCCAGGAGTGCTTGCGCTCCTCCTATGAATGCACCATTGACAAAAACTTTCGGAAGACTCAGAGCACCTTTCGGTTGATTGATTCTGTCCCTCAGTTCGTTTATGACAGCACGGTCGTACTCGAAACCTAGCTCGGTCTCGGCGTCTCTTAGAACAGTTTTGATTGTGTAGTCAATGTCGTCCTCATCGAGACGTTTAGTTATGACGTCACACGCCGGGCATCGGCTCGTCTCGCTTACTATCCCGTAGATCTCGATCATTGATGCCTCCATTGGTCCATGCTGCACCAGCGCGACATTGTTACTTTCGAAGGTTTTACCTTGGTCAATTCAACGCCTGGGGTGAAAGCACGGGCAAGTATCCATTCATAACTCGCTAAACCAACTCGAGTCTTGACGTGACCGTTTTCGACCATTTCCCTGTATTCGACATCGTACGAATCACCTGGCCCGTGAAGAACGTGTATCAGTTTTAGCATTTGACCAACCGATGTTCCTTCGTATTCGAGACCATTGAAAACCGGCCTTGGCCTATTGACAATGCACTTCGCTTCAGTAAACATCATACCGGAGACTCCCATATAAATTTGTGCTTGCAACGTCGGCACCGCAAATCTACAACTTTATGCTGCCATGAGACGAGTTGTATTTGCTCAGTGTCGCATAATGGGCACTTAAAATGTTGATCGGCCACTGCTTTTCGCCTGGCTAATATTTCGTCATATTCGTTTGACAAATGGTAATTGCTGATAGCGTCTGAAACTGATTTTTCAGATATCCGCAATTCCCTGAACTTGGCAATATTCGCCGACCGGATCGCCCACTCCATGTCGCGAATTTGTTTTTGTGCTTCATTATGCAATTCAATGTCCACACTTCTCTCCAATTACAAAAATGCCCAGGGTCATTATAACACCTGGGCGACGATAAAGCAATTACTCTTCTGCTTCTTTCGGGTTTTCTTTTTCCACTTCTTTGCTTTGACTTTCTTCGTCTGTCCTGACGAATTTATTTTTAACGATATAGCCTTCCATGTTTTGCTCCTTACTGCCTGGAAAAACCCATACTTATTTATGGTGTGGGCGCAGCAAGTGTTTGTTTTTATTGAACAAATTTTGATATGCTTCGTCGGTGCGGCGTTTTCGCAGGTAAACCATCATCACCGGGTGATAGTTTTCCCACGCATATTCTCGAAACCAGCCGGAGGTAATCGATGTACATACTTTTTCCAACGCCATCATGAATGCTTCTGTCGGATCTACTTTTCCTGGGAAAGGAATAAGGCACCGCTCAAGAGCCAATACGCACGATTCTTCATAAACTCCAAGAATCCGCGTTTCTTCGTCACAACTGAAGAATTTCGATTTTGACGTCATTACTTCAGCGCCGTCCGCCATGTAAGACTTGTAAGCCGGAATTCCATTAACTGCCACTGCTTCATGAATTGAATCGTGGTCATAGGTGTAAATGTCATCTTTGAAAAATGCACCTTTATTAACATTCAATTTAGGGTGGCCGTAATTGAGCGATTCAGCTTCGCGAAGTTCGAAAATACGCTGTTCAACCGGACCCATTACAACACCATTGTCGCGCATCACGTGGATGTCAACCATAGTTTTGATGAAATTGCGGGTGTTCTTCTTGAACCGGTGAGCCATCTTAATAGCGAGAAGGATTTCAGGAGTCGCGTAAACTGTTCCTTGAGGATTTCCCATCAATTCGTAAATCATCTCATCCGAAGAACCCGGTCTAACGATATATGTCTCATGATAGCAGCAACGAGATTTGCCGTCGCCGACAACGAACGCTTTAACATTCGGGTTTTTCACGGTAACCGGCCTGCCATCCATACGTGCCTGATACTCGGCCCACTCGTCAGCTGTTGAAATGAAATCATGGTCCATTTGGGTGGTTGGAGCTACTTCCGGATGAAAGTGGTGTTGCATTGCACGAGAGCCAATAATAATCATAACGAATTCCTCATAAAAGGCCCCGAAGGGCCTATTCAAAACATTTAGCAGCTGCTGGACATCCAAACCGAACCGTCTGATTCGATGTTGAAGGCTTCATCACCTTCACCGTAGCATGAACTCGACAGCCAGTCGTCAAACTCGATAGAGTTGTCACTGTTGATTTGAACGCCATAGTTGTTTTCGCTCGCGAGGTCATTGACTTCGATGAGCAGTTTTTGCAATTCTTTTGCTTTTTCTACCAATACGTCAGAACGTGCCATTTTTATTTTTTCCTTAGCAGTTGTCGGAGGAGCTGAGCCAGTAACCGTTTTCATCATCGCCTTTTTCAGAGGCAGTAGATTCTTCCCAGGAGCTATGACCTTTAGGGTAATAAGTACGGCCATAGCCATAATCACCAGTGCTGAGCGTGATAACAGCGACGTCGGCAATAGTTTCAGCCAACTGCTCCGCCGAATCGCTGATACTCATAACTTCTCGAGTAATTTCACGAGCTTTGGCTTTATCGCTTGTGTCGCCTTCTACGAAATCGCATATGGAATCTTCAATGCGGGCAATCTTGGCTTGCAGTTTTTGCAGTTCTTTCAGAATCAACATCATTTTTTTCCTATTTCATTGTTGTTTAATGACATGAACATAATAAATCACATTCATGTCATTGTAAACAAGTTTTTTGATTATTTTACATGCTTGACCCGGTGTGCAACTTCGGATTGCTTACCTTTGTTGAACCCTCTTGCCAGAGGTGCGCCTAGATATCCGCAAACACGCCGAATTACCGACATCTTCGAAGAATCATGGTTTCCACATGCTGGGCAACTAAAGCCTTTTGATGTGCACTTGAATTCGCCATCGTAACCGCAATCATAGCATTTATCTACGGGCGTGTTTGTGCCGAAATAAGAAAGATTTTCCATCGCGTAATCCCATATCTGCTCAAGAGCTTCAATGTTTCTACGCATGTTGGGCAGCTCAACGTAACTGATATGGCCGCCGGAAGCTATCCAATGGAAGTTCTTTTCGAAGTCGATTTTGTCGTACGGGTTAAGTTCGGCTTCAACAGGCACGTGGAAGCTATTGGTATACCAATCTTTATCCGTAACACCTGGGATAACACCGTATTTCTCACGGTCCAATCGTTGGAGTCGATCGCATAGGGATTCCGACGGTGTAGAATACAGGCTAAAGCTCCAGCCAGATTCATTTTTAGCGTCAACACACATATTATGCATTAGCGCGGCAACATCTTCAGCAAATTTCCTTGCCCTTGGTGAAGCCGCTGTTGATTCTCCAGTCATATGAAGTGCAGCTTCATATAGCCCGATGTATCCGATCGATATCGAGGCTCTCGGCTTCAGATGAGGCAGAAATTCTTCTTCCGGATCAAGGTAAAGGCCGAATGCGCCTTCGGTATAAAGGATTGGAGCTACTTTTGCTTTCGCACCTTTAAGCCATTTGATTCGTTCCATCGATGCTTCATATGAGATAGCGAATCGAGATTTCAGCAATTCGTAAAATGTGTCAACGTTTCCATTTGATTCTATGGCAATTCTTGGAATGTTGATAGAGACCACACCTAAGTTGTTGCGGCCATTCAATTCACCTGATTCTATACCAGCCAGAAAAGACCGGCAACCCATTGGACTAACAGGCACCTGACTACCAGTGATGGATCGGTTGTTTTTCGCGCTGATAATGTCAGGGTACATGCGCTTGGTTGCACATTCCATAGCAAGCTGTTTAATTTCATAGTTTGGATCTCCTTTACATAAATTCAGGCCATCTTCCATAAACATGACGAGTTTTGGGAAAACAGGCGTAATTCCGTTTTTGCCTAAACCTTTAATGCGAACATTGAGAATCGCCTTCTGGATTTCGCGCTCGAACCAGTTAGTTCCCATGCCAAATGTTATCGTCACGAATGGAGTTTGTCCGTTCGTGGTGAACATTGTGTTGACTTCATATTCGAAAGCCTGAATGCCGTCGTAAATTTCTTTTTGCGTTAGCTCGTCTGCGTATATGCCTGCATCGTTGTTAGGCAAACCAAATCGACGGGCCATGGCTAAATGTTTTTCCCATGATTTCACAGCATACTTCGCCAACACTTGGTCAATATTCGCCAAAGTCGTTCCGCCATACTGGTGAGAAGAGACCTGAGCAGTTATTTGAGCCATAATGGCACACGCAACACCAAACGATTTTGGTTGCTCGATATGGGCATCGCCCATTTTGAATCCACGAGAAAGCATACCGCCTAAGTTAACTAGGCAACAGTTTGTCATTGGTATTGTGAATGCATAATCCATATCGTGGATGTGGATATCGCCGCTCTTGTGCGCTTGTAGGAGGTGGATCGGGAGTATGCTGGCGGAAAAGTCTTTTGATGCGATTGATGCCATCATATCGCGCATGGTGGGAATCACGTCAGCGTTTTTATTCGCGTTTTCGTTGTGGGATTCAGATTGGCCCCTTACTAACTCTTTGACCTGGGTTCTTATTGTCATTGGATCGCCTTCTTAAATTGCTTTCTGAACTTTTTGATAAGTTCTGCCTTAACGTCCTTGTCATTATAATCAAAACCACGTTCCTGCATATCAAGGCGCATATCGGGTAAACTCTTTTTGGAGAATTGTTTAACCATATCACCGAGATATTGTGAGTGAACGGGATTATCCGAGTAATCAGAGTCAACGTATTCGATAAGCTCCCGCATCCATTCGATATAGTCGACATCACGGCCACGAAGGCCACTTCGAATGAATTTATGCTTTATCATCCCTTCCAGCATATTGCAACGAGCGCATAAAAGCCCTCGAACTTTGCCGGCATTCCGACCTTCGAGGGCATGATCATGATCAAGATGTTGTTTGTTGTAAGGCCCGTCAAACTCATTTTTGCAGAGTTTGCAACACCCGCCTTGAGCGTGGAACAGTTTTTGCTTCAGTTCATCTGAAGATTTCGAGTTTAAGAGCATAAGAATTCCTCCATATGCTCTTATTTAACTCATCGTGTTACTTTGAACTTATTGCCATCTGGCCCGGTATAGATGATCTCATATCCTTTGAAATTCTTCGGATAATCGCACTCATGACATGGCCAACATAATCCTTCGACCCCATACTCTTCCCAGAGTTCAACACCTTCAGCTTCTTCGCCGAAATATCGATAATAGTCTGGGATGTGGTTAAAATCTGCTTGACCTCCTTTACCGCGTGGATATTCGGCTTTGCATTTATCCATAAACGTGATCAATCGAACGATTTCAGCTTTAGTTCGGTCGGCATCGATAGCTGGAATTTCATATTCCAGTGTCGCGTCGCTAAATTTATCCGAGAAATGCATTTTAACCATAAATGTATTTCTGTCGTCCTTCGGTTCAAACGGTGTAAATTTCAGTGTTAGTCTCTGCATTAGCCTCTCCTGCCATTATAACGCGCTTAGCATTATAATCGATTGTTGCATTATAAATTTTGCCATTTTGCGCAAAATATGTTGACGAACCTATACGAACTTCAGTTATACCAGGAAATGTCCAGAATATCGTGCTCTTGACTTGCTCTGGGTCAGTCGACAATAAATTGACGTGAATGTTTCTGCCTATTTCCCTGGTAAACTCCTTGGCGTAGTCATTGATATCCATATTCATCTCACGTGTGAAAAACCTGACCTTCTCGGTATAAACGGCATAATTGAATTGAATTCTTCGTAGGACAAATAAACATACTTTATTTGCGGTATGCTAAAAACTGTTTTTAGCTGGTCAAACAATTCCAATTCGACAGGATATTCGTTCTGATCGTTTTGATACTTGGCGGATTCCCAGTCTTCTTTTGTTAGTTTGATTTGCATTTCATCTCCTTTTCCCACTGATTTTTCGAGTAAACGACATGACCCCACTCGATTGAAACAACAAATAAACGGAGTCTGTTTAACTTGTGGCCATCATAATACTGAGAGTAGAAAGATGGAACAAGTCCAAACTCGCCATCAAAAGTTAGATATTTCACAAGATATGAATCAGCATTTCCAGAGACAATCCACTTGCCGTAATACCATTCTTGCTCATACCATTTAACAGCTTTATCGAACAATTCTTTGATTCGATTCATAACCAGCCTTTTATCAAGTCGTATTCTGACAGGTCGAGTTGAATCCTGGGCACGTATTCGCAGTTTAATTTCATGATACGCTCAATCATACACCGCTTTTCATGCTTCATTGGTTCGTCAAGATCAGCCCATTGTAGCCGTTTTTGCGCCTTACAGACGTCTAAAACTATTTTCACATATCCTCCGAAAGCCCTCCGAAGAGGGCTTTATCATTTTATTTGATCGATGTGCGACTGCGAACTTGAGCAAGGCTGCTATTGTATTGAACGCCTTTCAAAGGGTGATGATAGTTGACCAACGCTGATTCAGACATAAGTTCAACAAAACCTTGGCTCAGTTTCACGTTGTAAAGCATTTGCGAACCGTCAGCCAATTTGCTGTCGGTGTAGAAGCCACCGTCATCCAGCTTGCGAAGACCCAGTTGACCTTTCTTCGATGCCTTCCATTCAGCGCCTTTCGGGCACTTGAACACATCATACCAGACACCGTTAATTTTAATTGCAGACATCTTCATTGCCCATTTGCAAGTATCACGGTTAACCATCTGGAGCAACCCGCCGCCCATACCGAATGCAATGTTCTCAGCAGCCCAACCATTATCAGCCATCATGGTCAGAACTTCATCGATAATTTCCGGGCCATCGATGCCGTCGCCTTGGATAATGCGGCAATGCTTGTTCAGGACCTTGAAGCCTTTTGAGTTGGTTTCATAACCGAAGATTTCACCAAGAGTCTCGAGGGCATAAGTGATATTGTCGAACATATCACCAGAGTCCGGTCGAACAATCAGAGTACCACCTTTCGCAATTACTTCATCTTTGTAGCCTTCAATTTCGCGAACGGCACGTTTGAAGTCGGTAGAATCGTAGACAACAGAGTAAGCGCCAGTGCCGAACAAACGAACAGAGTTCATATAAGCTTCGGTTTCGCGTTCTGCACCCCAGGATGTAACAGTAGAGTGCTCACGAGCCGGTACAGAAATACCTGCCATCTTAGCGCCATACAGATGCTTCGCGAGATAAAGCGATTCAAAGGTATCGGTACCCATAGAGTTGTAGAGGTGGGCCATGCCGCCAAGAGCAGCAGATTCACCAGAACTTACGCCGCGTGAACCAAAATCATGCAAACGGGTCATCAGAACAAAGTTGAATTCCGGAGAATCGACGACCAAATCAGTTGTGTCGATCAAATGCTTGCGGATCATTGCAATGCATTCGCGACTTAGGGTGGCGACCGTCGAGGTGTACCAGACAGCTCGCAGAATAACCGGCTCGAACCAACCAGCAACCCAGGTGTAAGGTGCTTTACAGCGAACGGTCAGAACGACGTTCTTGACCGGCACAACGGTACCTTCAGGTACTGCGTCGATTTGGATAGGCAGGCAACCGTGTTTTTGCTGGTATGCGACTACTTCATCCCAACCTTTGCGGTTGAATACATCTTGACCGAAGTGAGCTTTGCTCATCTCATGCATTTCAGCAACATCTTCGTTGGTGATAATTTCCTGCAGTTTCGTCATCATGTACTCGATGCCGCCGATAACGATGTTATCGAATTTTCCGCCACGAGCTTCGACGTAGAAGACCACTTCATCGGTGCCGTCGGGCATTTGGTTCCAATGGGTGATTTTGTAGGAGTCAGTCATTGCGATCAAAGGAATACGTTTCATTGTTATGCTCCAATTGCATTTTTGATAGATTTGATGTTGTCTTCAATTTCTTTACGACGTGCTTGCAATTCTTTGATTTCTTCGTCAATTTCGGAAATCCGAACCGAAGCAAAGTGGAAAACACCGCGAACCAATTGAACTGCTTGCATAGTCTCAGGTGCGAAAAAGATATTCTGGCCATCCGGTTCTTTTGCGGGTTCTGTGTAATCCACAGTAGATACTACTTCGGTTTTTGTTTCGACGTTTTTAACGGGAGCTTTATCGCCGTTAGGCAAATCAACGCTGAATGTCACTACGTGATTCGACCCATTGGTGCGGCGAGCAACTTCGACAAAAACACCATATGCTTCAAGCGTTTGAAGACGATTAGTAACACAGTCGCTTTCAAAGGACGTATTTACCCAGATAGTTCCGCAAACACTGTGAGTACCAACAGCCGCCAAATTGATATGATTTGGGCTGATTTTAGCTATTCCGAATCGGCTGCCAAAGCTTGACCACTTCATTTCACTCGGGAGCAGATTATTCAACAACCGCATAAAGTGGTGTTTGTCTGCAAACCGAGAATTGAGATCACGAGACTTCCGATACTTATTTCCGGTTGTGTCGTGGGTGTTTTTCAGAAAACGATTAAGGTCCTTGTGTTTGGTCATTTTATCAATCTCGCGATTATGGTGGAGCCGATTACTGCGGCAGCGCAACCAAGAACAAAATAGGCATCACCTTTGTACATAGCGTAAAACAAACCGAATGAAGCGATATAACCAGCATTGATTACGATATTTTTGGTGGACATTTAAATTACTCCTTGGTAGATTTGATGGGACTATAATAATCCATAGTCCCATCATTGTAAACTACTTTTTCACTTAAATTCCAAAATCTTCTGACAGACGTCTTTTCACTTCGGCGCGCAGGTTCAGAATTTTATGCTTTACATCGCAAGCTTCATCACTAAGTGCTTCCAACTTAATAGTCAGCTCGGAAATTTGTTTGAGTTGATCGGTCAAACCTTCCAAGTTTTCGCCTGTATGAGAACGCTCAACCTGGTCGATGCGCTCGGTGGAAGCGTGCATTTCAACTGCTTTCGGCTTCGCCGGACGAACTCGAGTTTTCTTTTCAATAGTCTCGATTCGACGAGTCCGGGTCAAAACCGCCAAATTATGATAATGAGCCCAGTTAGTGCTGAAAATTTCGATGCCAAGCAGTCTGGCGATTTTCACAGCGTCATCGTTTAATGACAACTTGATTTCGCGAACAGTTGCTTTCGCTGCATGATAGTGATATTCGGTTTCGACAACCGAACCGCGAGGGTGAAGCAGTGTTTCCTTCATAACCCGATCAACCTTGGTCCAAAACCAAACAGGCAGAAATCTTGAACCAAATTGATGCGTAGGCCACTGTGTTTTTTCGCCAGAGACGCCCATGATACGCAGGACAGTACGCGTATGAATGCAATCAAGTCGCGGATCGGTCATACTGTTCAACACGTTCCGAATTGCGGCAATATCGTTGAATCGGCGCCGTTCGTGCTTTTTGATGGTTCGTGCTATTGCTTTTCCACTTGACATATCTTTTTCTCCGGAAACAAACAAATTATTTTGTGGGTTTCTGACACATAGTCGTCAACCATTATTGCGTGTATTTCATTTGATTTGTGTATGTATCGAACTTTTTCGAACACAACACATAAATTAGGGTCAATCGGTGGGTCGCCAATAAAAACAAATCCATCACGTATCATCCAGTGGCTTTTGAAGATTTCAACTTCTCCGACAGAATTTCCGAAAAGTGACTCAAGCTGGATTTTGCTTTCGAGGTAAACTTTGATGATTTCGAGTTCCATCATGAGCATCCTATAACGAAGAATGAATTGATGATATTCATGCCGCTACGATCGCACAAACCGATATAACTGAGCGTCCGGCCCGCTGCAGCGTGATTGAGCGCTGTTGTAACCCACGGCAATTCTTCTTCGAGCATTTTAACATCGTGATGCCCGTAGTTGTCAAGAAGCCGCTGTTTGACGTTTTCAAAACCCGTGTGCGATTCGAAATGCTCATTCTCGACGATCTCTTCGATCGGATGCTCGGAGCATCCGATAACTACATGCGGGTAGCCCTCGCTAGAAATCCACACCCATGATTTGTGGTCATCAATTTCCATCATTTCGGCACCTTAATGGTAATGAAATCCGGGTTCATCGGGGATGTGCGGCTTTCAGCAACGTATCCTGTTTCGCGAAGTTCGCTGATAAAACGCTCAATAACATCACCGTCGTGCAGGTAGTTGAATTTGATTTTGCCACGAACATAATTCAGAAAACCACTGGTATCAACAGCTGTATCGCCGTTCATTTCAACAAGTCTTGGTTTGACATGTTCGTTGAAAAAATCGTCGAAATGACATGCGACATCATCGATTAAGCATTGTGAGTGAACTTTTATGATTTTACGCATTTCGCTTGCATGAATCATTTGTTTAATCCTCGTGTAATTGCAATAACAACCAAACTGAATACGATCGTTGCACCAAATGTTTTTATTGCCATAGCAGTTTCACCTACAGCACACATTGCAGCGCCAACACCGATCATGGTTGTTGCAAAAGTGCCAGTGATAGCATCAATTCTTGTTACTGGTTTATTTGCGATTTCTTTTGCACTTTGTCGCTTTGCGAAATCAATCGATTGCAGATTGGTTGCCTTTGTGATTTTCATTTAAAGTACTCCGTGTGTAGCTTGATTTGATGGGACTATAGTAATCCATAGTCCCATCATTGTAAACAGTCTTTTTAACGATTTTTTAGATATTCAAGCATCGCATCACTATAGACGTCAAGAACGAACTGGTTCCATGGTTCCACGTTAACCGCTGATGGCATGCCGTTTCGGCCAGCTTCTTTTGCAGCAGCGTCAACATCGTCAACGATCTGTTCAAGGCGAGCTTGCACTTCTTTGAATGGCAATTCACCAGCTTTAACCAGTTTGATTTCTTCGGCATTGGCCAATGGATACTTCAAATCGCCAGTCTGGTAGATTTCGAGCAACTGTAGACCGCCTCGCATCGCATGACTCAAAGCTTTCCAGTCGATACCTTCGTTGGCTTCAGCTTTACGGGCTCGTTCGCCGTACTCGTTCCAGAGCTTGTCGACAGCACCAGCAAACTCAGCAATTTTAACACCGGCCATATACTTACGACCCATCATTGTGTAGTACGAGTTAGTCTCTGGTTTTTCGCGATCGACCGTCCAGAAGCAAAATTCATTTGATGGCAGAGGTATTTTGAGTTCACGCAGACGAGGGTTTTCATGAATCTGAAGCGCATCCATGAAGTCCTTAACCTGTCGCAAAGCGGCCAGTCGAGAACCTTTCACACCATATTTCGCCGCCTGCTTCATGACATAGCTCATATAAGATGTCATGTTTGTTGTATAGAAACTCGAGCGTTGACTTTGGATAAACTGCCAAATCGCGGAGTCAGAAACGATTTTGTCGGTTGGTGTGTGAAGCATATCGAGAGCAGCAGTTTCGCCTTTGACGCACTCATGAATGAATTGCTTAAGCGTAAACATTTCGATATCGATATCATCCTTGCTGTTTTTGGATTTATCGTTGCCGGTTGTGATGGAATAACTTGATTTAACTTGTGATAGCAAGATATCTTTCGGATCAGGTATGAAAATGCCTTTCATATCCAGGTCAGATTCGGGTGTGTTCAGACCGTAAAGGTGAGAGCCGTGCAGACCCTCGAAAATAACTTTTTGCATCATTTCACCTTAGTTCAGTGTCATACCATACGCTTTCAATTGATCACGATCGTTTCGATTTACAAAGATTGATTTCCTGCGTTCTTCGTCCCAAGCGATGAGTGACCCATCGTCGGCGATAAATTTGACAACGTATTTGACATCCCATTTATGATTGAACGTGTCGCCTACTTCAATCGGGACAGATACTGTTTCTTCGATTTCGTCAGCGATTGTAAAATTACCACCGGTGATGTTGATTTCGCTGTTTGCGCATATATCTGACCAGCATCGGATACCGTCAGGCGATACCTCCTTAAAATCAAAGCAACATATGCCGTTCAACAGGCGCAATTCGATGATCATAACAATACGGGTCATTTTCTTGCGAATAACCAACACAGGGTTTTCGGTAGAATTGCTGTTCACCGTGATGCATTCCCACCGGCCGTCTTTATACTTGAAGACATCCGCGGGTGCAATTCGCTTTTGTTTTGTTGATTTGACTTTCTTACGAATGCATATGTCCTTCATCATATTTCTCCAACAGCAATTTCGTACATTTTAAGAACTTTGTCAAAAGGCAATTCGCCGAGATTGTGGTTTTTAACCCATTCGATTAAATCGCCGGACTCGATTAGCGGTGCATCAGTTATTTCGAGATATTTGCTAACTTCAGAAGCGTTAAATTCATAGTCGTATCCTGAATTGATTCGCTGGCCATTACGATCAATTGCTATGAAATGGTTTTTGTTGCCGGTGTTGACAAGGCCAAAAATCCATTTTCCCAAGATGCGGTGTATTACTTTGTTCACACCGGTGCCATTAATGAATTCCTCGATCAACTCAGAGTCATCTTTAAATTTATAGAATTGCATAATTTTATCCTCATAATCTGGGTGTGACCATTTTATCACACCCATCGTGTTTAGTAAACGATTTTCTACAAATTAAATGCCAGTGAAACGAGATATAATTTCAGCGTGATCATCGAACATACGCGCTCTGTTCTTTTTGTAGATGTGCATAGGCATCCAGAACGCAGCTTTGGCATCGTCGTCAGCATTAACAGCCGGCAATTCACCGTTTGGGCCAGGACTGAGAACAATGTAATACGCAACAGTTGGCTTGCAGAATTCCGCGGTGCGCTTCGGGTGATCGAAAACTTCGTGCGCTTTGATAGAACCGATGATATCTTTTTCTTTGACCTCGATCTTGACTTCCTCAAAAAGTTCACGAACAGCACATTGTTGGAAGGTCTCGTTCGCGTTCTTATGGCCACCGGGAAGGGCTAAAGCGTCTTTGCCAGGAGCATGCTTCCGCTCAATGAGCAAAATGTGGTTATTGCAGGTTACCACAGCATCAGCAGTATTGCAATTCAGAGCTTCGCGATATGGGTAATTCTCGAACTTCGCGAGTTCGTTATCCCACATTTTGCGCTCTTCCATCAAGCGGTCGCGGAGTTCGCGACCTTCAGTGTTCCAATATACGGAAAGGAAAGATCGCACTGTTGGGTTAATCGGGAATGCGCCGTTGATTACGCCAGTTCGAAGAAACTCGTCGCGCATTGGGGTGTTTGAAATATCCGCCCCGTGGTTTTGAACACCCATACATTGAATATGATCCCAGCCGAAAGAGCGAATCCAATAAGAATCAGCATCTTTATCATAAGCCACCATTGCGACTTTTTCGCCAGCCTTTTCGCCAGCCTGTTCGCGAACTTCCGCCTGCCAACGATCTTCGTTGTACCGGTAATCCGGTACGTTGCCGAAAGTTACGCGTTTTTGCTCATATGGAGTCAAGTTCTCAGACATCCATTCCTTGAACATTCTAACGCGAACCAGCGTAGGCAATGGGTTAATTGTGTTTGGGTAGCAATGAGATGAGCCAAAAACAACAGCTACGTTTTCGGCTGTCTGCAATGCTTTGTAGATAAGCATTTCATGACCACGATGGAAAAAGCTGGAAAAACGACCAATTACTACAGCACGATCATAATCATAAGTCATATCATTAACCCCGATTTTTGTAACTGTTGATTGCAAAATTCATTTCGGCTTGTTCAAGACGCCATCTGACGTTTGATGATTGAACAAGGCCGGCAGTCAAGAAAAGATCGATAAACCAACCAATACCAAACAGACCACCTGTAAATAGCCAGATGATTCCTGTTGCTATGTTGCCAGTGTAAAAGCGGTGGATTCCGAGAAACCCGAGGAAAAACCACAAAACATATGCAATTGCTGTTGATTTCATTTGGCAACTCCCTCAAGCTGTTTGAGGCGATCTTCGACTGCGGCCAAGCGTTTTTGAACGTCTTCGAGCTTTTCGAGTAGTTCGGCGTGTGTTAATTCATCATTGATGTCGGCAACATCAGGCAGCCGTTTGAGATATTGTTCGATTTCGTTTGGAAAGAAAACCGGGTCATAATCGGAAGCCAGGCTTAGGCCGCCTTTGGTTTCACGGATTTCAATCGCGCTATCATACCCGTCAAACACGATGTAAAAAGGACGCAAACCAACAATATCAGCAATTTGCGTATTTGTCTCGACGCTGCCTACAACCGCTGTGAAATCGGCGATAGCTTCGGCATCAGCGAACGCGTAACGTTCTATTCTCATTGTAATCTCCAAAGTAAGGGCTCCGAAGAGCCCTATCGGAATTAGTGAAAGGTCGGGGCAACTGGTTTAACCAGCATCTGGGTAGCAACAACGTTGAAACCAGCTTCTTCGAGACGGGAAATAACCTTGATCCAAGGAGCTCGGCTCATAGCGTAGTTGACGTCCAAAACGATAGTGCCGTATTGGTCGAATGCCTCCAGGTCGTCAAACATTTCAGGTTTTGCTTGTGCGAGCGCAGTTGAAATGATGTAGCGATTCTGCATGGCCGGATTTTCTGAACTGAAAGCCGTCAGACGACGAAGAATTTCGGTATACGGCATTTCGTCAGAAACGAACATAACTTCGTGATGTTGTGCAGCCTCGAATGCGGACTTGATAGCTTCTTGAGTTTTGCCAGCGTTTGCAGTACGAAGAATGAGTTTCATTGTTATTTCCTTTGGTTTATTTGATGAGGCTATTCTAATTCAATATGTCGTTGTTGTAAACTTGTTTTTGAAAAATAATTTAAAAGAAACAGATTGTCGCTTCGCGACTCGGGCAAGCCCGAAATCTTTCTTTCTCCAATCTATTTCTCTTCTTTTTCTGTCTCTCAACCATTGTAACAGAATTCTATCACACCGGCGGTGTTAAGCATTTACAACGCGCCAGCTAGTTCCTAGGCGAGTTTTGTAAGGCTCAACATGTTGAACCGATACAACCCTTTCTGTATGGCCGATGACGTCTTCGCCTTCCGTGTTAACAAATTGGGCGCGATGACGCTCAGAATAAACCGCAACAAAACAACCCAACTCTTTGTGCTCATACGCAGTAAATTCTTGTTCGAAAACCGCGCCATAACTCCAATCTGGCTTGCGGGCGACCTTCCACACTGACGGCATTTTGAACTCTGAAGCTTCAACGCCCAGACGTTTTTCGATTTCTTGGATTTCTTTTTGGATATTCATGTTATTTCACCATCAAGAATTTAGCATTTTTAAAGACATCGCGATAGTCACTGAGGTCGACGGTTTCGTAAAAATCACCGTGCTCATTTGCAACCTTCAGCACACCGTGGCACCATTTAAAAGTATCGGCCCACGGTTTGTGATTGTGAATCCATGTAGCAACAAACTGGCCAGAAGTAGGCATTTTGAATTTAGTTTTCATTTTTTAACACTCTGTTGTTTGAACATGCGACTATCCTATCACGAGTCGTCGTCATTGTAAACATTCTTTTCAATAAAAACAAAAATAGCCAGCACAATGCTGGCTATCGTTCGTTCAAGATAATGAGAGTTTATACAACGTCAATCGACATAGTTGCTGGATATCATCCGCTGCGTTCTTGAGCACCCCATTAGGTGATTTGGTTGCAACTTCTTCAGCCAGCTCAGCAAGTCGTTTAACGAAGCCGGTGAAGTCAACGTTTGGTATTTTTAGCGTGGGAGAGTAGTTGAAACCGGACGCCATGTAAGTTTCGGCAAATGTATCGATTTTGTCAGGCATTTCGTCATAGAAGTACTCAAACGCTACATGCTTTTCATACGACTTAGTCTCAAAATGAGCTGAGTGCGCCATAACGCTTGAAACTAGACAGGCGCCGATAAATTCGTCAAAGATATTAGTCGGGCTTTTTACTACGTCACTGAATTTTATTTCCATTTTGTACCTCGGTGTTGTACGCGACAAATAGTTTTGCTTCTTGATAACCTAACTGAAAGCATGTGTCTGAACACCCCGCGGAACCCCACTTGGTATCGAGATATTCGAGAAATTGGACAGAGTTATCTTTCGAATGCGTGATATCATTCGTATAAACTATCATTGCTCCTTGCATAAATTCGTCGTATGACCCAACCTCAGGGTTGGCGCTAACAAGGTGAACTGTTGCTACAAGCAAAGCTACGGCTGCGATTATTTTTGGCATATGCGAAAAGGGCCACAGGGCCCCTCCTTATCAGATTGAACATAGGCTTTCGCCGGTTAAAGATGCCTATGTCCAAGGCTTTTTTGCTCCAGAAGTTTTATCCGGACTATCCTGACAAGGCATCACACCATCCTTGGTGCATTATTCCTATCTTTATTTAGATGCTTTCCGAGGACCCTGTTCTTTCCAACACTTCATAAATCGCGTGAAATATGCCGGGATACTATTACACAAAGCCGCGATAAATGCATGATAAGCCTCTGGTGATTCAAAAAGACTAGAGTCGATTTGCTCAGTGTATCGCCCATACGTGTCGATGTTTTTCTGCATAGCCTTAGCGACTGGATGTCCTTGGCCATACGCGAAACCCATAACAGTCGATGGATTGCTTTGCCAGCTATTTAGGTCCATAAGAACCTCTTGGGCGGCAAATTCCAATTCCTCTACCATTTCAGATGTGACTTGCAAATCCTAGCTCCTTCATTATGTCTTTGACAATTATCGACACTTGTTGTGTTTCAATGCCGAATTCGTGGTTAAAAACCGCCGGAATTTCGGTTTCGGCTAAATGAATTAGACCGTTTAAACAGAAATCTTCAAATAGTGCGGCCACTGCGGGCCGCAAAGTTTCTGGTCTACCTATGATATAACGAGGGTATTCCATCAGTTTTCCACCACATGCGGAATAAATCGGGAGTTATTGCCAGTGATTCGACCATCGTCTTCACGAATACCCAAACCAACAGCATCATCGCCTACCATCCAAACACCGATCATTGGGTAGCAACCATCAAATTCCTGCCACTCAATGTACTCTTGAACAATCCGAGGCTCTTCCGCGTAATTGCCATCTGTTGATTCGCTTTCTCCACCATATTCGAAAATATGGACATTACTACCTTCGCGAGAAAGGAGTGGTTTTGATACCCATTTCGGATTTTCGAATGTAAACAGATTCAGTCGGTCGAAATCATCTTCTTCATATGCAGGGACCAACCATTTGCAATTAGGATAACGCTCATAAAGCAGAACCAAGAGTGCTTTATTGGACAGCATCATTTTCCAGGCCGGTTCGATGAACCGTGTACCAGATTTATGAGCATATGCTCCGAATTCGTCTTCCATCATCCATTCCCAAGGATAAAGCTTGAAGCAATATTCCATCAGGCGATCTTGTTGATCGTAAAAACGGCCGGCGTCCGACATTTGAATTTCGCTGATGTCAAAAACGTTTACCGGAATACCTGCTTCAGCTGCGGTCTCACCGATATAGGCGATAGTCGCGAAATCATCTACTTGTGAGGTGGCAACAATGTTAAGGCACCCGTTCAACCCGTTCAACTTCTTCATGTCAGCCCAATGATTCACCAATGACTCATGTATCTCATTGAACTGGTAGTGGTTCGGGAAATTATTTTGAGTGAACCAGTTCCACTGTGAAATTGAAGACTCGATGAGAATAGTCGGCGTATCAGCATTGTACTCGAGCATTTTCGGGCCGTCTTTAGTCATGATGAAATCGAAGCGACCATAGAAACCCCATTCGTCAGCACTCCAGGAATCGATTATCATCTGTCGGGCATTTTCGGGAATGTTGAACATATCCCAAACCCGAAGCCGCTGAGCAAATGATGCTTCTTCAAAGAACCAACGAAGTGTGTCGATACACATGCCGTGGAGGGTATTTGCGGCCAACTCCAGCTCTTGTTGTTCGGCCTTGGTGAATGAATAATAAACCGGCTTCGCCATTGCCTCGGACCAATATGGACCTTCTTCGGTGGTGGTCCACAAGACGCCTTCAGATGTCAATTGCGGCAACCAATCTTTACGTGCTTCGATAGATAAACGTTTCATTACACTGCCTCCAGGCACATTTCAACTTTTTCCCAGTATTCTTGTAAGGTATATGGACCTTCGAACATAAGAATTCCGTTATATGGGTTTCCATTATCGTCAATTGAAATATCCATGGAATGAGCACCGTATCGACCGATTTTGGATATTTCAATAATGTCACCAACTTTGGCGATATGACATTTATTTATCGGTTTGGTGATTCGATATTTTTGCCCGATATAAATCATGATATTTCCTTACGAAAAATAATACGAGTTGTGCAAACCATGTCCGTTCGCATATCGACGTGCTTCTTCATAGCCGATAACATTTGAAAGCATACGGAAAGTTGTTTTGCGATCGAGGTCATCGGCACACCATTTCAGGTTTTCAAGAAACTTAGCTTTCGCCTCGATACCTTTTTCGCTATCAATTTCAAAAATCATAAATTACTCCTTGGCAGATTTGATGGGACCATAGTAAACCATAGTCCCATCGTTGTAAACTACTTTTTCAAAAATTAACCGCCAGATGAACCGAAACTGCCGGATTTACCAAAACCACCTTTGGAAGAAAATGATGGTTTACTTGACGGAGATGGCTTGGAAAAGCTTCCCGGTGTTTTCGGCGCTGAGAAGGTGTTGGCACCAACTGAACCCTTGGCGGGAGGAACGTAAGCGCCGCCAGAAGTAACGAACCCGTTTTTGCGATCTTCGGGACGAGCAGGTGCATATACTGGCATCGGGCGACTGTTGTTTGACATCATTTGACCAACGATCATGCCAACCATAGCTGGAACAAAAACATCACTGAAACTGCCGTCACTGTTTTGGATCTGTGTGCGATTGCAAATTGCTTCGGTGCCAGATTCACAGGATGCTTGATCGTTGAACTTTGGGGCACTGTCAATATGTTCCATTTTAGCCTTGTCGAAGGCTGACTGGCATTGTTCCAGTGAACCGCCGCCCAGTTCTGCGCATTGTTGAGCCGAAACAGCAGTTACAGTTGGGGTTGCTTCACCGCCGAGACCATTGTAGGTGAAGGTATCATCCGTATTTGCTTGGCCGCAACCGGAAAGAGCTGCTGATACGAATGCTGCCATTATACCCATTTTAAGTTGTTTTTGCATTTAATTAATCCTCGATTTTAAAAGAACCAGCATTCACTGGAGTTTTACGACAAACCAGAACTTCTTCACCAGCTGGAGTAAGCGCAGTTGCCATGCCGTTAGGGCAAGCGCGTTCGACTGGATTGTATATCTCATTGCTCGAAAAAGCAGGAATCGCGATCGCAGCGAGTATAGCAATAATCACAACAACGATCATAAGTTCGATCAGTGTAAAACCTTTCATAATATGTTTCCTATCAGATTACTAAATGGGCTCCCGAAGGAGCCCAGGTTGGATTACTTGGAACGCATGTCCATCAGCATCTGGCCATCGTAACCAGCACCTACGACAGTCTGCGGTACACCACCTTGATACTTGTTGGCGCGAATCATTTCAACTTCCAGCTGACGCCATTTGATCATTTCAGGGGTGATAGTTTTCTGCAACAGGGAGTTAGCTTCGGCTTCTTTACCAGCAGCGTACAGCTTGGCATCAGCATCTCGCTCGTTGGCTACAGCGTTCTGTTCGCGAGCTTCTCGTGCGGCCTCGGCAGTCTTAACTTGTTGCTGGGCAACCTTTTCAGCCTTGTCCAGGTCAGCTTGCGCTTGGTTTACCGCTTCTTCACGGATTTTGGTTTGCTCAACTTGATCTTGGATCAGCTTAGGCAGAGTGATTTCCTGCAGGAAAACTTCAACGACTTCGTAACCAAACGGCTTGGAATATTCGTTAACCTCGGATTTGATCAGCTCTTGAAGCATGGATTGTGTGGTTGCATCACCGAACAGATCTTGAGCTTTCTTGATGTTTTTGCCGGATTCGCGGACAGTACTTTCAAATTTCTTTGCAACGTACTTGTCGATAGCTTGTCGCTCGGTACCGCCATTGATACGGACAGCCTGCGCCTTGTCACCGTCGAATCGCAACATCAGGGTGATATCTACTGAAGTTTTCAGTTTATCCTGAGAAGGAACTTGAACGTTGGTGAATTCCATCTTCAGATCGCGAGTTGAATAAGTATCAACAGAAGCCAGAGGGTTGATGACGTTCAAACCAGGTTGCATGATGTTCGGACTTACTTTACCCAGGAAAGTGGTTGTTGCGACAGAGCCGTCATCAACTACCGCGAAAACGTTTGCTGCGATGATGATTGCACCGGCTACGGCAGCGCCGATCAGGGTTTGTTTCTTGGTCAGTTTCGGCATTTTGGATTGGTTACGCATAGTATTTTCCTTAAATTATGGCTTGGCAGTTACGGTGATTACGGATTCATTTCGGAATGAGTCAGATTTGGCATCATAACCGAGGCTTCGTAGATAATCTACAATATCTTTTGGCATTATGGCCGGGAATTTGGCAACGTCGAAAGATATTTTAAACGATCGTTGGCGTATCATCTCGTCGGCGACAAATTTGCCAACGGGAGCGAGTTTGCGTTTAAGTTCTTCGGTGGCAAATTGCTGGGCCATGAGTACTTGTGCATAAACATCTGAACTTTTCATAATGTTTTTCTCATTTGGTTTAACATGAGGCTATTCTATACAAAACAGCCTCATTGTAAACAACTTTTTAATTTATTTTTGAATTTTGCCTTCTTTCCAATGGCGACGACAGACCGATATGAAACGGTCATTGCCTCCGATTGAAACACGAGGACCCCAAATCTTTTCACCATGTTCATTCATTCGCATGGTCATTGTTGCTTTCTTACCACACCAACAGATAGTCTCATGCTCAACTTTTCGTTCGGCCAATACTAAAAGCTCCGCTGATGCAGGGAAAAGATGCCCATTTGAGTCAGACAATAAGCCGTAGCACATAACAGGCACATTGATGTAGTCTACAACATCACCTAACTGATGAACCTGATCAACCGTGAGGAACTGAGCTTCATCAACGAGAATGCAGTCAATTCCATCTAGCTCGATCAGTTTTTCGCAAAAGGCTTTAAGGTTATCGTCTTGGCTGATCATATGCGCTTTTTGCGATATGCCGATACGCGAAGAAACATTATCGCCGTCACGGGTATCAATCGCTGGCTTAAGAATAAGCGGCTTCATGTTCCGCTCCATGTAGTTGTACGCTACCTGAAGCAAGTGAGTTGATTTACCTGAATTCATAGCAGCATAATGGAAGTGCAATTTCGCCATCAGAATACCCCATTCAGGCGTTTGTAGATTTCGTAGTTTGTGTGGAAAATGTCTTCAGTGACTTCCGGGCCAAACCAGGTTGGAATTGCTGTGAAATTCAAAGCGTCGTATTCGGATTTGAATTCGATTTCAGCGTATATTTCGCCGGTTTTCAGAATGTCCAATTCGATGATATGGTGCGAATATCCGGTTGGAATAAACCAGCGTTGCTTGACGATGCATTCCGGGTAACCGGCCATCCGATGAATTTCCCATGCTTCATCACGAGAAATAAAGGTCTCAATCTCTTCACGAATAAGACCTAAACCAGTTTTAACGGTTTTGATAAAGACTTCTTCGCATCCAGCCTCCATAACGCTCCGATAACGAGCACCTTTGTGGTAGAATTGCGCGATATCCTGCTTTCGGTATGTTACATTTTTCTTAAATGGGAAGACAGGCACAACCCACTTGCGTTCAATTTCAAGCGCCATTATGTTTTCTCCGATAACCGACGGTAACAACTTCGTATTGTTCGACTTCTTCAGCTTCAACGAATTCACCTTCATTTTCCCAAGGCATTTCGTCTTGACATTCGGTGGCACCGGTGCGATAAGGCGCTCTGAAATTGCGTTTTATCATGTCTTTTTCGAATGAGAATACAAAATCGTACTCTACGGTCCATCGGCCCTGATCAATGATGTCATTGACCAATGTCTCATAACTTCCACAGAAATCACTCGGCACACCTTCGCCGGGCACTATTTCAAATTTTTCACCAATAAGTTCACGCAACAAATGTTTAGGAAATTTCACGCTATTAATCTCGTTTGGTTGATTATAAGTTTACCGCCAACGACTAATTCGAAGTTAACGATTACCTCATCGCCGTCGTCTTTGAATGAATGAACGATTATGTTTTCACATCCATCCCCGAGCAATCCAATAAAAGCTTCTTCAAAGACCCGGTTCATCACCGGGCCAGGTTTTTGCCATTTATTTGCTGCCATCGAATTCCACCACAGTGATGTCGATGTTAGGAGTAACCTCGTCAATAATCGCGGAAATCTTACTCCAATCTCCGCGGGCGAGGCCAGCACCGATCATTGGAATACACATTGTCATATTGCTTCCGCCAACACTCGTCTCTGCAACCGAATCGTTAAGCATAGTGAAAGTAGACCGGACAGCGTCATATGAAAGCATGTCGGTTGGGTCCCAAAATGTTGCCTGGGTGTACATGTTGACGCCGCAGCTGGTACGACCTTCAACGTTTATCAGCGCTGCCTGAATAGTTCCGAGCTTATTGCGGTCGCCGCTAACAGTTTTCAAGTCCATTACGTACAATTGAGGAAGTCTTTCACGAACTTCTTTCGCGATGCCGGAACCCATTCGGTTGAAAATGTTGCAACCATGGCCAAAGATGTCATATTTCCCTTCAAGGAACAGACTGATAGCATTACCCTTAACATATTGAACGATCATAGTGTGAATTCTCCTTTACCTGAAGATGTCGTTATAGACAGAACGTCGCCAATTGGATTGAACGTCGGGTTGTCCATACGGCGAATTACAATGGCAGAGCCAGATCGAATGTAATCGACATTCTGAACAATACCGTTCAGACTGATCATTACACGTTCCGTACCTACCAATATGTTTTTGTCGTCGCGGGCGCCATCGATCAGCCAGTAATCACTGTTGAACACGATGCCTAAGCAATTGTCATATTGCTCGCGGACTTCACGGTCGCACGAGGCGGATAGCGCCGATTCGTACGTACCATTCTCGTCAGTGAATTCTTGGATTACACCGGACTTTTGCGGAAAATGAAACATTTCATTAACGTTGGCAGTAACTGGAGCAACTGCACTACATCCGTACATCCCGATGGCAATTAGTGTCGCGATTGATTTTTTCATGATTTTACTCCTTGGCGTGCAGTTTAAACGATGATTTCAAAGAATTTACGTTCGCTCATGAAAATCATGATATAAAAACCTTCAACTTCAATACAGTTTTTATTAGAGTCAACGATCTCGATAGTACCATCGTTTAGCCGATTTTCCGAAGGCCACCAGTTCATTCCTAAAAATTCAGCAATGACTTTATTTGCCGGCCGGATAGCGATGAATTCACCTCGACTTATTTTGGATTTGAATCGAACTTTCATTTTAATTACTCCGTTGTGTTTAACTTGAGGCTATAGTAATCCATAGCCTCATAGTTGTAAACATTTATTTGTAAATGAATTCCATACTTTTAAGACGTTGGTTTTTCGAAAGAACGCGATCAGCATACCCAAGCCCAGCTTTGTAGTTCCAACCAGCGTTGTATGATGCCAAAGCCAATCGGATGTTGCCTTTTCGAACAGTCAGCCAATAGTGCAATTCGTCCATTGCCCATTCAGCGGAACCGCTTCGCGTTTCGAGGTCCTTTTTCAGATACCAATGACGAAACGGAATACCTCGTTGGTCCATCTTCTTAACAACAGTTTTGTAAAGATTCTGGAACATACCATAAGCATGGTGTCCTTTCTTTGAACGACCTGTGTTAAGACCAGCTGAAGATTCTTCCCATGCTATCGCCGCAAACAGAGTACCAAGGTGCCGCTGATTAAGGAAATTCGGGTGATCAACATCTCGCTGATTTCCCATAAGGTCGTAACCTTTGCCATAGTAGTAGGCGTATGAAAGATTCGTTTTCTGAGTGTCCGTAAAATCTGGTGCCGACGGACCGGCAAAAACATGTGAGGTGAAAAGTAGGATTAGTATTGTCAAAAACCTCATAAACCCTCCACTTTGATTACGCGGGTCGTCACATTCGATGATAAACGTCGACTATTAACGATAGCCATTCTGCATGTGATCGCGGAACTGTATTCGCCGGATGGTGGTATTTTTGAAGTTGTTAAACCGATCCAGAGGTTGCCATCTGTAATCTCCAGACGTATTGGCCTGTATTGCACTTGATCGTCGCGCTTGAGATCCAATGTCGGGGGATATGGCAAAGACATGTGCTCGTCAATCGCATCGAGATGATCGTCGATTCGGTTAACTAGCTGTAAAACATAGTCGACGTCGATCTTGCGTATGATCAAATCATCTATGAAGTGGTAGGTGTATTCGAGGTGAAACTTGTGAGAACCTTGTCTCGTATTACGAGAGGCTTCAATACGACTATTGATTTCTTTAAATTTGTCCTCGAGGACTCTCCTGAGTTTGTAGCGATTCATGATATTCTCCTATGTTGATTCAGGGTACATTCTATCACGCATTTTTGTGGTTGTAAACATTGGCGGAAAACAAAAATGGGCTCCTAGGAGCCCATCATTCAAATTCCAAGCTTTTCCTTAAGGTTCGCTACGTTACGCGGCACACCGGTAAATCGGTCCAATGTACTTGTATTTACCAACGTTGGCAGAGACCTGATGTGATGTTTTGCGGTCAGCTCTACGCCTTCGTCGGTGTCGACGTCAACATAGGTGTATTCAACGTTGGCCAGCATCGGTTTAACCATTTTACAGTTTGCGCACCATTCTGCGCCGAAAAGATAGATCATAGTAATTTCCTAATTAAGTTGAATGCGTCGATAATTACAATCGACAGGAAGAGCGAAATTGATAGGTCGATTATAAATCCTATTCCTAATAGCGGATTAGAATATGAGAAACAGGCACATAGAACAACCAAGGCCCACATAATTATTCCTATTGTATGGTGTATCAACAGAGGCTCAAAAGAGCCTCTGGGACATTGACCTGGGCAATAACCAGTTCAATCAACCTTCACACGCAAGGCAATCGGATTTGCCTGAAGAAGCTTTAACACCTCGCTCAGAACGGAGATAATACAGCGACTTCAGACGGGGGTCATCCATGAAAGCGCGGTGAACAGAAGCAATAACCGATTCTTTTTCATCTGCTGAGAAGAAAAGGTTGATTGATTGCGCCTGGTCGATGTGCCGTTGGCGAGCTGAAGCAAGACGTATGATTGCATGTTGATCAATCTCGTAGGCAGTTTTAAACACAGACTTTTCGTGATCTGTCAGAATATCGAGATGCTGGACAGATCCATTATGATAAGTCGCAATATCTTCCATCAGCTCTTGGATTTCTTTGTCGGTCAATCGATCTTTCAGCACTTTTGCGAGCACCGGGTTTGAACGAACGAAATCACCGGCATTTGATTGCTGTATGAATGAGTTGCAAACCAAGGGTTCGACACCTTGCGAAACGCCACCAGCCAAAAGGGCCGAGCTCATATTCGGAGCGATTGTGATTAATGTCGCGTTGCGCATTCCGGTACCTTTACACCATTCCGGCTCACCATACTCTTCGGCAAGTTCGCGCGAACCTTCTTCAGCAGCTTTTTTAATCTCTGCGTAAAGCTGGTTATTTAGGATGTGTGCAGCACCTGATTCAAACGCAATATCATTCATCTGGAGATACGTGTGGAAACCGAGGGTGCCGAGTCCCAATGCCCGAGCTTTTTCGGTGAAACGAATAGCTTTGTGCAATGTATCATATGAAAGTTCTTTTGCCTTTGCCAGGAATTCTGAACAAACTGAGTCGAGGAAGCGAACAGACCATTTGATATCGTCCGCGGTAATCTCATCCCAAAGAGAAACATTAAGAGAGCTCAAAATGCAGGTGAATGTGTGCATATCGTCAGACGGGAGTGCAATTTCAGTGCAGAGTTGGCTTGAGCGAATCGGGATGCCTGAGTTCTTGATAGCCTGTGGGGCTAATTCGTTTGCAATCCAGTTTTTCCACATATAACCTTTGCCAGTACGAGCGCGCATATACATCAGTTCGTTCCAGCGGGCCATGTATTCCGGGTCACGGGCTTTGAGTTTTTCATAATCTTCTTTCTCGAATACCCAGCCAACGTGAGCAGATGCTGGATTTTTCAGCACATAACCTTGTAGTTCCCAGAAATCACCATGCGAGAAGTCAACATAACCGGCCCATTCACCACGTCGTCCAGCAGCTGCAACCTTTGTTTTGGTGTTAACGAAGTTGTCAAATACAGGGACAAGTCCGTCTGCTTTGTTGTGGCTTGTTGAGATATCCGATCCGCGCGGGCGAATGTCTCCAAGATATGACGCAGTTCCGAAACCGTTTTTAGCGAGCATTGCGACTTCTGTTTGTCCTTCGTAGAAGTCCAGAACGCTGTCTCCGACATAACTTCCGGCGCAGGAAACAGGCATCCCACGATCTGTTCCGGTGTTACAGAAAACTGGGGTAGCCATCGCCAGCTTACCGGACCAGAGAAGGTCGAAATAGCGCTCTTCAGCTTCTGGTCGGATATCATGCTTTGCAAGTGTTGAAGCGACTCTTCGGAATGCACCACGTACAGTTTCTCCTTTATATTGATAGTTCTTTTTGAACATCGACCAACCCTGGGTCGTGTAAAACTCTGGAATTTCGCCAATCGACTGTAGATATTTGCGTTCAGCGGAAACGGATTCAAATTTGGATTGAGCTTTCATAGTGCACCTTATAAAGAAATAATAACCCCGAAGGCCTTCGGGGTTTTTTTAATTACCAGCAATCGGAGAAACCAGCGCGGTCCCAATTGATGTTGTATTCAGATCCGCTACCAGTAAAGAAGTCATGGAACTTTTTCGCATTGATTGTGCGATAAAACCAACTCGCGATCGGATTGCTTTCGATTTCGAAAATCGGGTCATAGCCGAGGTTTTCGAGACAGAGGTTAATTCGAGATTTAACGAATATGCGAAGCTCGTCTGCAGTGATACCATCGATTGGTTCAGCGAAAACAAGATCAATAATGCCGGACTCATGGTCATAAACCTGGTGGGCCATGGCAATAATATCATCTTTGAGTTTTTCGCGAACATCAACTTTGTGATGTTCCATCATCTCACGGCAAAGAGTACGGAACAGCATTGCGCCGCCAATCGAGTGATGATGCTCATCTGCTACAGAGAGATCGACTCCGCGACAGATGTTACGCATTAGGTCTTTTCCGCATTCCTGCGCTTGGAAGTGCTTAAGGAATGCAAAGCTCGAATAAAGTACGGCACCTTCAATGAAGGTAAAGGCTGCAAAAGATTTGGCATCATCGGGGTCGGATACCGATTTACCGACAAACTGAATGCGACGAGATAACTCTTCGCTTTCCTTCCAAGAAGTGTAGAAAGCTTCATCATCCAGATAAAGGACTTCGTTGACTTTATTGTAGAACGGTGCATGAGAGTTGCCTTCAACTGCTGAAAACAGAGTGGCCATACGGTTAATTTCCGGACGACCGAATGTGCGAGCGATCCGCCCAGTCCAATAGTCTTCGCCTACTTTACGCTCGTAAATGGTGAATAACTTCAAGACCGTGGTGATTCCATTGAGTTCGCCTGGGGTCAATTTGGTGCGCAAATCCTGCGCGTCGTTATCAACGACTGGTTCGTCCCATGGCCAAAATGCATGCATCTGTTCGTCGGCAAGTGCAGCAAACTCCGGATAGCGAATAATCCAACCTTCTTGGTCCTGATACATAGGCAAAGACCCGTACAAATTATGCATTGTTTACCTCTAAATTGTATTTTTGAATATGTTTTTGAACCGATTTACCAGATTACGCATAGTGCTTTCTTTATACCGAACGTAATATGCGGTAAATTCGGTTGATTTTGAGAATCCGGTTTTTGAATAGAGCGCGATTCGAATATCGGTCAACGGCGTTTGTGTGTTAAAAATTATCACAGGAGGCCGACCGAGAAGTTCAAAATGCATTTTATCACGGCAAAATGACATTGCGTCCAACATCCGTGGTTTATTACCGCCTGCTCTTCGTATTGAAGTAATTATATCACGATCAGCTACGATAAGCGCTCCACCAGGTAGCTGATCGTATGATAATTTATGCAATTTCACCGTGGTCGCGATGGTATCATGGGCATTCACAACCGTGACGCTCTCAAAGAAATTGTCGTCTTTTATAGTAACTATTTTAGGTTTTATTTGGTTGCAACATTGACAAACTACGTTGTTCATTTTATCTCCGAATACAAAAATAGCCTCCGAAGAGGCTATTTAACTTCAGGCATTTAGCTGGATAACGTCTGCATCCAGAGTTACGGTGTCTTTGATAGGGAATTCAGTACCAACTGGCAGCATTGGGTCGGCGCTTTTCAGTACGTGGAAGTAAGAAGCAACCTTTTTGACTGCCAGTTCGCCGTGACCGAAATTTACCAGGTGAGTTACGTTAGACATAATGATTTCCTCATGTTTTTGTTTGGATTGATTTGATGGAGTAATCATATCATTGAATACCAAAACATGAACATGCTATTGAAAATTATGTCATAATCACAAACTCGACACCATGGGTACCTGCCCAGTCATAGATTTCTTGGCGCTGGTGGCGGGATGTGAGGGTGTATTCGCTTTCGTCAATCATCAGGAATTTGACTTTAGGACAACGGTCAGTAAGCTCGCTAATTGTTGATATCCGGATGTCTCCACGCCATTGATATGATACCATATCTTGAACGTGTCGTTTGTTTGCCGAGTTCATCGTGATTATCCGAGCGCCACCTTGAGCTGATACTTCGTTTGCCAAATGGAGCAAACCTGTCGTTTTGCCGGTCATGCGACCTAAGTTGAGGTGGATAGTCCGATGCTCGCGTAGAAAACTCGACTTTGACTGGCTCATTTCCTGTATACAACCTGAAGGTTTATTAGCGTAAGACCTGTTGATTGCGTCAATAAAGAAGGTTTTGTAGTTGAAAAATCGTTCTTTTACGATAGACATGCTTGTCTCCTTAACGGCCTGCTGGCCAGTGGGTATGAAAAAGGCTCCATTGTGGAGCCTTTAATTATTCGGTTTCGATAGCAAGATCGATCCGGGCTGAAAGAATCAACTGATATGCTTTCATTGCATCAAGTTGTTGAACCATCAGTTCTTGTTGCGCAAATTCCAGCTGAGGGAAGATTGGAGAACCGCCGATAAAGCTGTCCAGAGCTACGATCTTATCGGTAAGATCTCGGAGTTCAACCTGCATACGATCAATATGTGACATTGTTATTTCCTTAATAAAGTGCCCGGAGTAGAGCCTGTTGTTTACGTTTCAATTTCTGTTCTTCAGTGAGCTCTTCCTCAGGGATTTGCTCTTTAACTACGCCAACTTTCTTTTTCGGACCAGTGCTATCCCACAGTGGTGAGTTGTACCAGTTTGCGTTATTTCCATTAGCGCCGCCACGACCCTCTCGAGCGTGTGATTTCTCGTGCATCATTGCCATGCGTGTTTCTCATTAATTGGTGGTCCCTATTGGATTCGAACCAATGACCAACGACTTAGAACGACGTTGCTCTGTCCAGCTGAGCTAAGAGACCAATTGAACGAAAGGCTTTTAACCAGCCTGAAGACTATCTCGAACTCTGTACAGATTTGAGCAAAATTCTTGCTCTGTTAGAACAGTTTCGTTTTTCTTGTTTTTGCCCATTGAATGGGTCAATGAAGAATTCCGGGTTGCCAGAATAGCTCGTTTGAAACCAGAATTCTTCGAAACTTCGTCGTAAGCGCGGCTAATAAGTTCCGAATACGCGTCACTTTGTCGGTGCATCGGTTTGCCACGCCAATAGAGAGTTTGGTCTCGCCACCAGTTTTTCTTTTTGCCTTTAAACTTCGCAGCTTTACCGACTAAAGAGCAAACATGCTCTTGCATCTCAGGCGATTTGAATTTAAGAGATTGCAAAAATCCTTCAATCGAGGCGCAACGAACACCATCAATATAGAATTCATGAGGAGCGAAGTTACTTAATGCGCAGGATGGCCAAGAGGCACCAGAACCGATGTCCATAACAAATATCTCACTTTTAAAGGGATTGTGTGAAAGTTCGCGTGATTACGTCCCGTTGTTGCTCAGGAGTTAATGCATTAAAGCGTACGGCATAACCGGAAACACGGATGGTTAGTTGGGGATATTTTTCTGGATTAACGATTGCATCTTCCAGGGTATTTCGGTCAAGAACATTTACGTTGAGATGCTGACCACCTTCAACAGTTGGCTCCGGCTGAACGTCAAAGAAACGTCCTGGGCGTCCACGAATAACCGAATCTTCGACGATAGTGTCGATTTCATAAGTTTTCGAAGCGATCACCTTGGCATTATTTGTCTGATCATCTACCAGGAAAATTGATCCATGATCATTCGAGCCATCAAGCAATTGGAAACCAATTAACATATTGTCCTCACTTTGTGGTGTAATCTGGTGGATTTGGACCGGTCTCGAACCGACATCATCAGGATGCAAAGCAACCTACGGTCTTCCCATTAAACGACAAATCCATGATATTAATTTGGTGGCCCTGGCAGGAATCGAACCTGCTACGAGCGGTTATGAGCCGCCTGCTTGAACCGTCTAGCTACAGGGCCTAGAGACGAAAAAGCCCATAACGGTCGATTGACAAGTCATGGGCATTGTTTTAATTAGGACGCTTGCTAGGGTCTCGAACCCATCACGAATATACGCACGTGTAGACTGCCAGACAACAAGTACTTAGTAAGCTAATTAATGGTACTCACGGTGCACCGCTTTCACATATTTCGCTATTTTCCCACGTCTAAGCAAGCGATTGAAATTGGATGCGACGGATGGATTCGAACCACCGATTTCCGGGATATGAGCCCGACGAGGACGACCTCTCCTCTACGTCGCATTTGAATCTTGAGAATTTAGAGCGGAGCCACCGAGGATCGAACTCGGTGCTATCCCGTGACAGGGGATTATTTTAACCGTATAAACTATGGCTCCGCTCTAAACTCTGTTTTGGTATGAGTTAATCATATCATGAATTCAGATGTTTGAAACAAAATGCTTTAAATCTTGGCGGAGAAGGAGAGATTCGAACTCTCGAAACCTTTCGGTTTACTTCCTTAGCAGGGAAGCGATTTAAACCGCTCATCCACTTCTCCTAGAATTTGGTAGTGGATACTGGGGTCGAACCAGTGCGCTCTCGATTATCGGTCGAGTGCTCTACCTACTGAGCTAATCCACTATTGGCATGACATCAAGGATTCGAACCCTGGCCGCACGGTTTTGGAGACCGGCATGCTACCGCTAACACCAATGTCATATAAATCGATCTGGACGCACCATTTCCAGACAAAACCTCGTCGGAGGCCAAGGGCCAACAAGATATGATACAGACCGACGTCCTCGTCATATCCAGATGGTCTTCCCTTTTACTTTACGCTCGGGTCTTTTTCAAGAAATCCGAACATTAACGTAATGACAGAATAAAACGAATAACAATCGCTAACGGCCAAAGCAAGCCGACGAGTAAAGATCCAAAAATATTGCCAAAAACCTCTGATGGCGTATCCGAATATCGCTTATAATCTCCAAGGAAAGAGCAAATAAACACGATAACGGCAATAACTTGGTATACAAGCAACATGATATTTCCCTTAATTAAATTTGGTGCCGATTGTCCGACTCGAACGGACCACCTGATGCTTACAAAACAACTGCTCTACCGGATGAGCTAAATCGGCATTATTCTAAGATTGTCAGACCGTCTTCGTCGGAGTATGCACGCACGGCATTTTCTGAACCCGTCAAGTGAATGAAACCTATTGGAGTGTGTGCATTAAATTTAGATAAAATATAAATCAGATCAGCAACCGTTATACCGAATGGGAGCGTAATTTCGCCGCAGTCGTGTTTCTTCCAATCGCGTTTTACTTCAGCGATTGAGTCAGAGTCAATTTCCCATTCTTTTTGACAAACGACACATTTTCCAATCCAACCATCTCCGGCTCCACATGGGCCAAAACAGTATTCGTGCAGACCGATAAATTTATCTTGCCCACAGCATACATCAGGACGAGTAGTTGTAATATTTACAATTTTCATAATGTTTTTCTCATGGTTTTGACAATTTTTCAGATTCTCTTAGCCGTTGCTGCAGCATGGCACTGAAGTTTTTGAGGCTATCGCCTAAAATTATTTTACGTGGGGATAACTAATAACCTCCACATATTAAGAGAATCTGAAGAATTGGGCTCCGAAGAGCCTATTCTTCAATTGCGCCTTCGTGAATAACCGCATCACCAGTATTGCCGGGAGAGGATGTTACTGCATTTGACGACTTTATGGACTTGTTTGCAACCAAGTATCCACTCTATAGAATTTGGTCCGCGTGGAAGGATTCGAACCTCCGACTTTCTGGTCCCAAACCAGACGACCTACCTGACTAGCCTACACGCGGAAAATTTATACCCCGTCTATACTTTTTCGTTTCACCGAGCATGTCGGGAGTGACTACAGAAGTTCTGGCCGAGGATTTTACGAGACGTCTCCCGATTTCCTTGTTAATGCCGATCGTCATAACTTTCGTTAAGCGTCGGAGACAATACGTTTGCCCTACTCGCGTTCTCCAGTCACGGCGCAATAAAGGACAAGTGCAGCAACCAGGGGTGCGAAACTGACTAGGAATCTAGAGCCCTGTGCCTTTAGCTCATTTCAGAATAAACTTTATTGATCAGGTCCATGTTGGCTTTTGCCATTGCATACTCTGGAGTATCACGTTCACGTTCAACCCATTCACATTTATCGTCGCAACACCATCCGCCGAATCGAGTACCCATAGATTTGTAGCATGCGGTTTTGAACGATTTAATTCGCGATTTAGTGAGTGCGCGCAATTCATTTTCATCGAATTTGGTGTGAACAATATCGGTAGATCGCAACATAATATTTTCCTCATTTTGTGTTGGAGCGGGTAGCCGGTATCGAACCGGTCTACTCAAGCTTGGAAGGCTAGCATGTATCCGTAAACACCTTACCCGCAAAATAATCATAGGGGTGACGGACGAGGATTGAACTCGCGACGACCAGGATCACAACCTGGGGCTCTACCAGCTGAGCTACCGTCACACCTATGATTACTCAAAACTAAAACTGGTGGAGATGACTAGAGTCGATTCTAGTAAGGCTTGTAAGGCGGGTCCATTACGAGGACCTGATGCTCTTTACATCTTACATCTCCAATGAATTTGGTACACCGTCTGAGATTCGAACTCAGAACCAACGGATTAAAGGTCCGCTACTCTGCCAATTGAGTTAACGATGCTCTTAAAAACTGTCTATCTTTATTTCTTTCGGTATTAAAGATTCGCAAAACGTCATCGAGCTGAGTTGAAGTGTTATCTACCCACTCGCCGTTTGCACCAAACATAAAATGCAGTTGTTTTTCTGTCTTAAAGCGGTCATGGGTAAAGAAGTATGTTTGAATTTTATAATCACGAAATGGCGAATAACTTTGATATGTAGCCAATCGGTCGTATACTGATATGGTGCTGCCAATTTTAAAATGTCCAGGCCAAGCCGGATTGGTTAACACATATACATAACCTTCGCGAATACTAGAAGCTTTACCTAATCGATTATATTTAACATTTAGTAATGATCTACGAACGTAGTTCAATTGCGAGCAAACACTCTTAATATAAGATGAGTTTTTGCGTAAAAATGGCAACTTAGTTGTGCGATATATGTGATTGAAGAAAATTCTTTTAACGAGATCATCTGTTATTTCAAAGTCGTAACAAGCGCACTCAAGTTCTAGATAAGTTGAATATCGAGCAATCACATCATTCATAATAAATTTCCACAATTTAGTGCAACGGAATTCCAACCAGTATTGGTTATGTTACGGTAATTCCGATGCGAAATTTGGTGGAACGCCTTGGACTCGAACCAAGAATGCCAGAGGCGAGCGGGTTACAGCCGCTTGGGATACCATTACCCGAACGTTCCAATAAATTGGTTTTGGCGGTGATGACTGGACTCGAACCAGTATAGAGGAAATTCCTCGCGGATTAACAGTCCGCCGCTCAACCTCTGAGCCACATCACCCCAAAATCAACTTGTTTTAATCGATGAGATAATCTTAAACTATCTCCAGCAATTCTGAACATCAAATGCTTCAGAATTAATGGTTGCTGGAAGGATTCGAACCTTCGAGGTCTTTCAACCCGTCCCGTTTCCAGGGACCGCCTTCAGCCACTCGGCTCACAGCAACATAATTTGTCATCCACTCGGTTCACCCCAGAATCCCGGAGATGCTGGCGCATGCGAACATGGATGGTGTTTGGCGGAAGCTATCCGATTTGAACGGATGGACCGTATTCCTACGATCGCTAGTTTTCAAGACTAGTGCAATAAGCCAGACTCTGCCAAGCTTCCTGAATTCTTTTCAAATCTAAACACGTCCTACGTCACTAGGCTGAGAGTTCTGTCCGATTAAGGCTTGCTCCAGGAAAACTACAGCTTCTCACTGTTTATCCCATTCAAGACTGAATGCGTGTTTTGATTTGATAAGATGATAATAAACTATTTCTAGCAATCCTGAACAAATGCTTCAGGATTTTGAATTTGGTAGGAGAGGAGGGACTCGAACCCTCAATCCCGAAGGCGGGAGGTTTTAAGCCTCCTGTGTATGCCGTTCCACCACACTCCCACAAATAACTCCAGGTGCTCGGGTCTATACTTCCCCGTTTACCGAAGCCCAGTCCATCCGCCGTAACTTAATCGGTTCAATATTAAGGATGTAACCGCTTCGCTTCCTTACCGCATCGCACCGACCTTTTGTTATTTCGTATATCTATTTATAACGATCTGGCAGATGAATTATTGCCCTAGAACCACAAACGGGGCAACCTGGCTGTCTGTTCAATAGACCTTTCACCTTTTGCCATGAACACTCCCTGAGTGTCCAGGTTTTACCACAACCCCAGCAAACGTTTTCAAGGTCATGCAGCCGTTCAGCGTATCGAGTAATGTCACGATTCGTCATTGTCGTACAGTCTCATAACAATATCGCATTTTTCATCTGGTTTTTCACCGCGGCATCGCGCAAAATGAGGATACTCGAAGGTCAAACCGGTTCCTGGAATCTGGCTATCATGACCAGCATAGCATTCCATAAGAGTCTGTTCAAGACAACAGCTCATCATCGAGATGAAGAAACCTTTAAGCTCAGGTGGCACTTTGATGGTGACAATACTGTCGTCAGCGATTTCATAAGGACCTTCGAGACCACCTGATGTTTTGTCGACCAGCTGACGAATACTGTTTGGAGCATCAAAATAGTCATTTCGATCAGATACGTTAGTTGAAGGTCTTTCAGAATAAACCCAAAGCTCGCCGTCAGCGTCAACAGCGTAATTGGTAAATTCGTCGTCAACTTCATAAGTTTTTCCGGCGTGTTCAAACTTTTTCATCTAAATCTCCTCCGCTATCAATTCCAACTGTTTTTCGAGTTCGTCTTTGTCAGTGTTCCAGACCAAATTCTCTTGACCATTGTGTATGTCTTGGGCGTATGGACACAGATCCCAATACACAGTTGATTTGAATGGGATACTCAATATATCATCATCCCAGGAGTCAAAGCGCTCGTCTAGCCACTCCCGCAGTGATTCCCATGATTTAAACGTCTTTTCTTTGCCAGTAGGCGAAATAGTTTTCATTCGTTACCCTCGCAATCAATGCCAATCGACTCGCTGCGCCCGTAATAGCGACCATCTGACACAAAACCTGCCGCAATGCAATGCCCGATATCATGACAATAATCGAATGCAATATGAACCATTGCATTAAGAACATCAACATGATTGAGCTCTTTTGAGAAAATCGCCTCGATGGTCCTCGCATTGTCGCGGTCAATCAGAATCCGAACAAATTTGAATTCATGGTCAGGATCGATTGATCGTAGTGCAACAACGCCACGCGGCCGGAACCAATTATTGTAGCTGCCAGGGTAATAAATCTGAGTTGCTTCCAAAACTTCAACGGCTAATGTATGCTCATTGACTTTGTCACTCAACCCACTGATGTTCATGGAAATTTGAAAGGGATAGCCTTTTTCACACAGATCGTAGATCATATAACAATTTCCTCACAAGGTATATTGATGCTTAGCTGCTACTTGACGGGCTGCCTTTTCCATACTGCGGAATTGCGCAGTGTCATTCTTGAAAGTGCAGTCGATAACTTGATCATTTTTGAACATTATCCAGCACGAAATGCCGAAGCGGTAATGACCGCGAATCATGTCAACTTTTGTGATACCATTAACTTTAGCAATATGCTGCGGGTGGTAGATTTTCATTTAAATTACTCCTTGGTAGATTTGATGGGACCATAGTAAACCATAGTCCCATCATTGTAAACATTTATTTTTTAATTTTTTCAGTCACTTTAATGTACGTGAATTCACATAATTTGCAAACCAGATAAATGGCTAGTGGCAGCCAAGCGCCTGCGATCATGCCATACACCTGCACGGCGCACAAGCTTCGGGCTGGCATTTTATAGTCTGGACGCTTCTGGCGCCATTCATCGAAGAAGGCAAAGCCATGTATGAGCACGTATACCATAACCGCGATTATAGAATATTGGACGCTCAAAATAAACAGTTCAAACAGCAGATTCATTAAAAGGCCTCAACAAAAGTCAATGGAAGTTTGGGAACGACATATTCTGTCGGGTTATAGTATACCTCGATGGTCTCAACAACGCGGATAAAGTCACTTCCATAACCAACAGCGTAATTTGAAATATGGTCAATGACATTGTCTCTCAAATCGTCAATATCAAAACCGCTATCAAACTCTTCGGTTTCTTTGTCATAAACGTCCGCACTAAGGTCCAAGAACTTCTTGAACTGCGGTTCTAATCCAGGATTATCAATGAGAATTTCAACCAATTCAACGGCTATGGATTCAGACCAGCTGCTATTCCCGTAGTGATTTCCCTTAGAATGGCGACTCTCGAACAATGGTTTTACAAGTGCGAAAAATGTGGTGTCGGCTTCTGAACAACCGAAGTGAAAATGTGTTTTGTAGTCGTCGCCATCATTTTCCCAAGTTTCGATCGCAATGACGTAACCAGCCGGTATAATGGTTCCTGGTGTGAATTTAAAATTTTGCATATTTCCTCACAGATTAACAATATCGATATGTTCCCAACCGTACAGGCCTTCGAGACTGTCGGCATCTTCATATGTCATTTTTTGCACATACGTCAGCACTACGTCTTCGATGTAACCGTTACGCTCATTTTCTTGGACATGCTCTGGAAACGTTATCGATACAACTTCTTCGTTATTGTTTCCTCCAAACTGACCGGATATATCATATTCACACCAAATTTTGATAGTAGACGATGGTCGAAATTGCATAACAAGTTCTTGTTGGTCTGTCACTTTTTAGCTCCTATGGTATCAATGTACACGCGGTACGGAATAAGGTGGCAACATATAACTGTCGTGAGAACGACAATAACCTTTTGCGCTGGTGTCCACACAAAATTCCAACGAAATTGTTTTGTGTAAAATTTTAACACGTTCACCGACAGAATAAAACATGCCGAGAGATACAAACTTATAACGATTATTGTAAAAGTCATAAAAACCTCCAATTACAAAAATGCCCTCCGAAGAGGGCATTTGGAATTTACTCAGCTTCAACAAACCCGCCGTCCAGCAGTTTGGGTTCATGAACTACGAAAGAAACACAATCAAAAGGAACTTCGGCTACCAGGACGCGCTTTTCGCCTTCACCTTTAGTCAGTTGATAGAAACCTTGGGAAGCAGCCACATTAATGGAGGTTACGTCTACATGACGAGCAGTGGTACTCAGAACTTCGCCGGTGGTCAGAACGATTTGCTTTTGCATTTTTATTTCCTTTTGGATTGATTTAAGATTAACGCATTGTTTTAGGTCTAGCTACTCGTAGCCAGTTGGTATGAACTATATTATCATGAACCGTTTGACACTGAACACAATATGCTGTAGAAATAGCCATTCGACGAGCTTCTGGTATCGGTTCGTCGCATTCTTCGCAAAACTCAGGAGTATCTCCTTTATACTGCGTTGACCGGATGAAATCCAGGGCATTGTCGAGCCCAGCGTTGATAGTCATATGTAGACCATTTTCAGGTCCAAATCCGACGGCCATAAGTTGCTCCTTGTTGATGCTGAGAGCATACTAACATGGTTTTCGGCAAAAGTAAAACATTTTTTGATACAAAAAAATGCCCTCCGTAGAGGGCATCAGTCAGCATCAAGTGCTTCCATATACTCATGTGAGCTAACGATTGGAAATTCGTAAGAACCCATAAAAGATGAAGAGCCTACATCTTTAGCGATTGTGATATGAGGAATGTATTCGTCAAAGTCGTAAGATGCTCCTAAAAGCATACCTTGAGCGAATCGTTTATTCATGTGGCTGGATTCGAAAGCCAGAACCAAAACGTTTTTGGTTGGAGTCTCAAATACGCGTAATTCTGCGCTATTAGCTAACAGTGTCGGCATATCTGATGGAATAAACGGAATCTCTTCACGGCTATAAATGATGGTTGAGTGAAGTTCATCGCGAGGCACTGGATTAAAAATCGGCAGCGCCTCTTGAATCTTTTGGATTGCATCCAACGTTTCTTCACTAAACCGGCAGGCTACATATGTACCTACCGGAGTTTCCATTACTTGGTCTCTTCTTTAGCTGGTACCAGAGCTTCAACAGCAGAAACGATGGTAGACAGTTCGATCGATTCGGCACCTTCTGCAGGCTGAACACCAACGATTTGAACGATCTTGGTCAGAGTTTCGGAGAACTCTTTAGCCTGAGCTTGGGTATTAGCCAGATGTTCGCCAGCGTCAAACAGACGGATTTTCAGGGAAGCGATCAGTTGTTGAGCTTGTTGCATTTCTTGGGACATGGGAAGTTTTCCTTTATTTGATGTAGTTTATGAGGTTATTTACAACTTGACGGAGATCATCGATACTTCCGTCATTATTAATGACATGGTCGCCGCTTTGAATCGGCAAACCCTGTTCGGTTGAATGCATATCAACTCGAATTTCTTGATTATCGCGGAGAATGTGTACTACATGAGCACCTAAAGACCGCATCTCTTCCATTTCATGGTCTTGACGACAGTCTGTAACGACGATATTTTTGTGCGTTGGGATGAAATCGGTGAGATATTTCATCCATATACGTTTATTTATTGCACATCCGATGTCGGTACCAAAAGTTTGCATAAGACGTCTGATTGACCAGGCTTCTTTATTACCGAGAACAACTTCAGCGATTTTGCCGGTGTGGGCATAGGTAAAATCAAAACCTTGATCGTCAGAAACAAGCATCCAGGCAGAGCGCATAATCCGGAAAACATCGCTATTCGAAATCGGCAAACCAGCTTCACGGTCATATCCAAGACCGTTGAAGTCGTCCATATTGAAATCTTGGACAAACATCGGCAATTTGCTATCTTCATGAATCGACAGATACAAGAATCGTTTAATGGGTTCTGCCAAAGCGTATTTGGTAAAACCATTTGAGACAAGAATATCGCCGACGGTATCTTTACCGCAGCGCTTTTTCGCGGATAATGCAATAATCATTTTAGCCTCTTATTGGACGAACGAGCTGACCTTTACGCTCAATTTCAAAATACTTGAAAAAGAATGTAACGGTGAAATAAGCTGAAACATCGCCTTCTTCAGTGTATGAATATTCGATTTCGCCTATTTCAGATGGCCAAGCACCTTGGTAATTGAATGAAGCTACTATATCATGTTTTGAGTTACTTAGAACATGAAGCGTCACCCCAGGCGGTTGGCTTGTAGTTCCCCACATAGTCGGAGTTTGACGTGCATAATCGTTGATAGAAAGCATCCATCGATATATTTCGAAATAGGCGTCATAGTCCTCATCAAGAAGAATACGAACTATGAGTGGATCGAATTCAGTCGTTGTACTCGGAATGTTCTGGCGTGCTGTTCCTTGTTCGCCCAATGGTAACTCTGTTGGAGGAATACGAAACCCCGGAATTGATGCCTGTTGCACGTTCATCAATGCGACTTTTATGCCTGCTGATGCTGGTATGTCTAACAGGAAGTTAGTTATGTTTGATTGATTGTTTAAAGCCATAAAACCACCTTTAATTAAAAACTTAACTGGCTTCGCCAGTTCGAGCTTCGCTCGAATTTATCCTTTTTATCCTTTAGGTTATATAATCTATTAGGCCTTAAAGGATAAAAATGCTAGTTTGGCAGAGCCAAACCCTGGAGGTATTGTTATACGAAAAAGGCCTAGACATTGTCCAGGCCAATACGTTAAGCTTTCGCCCAAACCTTGCGAGCAGAATATCTCTTGCCCTTGGATACGAATTGCTGCAGAGGCATGTAAATCACGTTTACCCAGTCAGACGGTTTTATTTCCATCATTGAGCCTTTTATATGGCCTGGCAAATACGCTTTTATCATGACATCCGAGCCACTCATTCCTCGTACATTCGACCAGTTTATCTTCAGAGTAGTTTTGTTTGAAAGTCTTTCGGTGCTTGCGTAATTTTTAAGCAATTCCTCTAGAAAACTCTGACGCGCTTTAGGCGGAATGTAGTGCAAGTTGAGACCATAGAGCAATGGGCCTGAGCCTGATGATCCAATGCCAAGAAAAACGATAAGTGGGAATTTGTCCCAATACTCGAGGGTATCCTTATGCTTAGCGTCATATGCGAACGTATAAATTCTTCCTGGTTTTGGTTTTGCAACCATATGACCACGGATGGACTTGCGGATCGTATCGTCGAACCATTTTTGCGATTTGTTGTTATTTGCGGCACCTGAATCGGCGGCGCGAGCTCGCATTTGGCTTCTGAAATCGTTTATCATTGCCAATGCTTTTTCGCGGGAGTTGAGTTTGGCTTTATTCTTTAAACTCTCGACCTCGATAGCAAGATCGATTTGTTTCGCGAATTTAAGCATAGTTCGCCGGAACGTGTCGAAATTCAAACCATTTGCTTTCGCAAAATCCCGCCCAGATACTCCCTTCGCTTTCGCATTTCTCCATTTAACCCCTAAATCAACCCACTGGTTTCGAGTCTTTTTAACTGGTGCTTCATCAATATAGTCGAATATCATTATCCTCTCCAGCCAAAGTGAGATTTGAGTGTCACCTCGGTTATTATTTTGAAATTCCACCCTTTGCTTTCGCATAGCGCCTGGGCAGCTTTCCACTTATCTGTGTTTACTTGCCAAGTGTACATTTCCGATATGAAATTCTTTTTTGCTTTAGCTGTGTTGGTCGAAGGCATAACAGGCGGCCGACATTCTTTTTCGGGTTTAACCTCGAATAAAAACACGTCGCCGGTCACCATTTTGACATAGAAATCCATGAAATATCGACGGCGTTTTCCATCAGCATTTGAGAAATACGGAATTATCACTTCTTCCGACGACCAACTAATCACTGATGCTGACTGATCGCACCATTTCATCAGCCAAGCCTCCCAGCTCGACCGATATGTGATTTTGTTTGGGTCACCGTTGTACTTGCTTAAATTTTTTGGCCTGAATTTTCCAGAATATGCCATTATCTACCTCTATTTACGTAGTCTCTTAAATTGTTTGCCCATATCGTCCACGTTCCAACAACTTTTTGAGAATAGGTCTTCTGCATCGTATGTCGAACTGGAGGGTTTACCGGAAGTCCTGGTTCAACTGGAACAACGACATCATATATCATCACAACAGAATATGTGAATGTCTTCTCCAATGACTGGGGAGCTTCAAATGAATAAAGATCAGCTATTAACGGGCTTGGGAGTTCTTCCCATTTTGATGCTGTCAATCGTTCACCTGTCTTAAGACGGTATTTTAGACCGCCATTGAGGGAGAATACGCCTGTGTATTCTCCCGAGAACGATGAACCTGCAGCAATAATACCCTCATTAGGCGTCACCTGTGTCACGGTTATTGAAACCAGGGACGCTCCTGCCTCAGTTAAGTTGGCTGTGAAAGTTTGGCTAACAGGAGTATTCTCCCGGGTTACCGGGAGAATTGTTGAAGCCGGGAGTATGTCTGACATGAATTACCCCAAGTTGATTCTAGAACCGTTGATTGAGAATGTACCTTGCGCAATATCATTCACAGTTGAAGCGCTTCTATCCCAGTTTCCGCCAACCTGATCATTGCGTGTGCCACCTACTTCAGTGCTGAAGTTACCTCCAACTTTGAGCACATAGTTGCCATCAATTGTATTGAAGCAATCACCGACAACTTTGATATTAGCGTTCTGGTTGACTGTAGCGGCCATATTGCCATCAATCTGCGAATCAACGTTACCCTTGACATATTGATTGACTGAACCGGTAACATGCTGATTAACATTCCCTTCAACTCGTTCAATAGAGTCTCCACGAATAAATTGATTAGCGTTACCTGAGATAGTGGTTTCGGCATCGCCTTGGACAAAAACAACAGCATTGCCGTCAACGATGAACTTTAAATTGCCACCTACATGCACGTTTTGGTTATTTTTGACAATGTAGAAGTCATCACCGATTATTTTCTGGACTTTGGTTCCATCAGGATGAATTTCTTCAAACGTTCCAGCCTTGTGGCGGGTGTGGATACGTTCGTGACCTGGGGTGTCGTCGAATTCCTGTATATGCCCAGATTCGCTCTCGAAAACCTTATTGTATGGATATACCGCGGAATAGGCGGATGCTGGCTCTTTAAATGAAACAGTTTGCGCCGTGGCAGTTTTTGCCTTCCGAGTGATTGACCGGGTTGCTATCAGGGGCATCGCTACGGCCCTGGTGATAGACCGTACAACAGAACCTTGGGATCCGCCATAAGCAACTAAATTGCCATTCCGTATGACATCGGTTACACGTCGAGCTCGATTCGGCGTTTGTCTTGCCCAAAGAGAATCGAGAGCTTCATCTGCGGCCTTGTCATACTGCCCTAACGCCAAATATGCTAGCATCTTTTGGAAGTTTGCAACACCACCGATGCCCATTTGGAAAGTCATGTTAATGATTGCCATTTTGCGCGTATCGTCAAGCATCGAATATACTGGACCGACTGTAGCACTTCGAGAAATGTCTGAATAAACACCATTCAAATCACGTGCAAAAAGAGTTGAACAATCTTCCTCAGTTATTCGGCCTTGAACCTGTCGACCTACCTGTTGGCTTAACAAGCTGTTGATTCGCGACATGTTTTTGGTTTTTTCGTGAATGATTAGATGGCCGATACCAACAGTCGGATAACCTTCGCTATCCCAATAAACAACAACTCGAATACCCTCGTCATATCGAAGCATGTCCTCGATGGTAACGTCCGGATTTGGGTTCGGTTTAATTTCATCGTTTGGCGTTCTGTTCGGCTCGGCTGCCCAATCTCGGTTCAAATCCTGGTCTTCGACAGTCGCTGGAACTATTTCCTCAGTTTGAGCTATTTGGCCAGGCGCAATTTTGATTTCTTTTCCGCCACGGGCCAATATGTTAACGTCAGAACCAACGTAGCGCGGGAATTGGCGATTCGGGTCTGTAAAGCCTTTGTTGAAGTTGGGCATTTCTGGATAAATTCCAGGATATGTTCCCATTATTAAGCCAGATTGATAAAAGTCATCAAGATAAAAGCCGTAAACATGGGTACCTTCAACTATCCCAGTAGGCGATTGTCCGACACCGGAAATAGAAGCAGAGGTTGTTGAGGTACCAATAGTCATCCATAAAAGATCATCGGTAGCCATACCATAGTTTTCAGCTTTTACTTTTTGCTCAGGGTGTATACCATGCACACGGACTCTGACTCTGCCCAGCATGAATGGGTCAAAACGATCTTCGACTACACCTGTAAAGAAACGATCAACACCATTAAGCATGCCGTTTACACCTTTTCCATTTCGCGGATCATATCGCTCAAAAAGGCGTTTATATCCGCAGGGTTGATTATCATGATACGCCGTCTGCTTTCGTTTAAGCTTACTTGTGCTTCGAGTGTATCTACAGCTCGAAGAGGTCCAACATATTGGACGTGCATGCGAGCTTTATCGCCTTTGTCGTACCAGTTTTGCGGGAAATCTGGATCTTCAACAAGATTCCAGTACTTTTCACCATTTGCGTCAATATGGTATGCTATTTGGTTTACTGGATATTGCTGTTCCGCGTATTGATATGCCGCATCCTGACTTGTTAACCAGTCGTAAAATGGGTCATAGGTGTTATTGAGCATAAGAAGAACCCAATAAAGTTGTTGGTTACCATACAACTCATGAGCTACCGCTTCCGGCCTTGGCGACCCGCTCAGCCAATAAACTTCCGGTTTGTATTTGACTACAACACGGTTGAAATATGCCCGATAGTTTTTGAATATATCGGTTGTTTCTTTTCCTTGGTAGGAAATTGGATCAAAAAATGAAAATATCATAGCGCACTCCTTTTAGATTATTTAAACGTCGCCGGATGATCACTTAAATATAATAACAAGGAGGGCCATATGCCTGGACTAACCTATGATATGGCCTGGACGACCGGCCATGATACATACCCGCCTACGAGAATTCGAGCTACCCAAGGCAAAGTTTTTGTCGACGGTATACGCGTAGTAGTTGCTGGAGACACCATTGTTCCGCACACTAATACCGTTGAGCCCTATGACACCCACAGCGGCTATGTTATACCCACAACAAGCAAAATATATGTTGGCGGTAAACCTGCAGCATCAATCGGAGACCCTACATCCGATGGAGACACAATTGCCCAATCATCAAGTAAGGTATTCATTAAATGAAATTGAAAACTAATATACCGGACATTTTCAACGGGGCTACATTTGATGAGATTAAACGCGACCTCATCAACTGGCTTCGAAACCAAGACGAATTCAAGGATTATGATTTCCAAGGCTCTCGTCTTAACGTATTGACCGATTTGCTTGCTTATACCACACTGTATATTCAGCAATTTTCAAACGCGGCATTATTTGAAAGCTTCATACGAACTGCTGTTCTTCGTAGTTCAGTTGTTCAGCATGCCCAAGACATGGGTTATATGCCGGATTCCAAGACTGGTTCGTCAACCACTCTGTTGCTCAAAGCAACTAACCCATTGAACCCTACGAGCATTCGTATCCCGCGTGGAACAAAATTCGTTGGCACTGTTGAACGGACAGATAACTTCCCGTTTGTGACACTTGACGACGTTGTTATAATCCGCGGCCAAAACAACACATATGAGTCATTGGTTAACGTTTATCAAGGGCGTATTGTTCGAACAGAGACAACATTTGACGGAACATCGCAGATTCTTTTGCGCGACCCGAATATCGATCGGTCTCAGGTACGTGTGTGGGTTGACGGTTCTCCGTGGGCGGACTGGACAAATAATTCAATAGTTGACATCACTGGTTCATCGAATATTTTCTATATGCGTGAAACAATCGATGGAACTACCGAAATATTCTTTGGTGAAGGTGAAACATCAGTGCAAATTGCCGGCGGTGCTCTTGAGGCAAATTATATCGGAGGCCTTAAGCCGAATATCGGTGCCCGCGTTGTCGTCGAGTATTTGAGCACCCAGGGTGAAGCTGCAAACGGTTCCAAAGATTTCGCATATACTGATACTCTTCAGAATATCATCATCACTGATCTGGTTGAGAACCCGACAGATGACCGTGATTACGTCGGCACACAGGGCGGCGGTAATGTTGAAGACATTGAGCGCATCCGTGAATTGGCACCTGTTATGAGGGAAACACAACGGCGTTGTGTAACTGCTTCCGATTATGAGACATTCGTCTCGTCGAAGTTTGGTTCCGTTGTACAGGCCGTTCAGTGCTTCACAGACAAAGAAAAGCGTGGCTATGCTTTCATCGCAATTAAACCAAAACAGGGTCTTCGTTTGACAACTGTGCAAAAAGAAGACATCGAAAATTATCTGGCACAATACAACATGGCGACGATAACACCTGCTGTTATTGATCCAAACTACATGTACGTTAAATCGAAAATCAAAGTAACGTACAACCTCTCAGAACTGTATAACTCTGAAGAGTGGCTCCGCGGTCAAATAATTGGGTCGATCGATCGTTACTACATTGATGAAGTCGAAGTATTCAACAAAAACTTCTCATCGTCTAAAATGTTGACTCGTGTGGATGCGACAGACGATTCAATAATTGGTTCTTCTGCCGACATCTCGCTTGTGCGAGAAGTTGATAACTTCTTCAAAACACCTATGGCTGGTATATCATTCCAGAACGGCATGAAGAAAGGTTCAATCAATAGCTCGCCGATAAACTTCACAAAAGATTCATCATCTTACGAAGTTTCGTATGTTTCGACAACGCAAAGCGGCAAAGTTCTTATCGGTCCATTTAAAACAGGAGATATTGCGCTTGCTGAATATTCCGGAACTGATTTCAACAAGGTTACCATCGAAGGACGAGACAAATACTACGACGTGGGCAGTGTTGATTATGTTCTAAACACTATAAGCTTTGATCTTGGTGTTTTACCGGTGCCATCGACCGCATTTACAGGAGCATATATAGAAATAGAAGCTCTCCCAACGGAAGATACTATTTTTGCGCGAGATGGTTCGCTTATTGTGTTTGAAAATGACCTCAGACCACAATACACTGAAATCATTCTCGAAGCTATTGCTCAATAACTAAGGGCCTTCGGGCCCTTTTGGAGATTTTATGGTTATTAAAGCACCATCTGTTACAAGTTTGAAGATCAAAATATTATCTGCTAACCAAGTGTATATCACCTGGGATGACGTGGGTTCAAATTTTTATTACATTGTAGAGCTGGCAAGAACACGCGATTCCAGTGTTATCAACTGGACAACACTCGGCATAACTCCGAACGAAGAGTGGTTCGAAGATAAAGTAATTCAATCAGACACTCACTACAAAATGCGCGTTCGCGTATCAGGCAAAGGTTTTGAAATGTCTGACTGGGTTGAAACCGAAGAGTTTCAGACCTTTAACACAAACGCATACTACGTTTCTTCAATGCGCGAATTTACACCAGCCGCAACATTCATTAATGAAAAATTCACAAAAAACAACAAATCATACGTAGACTTCAACGATGACGTTATAATGGCATCTCTGATGGGTGAAGACTTTGTTTTCAGCCCACAATTCAGCAATGCGACAAATATAGCGGACAAAATCGTCACCGACGAAAACTATCACGAAATACAGGGTTACATTGAAGGTGTTTGTGCAGACATCGATAGAACAATGCTTGCTGAAATAGACGATGTACTTTATCTGTTTGAGCGTTTCCAACCTATGGCGAAAGTATCAAACGATAAAGGCCAGAACTGGAAATATTACAAAGCGTTTAACGGCCGTATAGGCAATCCAATTACCAGAACAGTAACTTATCAAACCAGCACAACAACTTATGTTCTTGGGTATGAGAACATTTATTACGGCCGGCGCGCGAACGATGTCCGGTGGTCAGCTGATGACGTTCGTTTCAGTTCAGACACCGTAACGTTTGCAAAAACAGGTGATGAACTCAATCTCGGATTTGACGTTGAACTTTTCAACTCATATGCTCGTCTGCCTGGCGATATGTACCGTAAAGCTGAAGCCATCGCGGCTGACGACGACTGGATATATGTTGCTGCTCGTAACAATATGCGTCGTATCCGAACTTCAAACGCGCCGATTGAAACCGACCCAGGTAGTCCAAACTTTGGTGAAAAACTGTTTGACCCAGTCGCTTATATGGTAACAAATGACCCGAGCGCTATTGTCAAGAAAATGGACACTTTCAATGGCAAATTGTACGCTCTTGTGACCGGCAAAGTCAAATCACAATGGCTTGACCCAACAGTCCCAGCAAATATAGTATCAACTGATGCCATCGGTGTTTATATGTTTGACGGAGCTACATGGACTCGCGTTTTTGGCAATACTGCCGATGAACGTCGTTGGTTTTCACATGAATATACCAATATGTCAACCAATGGCGATGAGCTGTTCATATCCCAGGTCAATTTTAAGTTTCCGGGAACACTCCCAGATCTGGAGCTTCCAGAGAAAAATAGCCAAGTTATCGAAGCTGTCAAATATCAATTGCTTCCCGGTTACAACTCGGATATAACCATCCATATGGGTACTTTCCGCATAAACCAGGATGATGACGTTTGGAAATTAGGACCTCAGCAGTACTATAATGAAGCTGCTTACACCTGGATGGCTCGTTCTGGTACTCGCTGTTGGATAACGAATGACAACCGTGCGCTTGTTGTTTATCCAAAAATCGTTTACTCGAAGTCTATCGATGACGCCGGATTTGCCGATGACTCTAGGGTGAACAAGGAAACACACAACAAAGGAACTATAACGCTCTACGCAAACAACGTCAGGTTCAACGGGTTTAAACGATACGCTAATGGTATTTTGTTCCACAAAAATACAGGTGAGATTATCGGATACTATGAGTTTCCTTATCGCGTTCGCGATGAAGCATATGTTTTCTGGAAACCAAACTTTGTCATGCTCGTTGCTGAATTGCGAAACCAGGAGCGCGAAACTCCATGGACGCCTGCGCCAAATTATGGGCTCAAAGACCCAGATCTACGCCCGCTCGTAACCAAGATGATGCCTGAAAGTTATCTGGACGAAGATAGTAATTTTGGTGCTTTTGCTAAATATTATCTCCAGTACCTTTCTGATGGCAATGGCACTTACTACAATAAGCTGCTCAACCTCATCAAAAACAAATACCCTCGCGAGCAATATGCGTACGAGTATCTTTGGTCAGAAGTTCTGAAGCGCAACATCTATCTGGATGAAGCCAAACGCGATTCAGTTGCTCGATTCTTCGAAGCTAGATCGTTTGATTTCTATTCGACGAAAGGTGTTGAGCAATCGTATAAATTCTTGTTTAAGCTTCTGTACAATGAAGATGTTGAAATTGACATTGAATCGAAGCATGGTATCGAATATGACATCGTCGTCTATTCAACCAACATAAGTCAGGACATTGTGGGCCGGACGATTTATACTCCAACAGGTCGTGCAAACGTAACGTATATCGAACGCGAATATAATGAAGGAAAATTGCGCTGGCGGATCACCATACATAATATGATAGGTAAATTCTTTGAGGGACAGGAAATAAAATCTGAAACCACTGGATTTAAGGGCGACGTTATCGTTGGTGTTCGTGGTAAAGAACTTCTAAGTGACTCGATCGACTATATCAATCGCGGGCGCTCATATTATACGATGACAATCAAATCCGTTCTACCTGCATCCAGATATTCGCAGGACGTTTTGAGATTTGTTCATCCAGTAGGTTTTGGCTTTGTCGGCATAACATTGCTTACGATGTTCATAAACTCCGGTCTATCGATGAAACACGTCGAAACCATCATTGATAACCTCAAAACGTATCGATGGGATGCCGGATATCCACTTGAGCAATATGACCGAGTGGCCAAATTGGACGTTGACGGTAATATCGAAACAGATCCGGTTACCGGTGAAGCAGTTTATTTGGTTGGTCCTAACGCAGGTCAGCCATTTGATGTTCCACCAGAATATGACACTGAAGAATCAAGCTGGCATGGTAAACTACCATCAGAGCGTCGGTTCAAAATGAGTCCGCTGTTCGACCAATCGGCTGTGACTTTCTCAAACTTCCGTCGACTTGTTGAACAACGCTTGAAGGATGACGCTGGAAACCCACGTGACCCTAAAGTCCCAACACAGGTAAAAATTGATGAGTAACTTCTACCGAGCAATTGTAACCAGCAAGTTTCGAACAAAAAACTTGCTAAACTTCTATGACATGGTGGGCGACGAGCCCACCAAAAACACCATTTATGCCTCATTTGGTCGCGACACCCCATGGTCATCTAACGAAACCGACCCAGGATTCGCTCCTCCATATCCAAACGACTCTATTGATGGAATTGTCGATATGTGGACGAACATGCTAGGTATGGTCAAAATTGATAAATCCCTGCTTGACGCTATTATACCGCGCAAAGACTGGGGTGATATTCGATATGACAACCCAAAAACATTTTTCATCGACGATATTGTTGTTGTTAACTCCGCAGTGTATAACCGCACAGACAGTTCAACTGGGTGGATGATTTATCGTTGTGTTGATGTACCTAATATCGGGTCGTGCTCGATTGACGGTATTGACGACAAGATTGAATGTATCACTATTGGCGGCAAGTGGACTGCGACCCATGAATCTGTTGAGCCGCCGCGCGGAACAGCAATGGCTATCGACATGGGTGATGGATACATATGGGAATATTTGTACACGATTCCACCTGATGTTTCGATTAACCGATGCACAAACGAGCATATTGTTGTCCCGTTCCCGGATGAATTGGTCGCTGATCCAGCGCGATGGGGTTATGAAAACACCATTCTTTGGTACCCGGACGACATAGATCTGGTGTATCGCGTCAAAGTTGATACTCTTCGATTTAGAGCGTATATGGATTCGATATACTTCCCGGAAGCCTCGCTTCCTGGTAATACCGGATTCCGCCAAATGAGTGTTATTTTAAACCCATTAGTAAAGAAAAACCAACCTGCAGACACTGACGTCAAAGCTACTGAGGTCGCATATAAACCCGAACAATTAGAAAAAGATTCTGGCGAAATGGTTTATATGGAAAACAGGCAACCAATAACCCGCGCTTTGGATCAAACCGAAGAAATCAACATCATATTCTCATTTTAAGGATCAAACATGCTACAGGATACCAAAAAACGCGTTGACGTCGGTGTCATAGGTAACCCTTCGACCGGCGATATCTTATACGACGGCGGCGTTAAACTAAATACAGTTATCGATGCTCTTTATAACACATTTGGGGACTATCGCCTCTATTCATCGGCATCTGAAGGTGCCGATTCTCAAATACTGCATGCCACCGGTTTTTATCAAAAACTGTCTCGCCAGTATTATGCCGGTAACCCGGTAGATATTGGTTCGATGCATGATGCCGATACAACTTCCGGTGCACTGACCATGACTCTGCCCAACGCCAAATTAGGAGAAGGTTGCATATTCATAAATAGTAATGGGTCCATCTCACCAGCAAATCCGCTGATTATACGGCCTCAGAGTGGTGAAACAATACTTGGAACTTCCGGCAACTTGACAATCACTTCCCCATATTCTCGAATTGTTGTATGGTGCACGAAGGCTGACGGAAACCAAAAGTATTGGGAATATGGAATTACTCCCTTGTTTGGTGATTCAATGATGCCAGTTGAAAAAACTATTCTGGCTACCGCAACACCGACAAACATAAGAATCGCAGGTAAAAACGAATATGTTGCAATAAAATTATTGATTGCAGCTAAAAACAATGCCGGCACGGCTTTTAAAACAGCTGAAACGTTCATCGCAATAGACACAATAACAAACGAAGTAATAAACACAGAATATGCTGTATTGAAAAATACGGACTCAGAACTTTACGATATTCGTTTTTTTATTGGCGCCGGCGATAACGTTTATGCTGAGGTCAAGTCCTTAAACGGGCAACTTCGTTTTTCCATTAAAGCTATTGATACCGTAAAGATTGGGGCAACATCATAATGGAACTAATCAAAATTGGACAAGTTGTTGATGACGGCCAAGGCGATTATTTGCGCCGCGGCGGTCAAAAGGTTAATGACAACTTTACAGAGTTATTCACGCAGTTAGGTGACGGTGATCGCCCATTTGCAGCAGGAGCATGGAAAAATCACACGGTCGGTGTATTGACTCCAAAGTTTGGCGAATCATGGGCGATCAATACATCGTCCGGCGCTATTTCCGTAAATCTGCCGAAAGGATCAGTAACAGATTACAACAAAGCAATTAAACTGCGCGATGTTTGGTCCACGTGGGCTAACCAAAACGTAACATTATACGCTGCTACTGGCGACACTCTTAAAGGTTCCCCGCTTCCTCGTCGTTTAGACAAAAACTTAATGGACGTTGAGCTAGTTTATTGCGCACCTGGAAGATGGGAATACGTTGAAAATAAGCGTGTTGACCGAATCACAACATCTGACCTCAGCACGGTAGCCAAACGTGAAATATTGGTCGAAACTGATGGTCAAACTGATTTTCCAGATGTTTTTGGCTCATCTAATTACAACATCGGAAACATCGAAGTTTATCTCCGTGGTAACCTTCTGTATTACGGAAGCGAGTTGTCTTCAAACTCAAACTACGGTTCTATCGACCCAGCGAGCCCGACCGGCATTATTCCTTTAGATGGGCGAAGTATTCGCATACGTGGTATCGAAATACTTGCCGGCGATACCATCACATTCGTGACATATATGGACGGTATCGCGTCATACCGTAGCTCGTACAATACGCGAAGCGTTCAGGTATTTTCAACGACTGATAGTGCTAAAACATCGGTTGCGGGTGAGATTTGGGTTGGTGATATTGCAACAAAGAATAGTTTTAGTATCGAAGAAATCGGTATTGAAATGAACAACCGTATAAACCCAAACTCGCTCGAAGTCCTCATTAATGGCATATTGATGTCTCGCGCAGGCGATGGTGATTTGCCTATGTTTGTTTGTGAAGGCGCGGACGGTGAAAATCAAACAGATTGCCAGGCAAATGGCGGAAACTGGGTGCCGTCAGCGATTGACTACGCTATGGTTCTTGACGATAGTGGAAACGTTTCGCAAATCAACTTTGGAAATCCTTTCGAATCAGGGGATATGGTAACATTCCGTTGGTTTAACAATGATATCGGAACATTGCTTGATTGGGACGGGATTAACGGAATAAAGGAAAAAGCTGACCAGGTTTATCTGAATGCTGAGCAGCAAGTCACTATCCAGAACGGCATTGAGTACACTGACTTTGATAATCCAAGCCAGAAAACTGCTGAGGTAGTTCCAGGGGTTTTCACTGGGCGACTGGATACAATCCAGATGTTCTTTGACTCTATATACCCAATAGGAACTATTTACGAGAATGCCAACAACCCTGCCAACCCTCGGGACTACATGGGTTTAGGCGTATGGAAAAGATACGCTGAAGGCAAAATTGTAGCCGGCTGGACGTCAAACCAAGCTGATATTGAATTCAGCATGAACAATAACGATCTGGATAGCGGCGGTAACCCGAGTCATACGGCTGGCGGAACATACGGCGCAAAATCTGTTGAACTGGCTCCATTGAATATCCCTGAGATATCATCAACCGACAAAGTTCTTGTTAGCCACCCAGATGGAAACATAATCATCGGCGGATGTTTGATTGACCCGGACGCGAGCGGCCCTGGATACACAAAATATATAGAATCTGTTTTAGCAGTTAATAAAGGCAACTTGTCACCTGCTAACATAAGCATTCTTCCACCGATCATCACCGCATATAAATGGGTAAGGGTAGGATAATGATAACAAAAGCACGCGGAGGTGCGATGAACACCTCCCGTCACGCTACTCACATTGAGTATCTGACAAAACCAGGAACAGATGTTATGGGAGCCCGCAATATCGGCGGGCCTACCGTCGATTCTTTGATCGCAGGTGTTGATTATCACAACGTTCAATCGGCAATTGATGAACTCCAAACACTCGCAAGTTTCCCAATCAATGGCCTCTACATCTCCGATGTCAAGGCCAGCCCTGAAGGCGTTCGGCAAGCCGAGTTGCTTACTTTTTCCGGGGTCGTTACCGATTCCGAGGAAGGGAAATCCATAATCCACGTATATGGAATACCGTTTACTGTAGACGCTGGAACAAACGCAGACGTTATTTGTAACCAAGTGTTAGCAAAATTTGAAGATATGCGCGATAACGGAATTCTATTCTTCAGCGTTAATCGTCAAAGCGGTACAACCACGCCAGTATTGGAAGTTCAATTCCTCGATTCTGCTACCCATGTAAACATCGAGAATTTCGTCAGTAATGGTATCACCGTTGCTCGAGAAGTTTCTGTTCCAGGCGTTCCAGGTTTTGGTACATGGGACTATCTTGGCGAAGAAACCAAAACACTGACTGGCGGTACTTTAGCCGACCCCGTCCGGTTGTATTACTTTAAGAGGATTGGCTAATGGTCGCAAATAACATCAAAAACCACATCTCCGATTCAGCCGAATCGGTTAACTACACTGGTGATAACTGGCCGGCGATTGTGACTACGGTCGCCGATGCTCTAGATCGAGTAGCTCCGTGGGCTATTATCGATAACGGGCTGCCTTTGGCTACTACCCAGATTGCTGGTATTATCCGAATCGCTACTACTGCTGAAATGCAGGCAGGAACAAGTGCCAACACAGCGATCACACCTGCTTTGTTGAAGTTGGCGATGGAAACCCCGCAAGCTTCCGAGACCATTGTCGGGAATACGCGATACGCAACAAACGCTGAAGCTTTAGCTCTCACGTTAAATACAGCAGCGATCACACCAGCAAATCTTGGGTATGTTTTCGCGAATAAGGCTGCAACTGAATCAGCTCGCGGCACAATGCGTATTTCGACCCAGGCGCAAGCAACCTCTGGGACTGATGATGCGACAACCATGACGCCACTTAAAACTAAGTTGGCTATCCAGGCTCTAAGTCAGGCATGGGGAACTGCAACTGAATCAGCTCGCGGTGTTGTTCAGATGGCTACCGTAGCGCAAGCATTGCAAGGAACATTGCGTGACGGTTTTGCGATAAGCCCATACACTCTGTCAAAAATGGCTGGAACTGAATCTGCTGCTGGGATGTTTAAAATTGCATCTAATTCGCAAATTCTTGCCCTCGCTGATAACACCGTTGTCGTAACACCAGCTAAATTAGATATTTTGAAAGCAACTGCATCGCAATTGGGTCTTGTCAAACTATCAGGCGTATCAACTGCTGCTGCTAATACTGCCTTGGCCGCATCTGCGCCAGTACTTTACACTTCAGGCGGTATAATCACTGGTGATGTTACTTTCACTGGCAACATGCAAGGAATTCAATGGTCGCGAAATACGGATATGGCGCATATCGTTTTCAAAAATGATTCCAACGCCGATTCTAACTCGTTTATGCAATTCTGCGTTGGTGATGACAACAACGAATATTTCAGATGGGTAAACCGTTTTAGCGGATCTGACAATATTATGGCGACGCTTCGTCCAGGTGGTCATATGTGGCTGGCTGGTAATATCGATGTCAACGATTTCTATATTCGTTCTGATCGCCGTCTTAAGCATGGTTTCAAACCTATTGAAAATGCGCTTGATAAGATCGACCTCTTGAACCCGGGCACTTATCACAAACAATATTCATTGACCGACGACCGAATTGTCGGCTTGGAAGCTGGTATTTTCGCACAAGATTTCCAGAAGGCTATGCCTGAAGGCGTAAGATCATTGGAGGATGGAACGTTGACAGTTTCTCCTATGGGTGCGATAGCATTTTTAATACAATGCAACAAAGAACTTAAAGCACGTCTCGAAAAATTAGAGGGTATAAAATGATTGAACATCTAACAAAGGGTTCATTGCCATACGTTGATGGAGCCCCGGAAGTCGGGCAAGCACGTATTGACTGGATTAAGAACGGAGAGCGCCTGTGCGGCGCCTCTACAAAAACATCAAATGATGGAACTTATAATCGGCCGACCCTAAACGTTCAGAAAAACGTCGAGGCTGCAGATGGCGAACAAGTCAAAACAGTTGAAAAGGTAAACGAAATCGTTGACACCGTTAACATAATCGTTGAGAACCTTGGAAATATCGGAAATACTGATCTTATCGAACAGGTAAACGAAAATACCGCTGATATCGTTGTACTTAAACAGCATGTTGTCGATGCGACTGCACAAGATGCAATATTCACAAACGACATCGCGGAAATAAACTTGTCAGTTGGCCAACGTTTACCCGCGGATAATACAACTCGCGACGTCTACAACGATTTGTTCTGGATCAAAACAGAACTCGGTGCTTATAATGGTTTTGATATAAATGGCGGATCGGCTATCGGTTCTATCGGTTCAGGATTAAAGTATCGTTTCGGCGAATTAAACACTTTAGTCGGTAACAACTCCCGCCGGATAACAACACTTGAAGACAACTGGAATGCTTCGGATGTCGGTCAACTAACTTCGGATTTAGAAGATATGCGCCTTGAAATAGGGCGGTCGCAGTTGGCAACCGGAATCCCGATTTATACGCGCTTGAGAATCCTTGAAGATGGCGCCGGTGGCGAACAAGACGATGTTGAAGCTATAAAGTTGAAAATCGATTTTAGCAACGAAACAACTATAGCTGCACGAACAACTTTGCTTGAAAGCACGACAAGTTCTCTGGCAAACACGATTAACCGGCCAGATACCGGATTACTTCCTCGGTTAACTGTCGTTGAGAACCAAATAGGGTCAACAAGCGAACCATATACGATGATGTACGACATTAACCAGAATGCGATGGCTATTGTCAACATAAATCAAATACTTGGATCTAATGGCTCTTCAGGAATACAAGGCGAGATCGCGCTTATAAACGCGGCAATTGGACCAAACAATGAGTCTGGATCAATCAATGGCCGAATATCAGTTCTTCAGCAAGAAGTCAGTCAAATCACGTTAACTCTTGCAGATATCGACGGCAAAATAGGTGATGAAAATAGTGGCCTTGTTGGTGCAAACATCATAATGTCGACTGACCTGTATGGCGATGCTTCTTCTATTGATCCATTCACTAACGCAGGAATCAAAAAGACAACTAAAGATCTGTTTGACACTGTCCCAGGTAAATTGGATCGACCGGCTGAAACAGGTAGATGGTATTTCGAAAATGGCGCATGGAAAAAAGCGTCAAGCATAATGGTTGCTGTAGAAAAATCCGCGTTTGATGTTGACGCTACTGAAGCCGAAGTTGATATCCCATTTATAGACTTTGAGCAAACTATCGCCAATGGTTGTGTTTTCAACAACGGTGTTATTACTTTTTCCGATAATGGTCTCGTTGAAGCTAAAATCGATGTCGAAGTTGAAGGCGTTGGAGAAACAGACAACTATGAAGTCGCGATCAGCCACGATGTCGGTGGTGTTGTAACTCGAATAGTTTTGCAAGAATTTGCCCATCGTCCGATTGGTAAACGCTTATACACCCGCGATTGGTTGTATACAATTTCAAGTGGCGACAAGGTTTCAGTGACTATCAAAGCTCTTGATTCTAGTTCTGTTAAAACTGTTAACATAACTGATATGTCTATCATGATTGTTCCGGTATAAAAACAAGGCTCCCGAAGGAGCCTTTTTCGTATTTCAATAACCATTTTTATCCTTTAAGGCCTAATAGATTATATAACCTAAAGGATAAAAGGATAAATTCGAGCTTCGCTCGAACGGCTTCGCCGGCTAATTTTGTAAATAAAAATAAAGGAGTGCAACAATGTCTTATACATGCAACAACCCGCTTGAACTTAAAGATGCTATTCTTAGACGTTTAGGCGCCCCTATAGTTCACGTTGAAGTAACAGAAGAACAGGTGTTCGACTGCATCTCACGCGCTTTAGAACTATATGGAGAATATCATTATGACGGATTCCATCGAACTTATGCTACTGTCGTTTTGACTGAGCAACAAGCGAAAACAGGTATCATTGATATGAAAGGCGGTAACGTATTTGCCGTCACTCAGGTATTGCGTACCAATGTTGGTTCAATAATTACTATGGATGGAACCGCCGTGTACCCGTGGTTCACCGATTTTGTTATGGGCATGACTGGTGCTTCTATTGGCGGCCAGTGTAAATGGTACGGCCCAAACGCTTTTGGCGGAGACCTCGGTTATTTCACTCAATTGATGAGTTACCGGTCAATGATGGGCGATTTGCTTTCACCGCTACCTGATTTTTATTACAACAGCTCAAGCGAAATGATGAAAATTGCAGGGCAATTCAAAGCTGGTGATTTAATCGTCTTTGAAGTTTATTGCAAATCATATGCAAACGTTGACACGATGTTGGCCGGTACTTCAGCCGGATATGGCTTTGCTATGTCATGCGACGGAGACGAGCCTTCCCAAAGTCAACTTTACGGCAACCCGAACCTTGCTGGTGGTGCGATATATGCTGGAGGTTCAAATGGCATGCTAAAAGACGGAGCATACAATAACCGTTGGGTTAAGGATATGTCAACTGCATATGTTAAAGAGCTGAATGGGCAAGTTCTTGCCAAACACCAAGGGATGCAACTCCCAGGCGGAATAACTATCGACGGCGTCCGGCTTATCGAAGAAGCGCGTATTGATATTGACAAACTTCGCAATGAGCTCGAGCTCCTCGACGCTCCACCTCCGATCATCATGGGATAATGCAATATGATGGATAAATCTCTTTTCGCCACCCTGGAAAACCGGGGTGGTTATATGCGAACAAATGAGAAAAATATTCTTAATCCGTACGTTAAATTCAACAAGCACGAGGGAACTCAAGCCCTGCAAGACACTTTAGTTGCTGAATCAATACAAATGCGAGGAATAGAGTTTTATTACCTCGAACGCGAGTTTACCGATTTAGATCTTTTATTTGGCGAAGACGTCAATAGCCGTTTTGAAAAGGCTTGGAAATTTGCTGCATGGTTAAACAGTTTTGAATCATATGAAGGTCAGCAAAGCTTTTTCAGCAAATTTGGTCATACACAAAACGATGAGATTCGAATATCGATAAATCCAGGGTTGTTCAAGTACCAAGTAAATGGCAAAGAACCTGCACTTGGCGATTTGATTTACATGCCGATGGACAATAGTCTTTTTGAAATAACGTGGGTAGAACCATATAGTCCATTCTACCAGAATGGAAAAAACCCAATACGCGTTATTGTTGCTCAGAAATTCATCTATTCAGGTGAAAAGATAACTCCGGTTGTTCAAGAAAAACCAGAAATTGAAGACATGTACAACGGCTTAGACCTTGCTCCGCTGCTCAATTTAGACGGAATGATTGACCAGAAGATTGATCAATTTGCGGAAAATATCGCTGTTCAGCAAAAAGTTAAACAATACGCGGAACCGTTTGATCCAATAAGCACAAACTCATTCGGGAACTTTGATAGCCCGTTCGGTAAACATGAGGCATAATAATGTTTGGAAATCATTTTTACAATAATTCGATTCGTCGGTACATTATGTTGCTTATGGAACTGTTTGGCCACATACAAGTGGCCCGACAGCGCGATGGCAAACCATATTTTCAGGATGTTCCGATAACATATGCAAGCAAAGAAAAATTCATAATGGCGCTCGGTGATGTCACGATGCCAACATCCGAAGCACAAATTGCCAAAGTTGAATCAATTTTGCCTCGTATGAACCTACACCTTATTGACGCACAGTATAACGCCCAAGTTAAAACTGGTGCTGCTCAGAAACGTTGGGTAAATAAATCAGATGGCAAAGGTTTGGCCCAATTCAACCCAGTGCCATATACGTTTATGTTTGAGCTTGGTATTCATACCCGGCATGAAGATGATTTGTTTCAAATCATCGAACAAATTCTTCCATATTTTCAGCCGCACTTCCCATGCACGATAACTGAATTGTACGACAACGAAATCATCATAAAAGGTCGCGATATTAACATCGTCATTGTGTCTAACACACCTGACGAGCAAATTGAAGGGCCTGGCGAGCAAAGACGCCGCTTGGAATGGTCTATGATGCTTAGCTTTACTGGCTGGTTGTATCCAAACACCAAAAATATTGCTGGTGAGATTCGCACAATTTATATCGACTTCTTCGGAAATGAGCGTGAAATTAATAAAGAAACCCACTTTGAATCCGTAGACCACCAAGTTGTGCCGAAAAATGTGCCAAAACAAGAATGGACTGGTGAGTCGATTGAAGTGTGGAGCGACAATACATCGCAGGGTGAGCCGCCTCGCCCTTCATCAGGAGAATAATTTATGAACGATGTCCTGGACTTCACCCAGTTGAAAGATCTTAACGGCATTGAAGGTATACATGGCGAAGACGTTCAAGTGTATGCACCATTGGTTTTACGTGATCCGGTGTCAAATCCTAACAACCGTAAGATTGACCAAGACGACGACTATGAATTAGTTCGTCGGAATATGCACTATCAATCTCAAATGCTTTTGGATATGGCAAAAATCGCGTTAGAAAATGCGAAGAATGCTGATAGCCCAAGGCATGTTGAAGTCTTTGCCCAATTGATGGGTCAAATGACCACGACAAATAAAGAAATGCTGAAGATGCATAAAGAAATGAAAGATTTGGCTGGCGCTGCTACAGTGGCTATTGACGGCCAGGTCCAAAAAGATGCAGATGGCGAATTCATTGAATTTGAAGGCTCGCCTGACGAACTGCTTGACCTAGAATTAGCCGACGAAGATATTGGAGACGACTGATGGCTGCAGTTTATACAGATGATCACCCTCTCGGGATGCCACACCCGAGCACATTAAAGCGTGAGATGAGAGAGGACGGCGAATGGGTCCTCTCAAACCACGATGACAAATGGTATCCGTCAACATTTGACCGTTACATGAAGTTGCAGGGAGTTAAGCGGGTAAAGATTCAATCTGATGACCCGTCAATGTTCCGGACATTCAAAGACAAAACAAATAAACGAACCCGATATCTGGGATTACCAAACCTAAAACGTGCTAACATAAAAATCAAATGGACCAAAGAGATGTTGGCCGAGCGCAAGCGTTGTAAAGAAGACATTGTCTACTTTGCAGAAAACTATTGCTGCATCGAGCACATCGACTATGGTATTATTCGAGTCCAGCTTCGCGACTATCAAAAAGATATGCTGCGGATAATGGCCGGTAACAGACTTATGGCGGCCAACCTTTCGCGCCAGCTCGGTAAAACAACTGTGGTTGCTATATTCTTGGCCCACTTTGTTTGCTTTAACTCAGCTAAAAACGTAGGTATTCTTGCGCATAAAGCATCTATGTCAGCTGAAGTGTTGCATCGTACAAAACAAGCACTGGAATTGCTACCTGACTTCCTTCAACCTGGTATTGTCGAGTGGAACAAGGGTTCGATAACTCTTGGTAACGGTTGCGCGATTGGCGCATTCTCATCCTCGCCTGACGCTGTTCGAGGAAACTCTTTCGCCCTGATTTATGTCGATGAAGTCGCGTTTATTCCAAACTTTACCGATGCCTGGATGGCGATACAACCAGTAATCTCGTCAGGACGCCGGTCAAAAATATTGATGACCACAACACCTAATGGTTTGAATCACTGGTACGATATTTGGACCGCAGCAATTACACCAAACTCAAGCGGGGATGGCAGTAAATCTGGATTTGTCCCATACACTGCGACATGGTCATCTGTAAAAGAACGACTGTATTCGGATGGTAAAGAGTTGAGCGGGAGCGATTCTTATTTTGACGACGGGTATTCATGGTCATCTAAAACAATCGCCGGTTCAGCGCTAGATGCATTCCAGCAAGAACATAACACAGCTTTCCAAGGAACTTCTGGAACTCTGATTAATGGTACTAAATTATCAAAACTGAACTGGATTGATATCCCGCCTCAGGATAATTTCACTATGTTCGAAGAGCCAAAGGAAGGTCGTAAGTACATTGCTACTCTTGACTCTGCTGAAGGTCGCGGTCAAGACTATCATGCAATGCACATATTCGATATCACGGAATTCCCATACAAACAGGTCGCGGTCTACCACAGCAACACCACGTCGCACCTGATTTTGCCGGATGTACTCCTTAAATACTTGAATATGTACTTCCAACCGTATATCTACATTGAGCTGAACTCAACAGGCGTATCCATAGCCAAATCACTTTATTCCGAACTTGACTATGAGAACGTTATTTGTGATTCATATCAAGACCTTGGTCTAAAGCAGACAAAACGATCTAAAGCTATAGGTTGTTCAACTCTAAAAGACTTGATCGAGAAAGATAAATTGATTCTCAATCACAAGAAGTCTATAATGGAATTACGGACATTCTCTGAAAAAGGTGTATCATGGGCAGCCGAAGAAGGTTTCCATGATGACCTCGTTATGTCTCTCGTTATTTTTGCGTGGCTCACAACCCAGGAACGTTTTTCTGATTTTACCGAAAATGATGACATGAGGCTTGCTAATGAAGTATTCCGTAAAGAAATGGAAGAACTGAATGACGACTATATGCCAATGGTAATTGTGGACGACGGAGAAGATACTTTCGAAGTTACCCACAAAGGAATGTCGTTCGTATAAATAGCTTTATAAAGCGTAATAAATACACTTGTGTTAAACTAACCCAAAGGAACAAAAACATGGCACTTCTGAGCCCTGGCATTGAGATGAAGGAAACTTCAATCAACTCAACTGTCGTTCGGTCAGCCACTGGCCGTGCCGCTATTGTCGGCAAATTCGCATGGGGTCCTGCCTATGAGGTTCGTCAAGTAACTAATGAAGTTGAACTGGTTGATATGTTCGGTAGCCCGGATAATGTCACAGCACCTTATTTCATGAGCGCTATGAACTTCTTGCAATATGGCAATGATCTCCGTTTAGTTCGTGTCATTGACATGGAAAAAGCAAAAAACGCCTCACCACTGGTCAACCAGGTATCTGTTACGATCACCACCGAAGGTCAAGGTTATACTGTCGGCGACGCTATCACCGTCAAGTACAATAACGCGACGATCACCGAAGCTGGTAAAGTAACAGCTGTTGACAGCGATGGCAAAATCAAATCACTGTTTGTTCCAACTGCTGAGATTATCGCAAAGACTCGTCAACTTGGCACATACCCAACTCTCGGCGACAACTGGCGTATTGATGTTTCTGGTGCTTCCGGTGGTTCTGCCGCTGCATTAGCCCTTGGAAATATTGTTGTTGACTCCGGCGTTACCTTCGGTAATTCTGAAGATGCCCCGGCTGTGATGACCTCTCCTGCTGTTATGGAGAAATACGCTAAATTCGGTATGCCTCTGGTATCCGCTGTTTATCCTGGTGAAATCGGTTCAACTGTTGAAGTTGAAATTGTGTCAAAAACCGCATTCAATAGCGGCGCTCAGCAGACGATTTACCCGTTCGGTGGAACCCGTACTAGCAATGCTCGCGGTGTTATCCAATATGGACCGATGACTGATGATCAGTTTGCTATAATCGTTCGTCGCGATGGAATTGTTGTTGAATCAACAGTGCTGTCTACCCGTAAAGGTGACCGTGACGTGTACGGCAGCAACATCTTCATGGACGACTATTTCCGCAATGGCGGTAGCAATTTCATCTTCGCCTCAAGCGAAGGTTGGCCTGCTGGATTCACCGGAATTATCCAGCTTGGCGGCGGCACTTCCGCTAATGCTGATGTTGGTGCTGATGAGTTGATCAAAGGATGGGACTTGTTCTCTGACCGCGAAGCTCTCCATGTTAACCTGATGATTGCTGGTGCTTGCGGCTCTGACGGTGCTGAAATTGCTTCAACTGTCCAAAAATACGTTGTTTCATTGGCTGACGACCGCCAAGACTGTGTTGCTATCGTTAACCCTCCAGCAGAGTTAATGGTTGGAATTCCGACATCAACTGCGGTTAAAAACATCGTTGAATGGCGAAATGGTATGACCGGCTCTGGTGAAGTTGTTGATAACAATATGAATATCAGCTCGACTTACGCATTTATCATTGGCAACTATAAATACCAGTACGACAAGTACAACGATATCAATCGTTGGGTACCTCTTGCGGCTGATATCGCAGGTTTGTGCGCATATACCGACCAGGTAAGTCATCCTTGGATGTCTCCAGCCGGCTACCGCCGTGGCCAGATTCGCAACTGCATCAAATTGGCGATCGAACCGAAGCAAAGCATGCGAGATACAATGTATCAGGTTGCTATCAACCCAGTTACTGGTTTTGCTGGCGGCGACGGATTTGTTCTTTTCGGCGATAAAATGGCGACTCAGGTCCCATCACCGTTCGACCGAATCAACGTTCGTCGTTTGTTTAACATGCTGAAGAAAAACATTGGCGATACTTCCAAGTATGAGTTGTTTGAAAACAATGATGCGTTTACTCGTCAGAGCTTCCGCATGGAAACTTCTCAATATTTGGATGGCATTCGTTCACTCGGTGGATGCTACGACTTCCGTGTTGTATGCGACACAACAAACAACACACCGAACGTAATTGATCGTAATGAGTTTGTCGGAACAATCTATGTCAAGCCGCCCCGTTCAATTAACTACATCACTCTGAACATGGTAGCCACCTCAACAGGTGCTAACTTCGACGAACTGATTGGTCCAATGCAATTGGCGTAAGAATAAGGAGCCCATTTCGATGGGCTTCTATAAATAAACATAGAGGTTAACCAATGGACGTTACTGACGTACTCCGCGCTTTTGAGTCCGGCGATTTTGCCCGCCCTAACCTTTTTGAAGTGGAAATCCCATTCTTGGGGCAGAACTTCAAATTCAAGTGTAAGGCAGGTACCATGCCGGCAGCTACCGTCGAAAAAATTCCGGTAGGCTATATGAATCGTAAATTGAACATTGCGGGCGATCGCATTTATGACGACTGGACCGTTACAATTTACAACGATTCTGCACACATTACTCGGCAAGCTATTGTCGATTGGAACGCAATGACCCATGGCATGGGAAACACTATCACTGGTGATATTCCTGAAGCTTACAAAAAGCCTGGAGTTGTTCGCCAAAAAGATCGAAATGGCGAGTCTACTAAAGAATACGCAATTATCGGCTTGTTCCCTACAAACGTGGGTGAAGTTACCCTTGACTGGGACGATAACAACACTGTTTCAACGTTCGAAGTAACATTCGCGCTTGACTGGTGGGAATAATAAATAAAGGCAGCAGTAATGCTGCCTTACATTTGGAGTTTGTATGAAGTTTTTAGACCTTTTTAAATTTTGGGATCGCGTCGATCAAAATGAATACGATGAACGACTCAAATTGGGTCATGAATCGATTGCTACCCCGAAAAAAGATGACGGTGCCACCGAAATAGAGACTCGCGAAGGCGAGGCTACTTATAATGCTGTTATGCAACAATTCTTCGGAATTGACAATAACATCTCCGGCACTAAAGATTTGATAAACACTTATCGCCAACTCATCAATAACCCGGAAGTTGAACGCGCTGTGGCCAACATTGTGAACGAAGCAATTGTTTACGAGCGTGGCCATAAGGTTGTTTCACTGGACTTGGACGATACCGACTTTGGCTCTAACGTCAAAGAAAAAATTCTTGAAGAATTCGATGAAGTTTGTCGACTGCTCGACGCGTCCCGTAAATTGGACACACTTTTCCGGCGTTGGTATGTTGACTCTCGGATTTTCTTCCACAAAATAATGCCAAATCCTAAAAAAGGAATTGCTGAATTACGTCGCCTTGACCCACGTTTCATGGAATATTACCGTGAAATAGTCACTTCCGACATCGGCGGAACCACGATTGTTAAAGGATATCGTGAGTTTTTCATCTATACCACTGGCAATGAAGGATATTCATACAACGGTCGGATATTTGAGCCAAACACCCGTATAAAAATTCCTCGCTCAGCTGTTGTATACGCTAGCTCCGGTTTGATGGACTGCTCTGACAGAGGAATAATTGGCTATTTGCATAACGCGGTTAAACCAGCAAACCAATTAAAACTACTTGAAGACGCGATGGTAATTTACCGCATCACTCGCGCACCAGAACGTCGTGTATTCTACATTGACGTCGGTAATATGAACAACCGCAAAGCGACCGAATACGTCAACGGCATAATGCAGAGTCTTAAAAACCGTGTTGTGTATGATTCCAACACCGGTACTGTTAAAAACCAAAAACGCAATCTGTCGATGACTGAAGACTATTGGTTGATGCGCCGCGACGGTAAATCAGTCACAGAAGTTAGTTCTCTGCCAGGCGCCCAAACAATGGGTGATATGGATGACGTTCGTTGGTTTAATAAGAAGCTCTACGAAGCACTGCGTATCCCATTGTCTCGCATACCTCGTGATGATGGTGGAATGGTTATCGGCGGTCAGGACACAGCAATTACGCGTGATGAACTTGATTTCCGTAAGTTTGTTGTTCAGTTGCAACATGATTTTGAAGAAATTTTCCTTGACCCGCTCAAGACAAACCTCATCTATAAGCGCATTATCACCGAAGATGAGTGGGATGAGCAAATAAATAACATAAAGGTTAATTTCCATCAAGATTCATATTACACTGAACTGAAGGATATTGAAACGCTTCGTTTGCGCGTCGATGCACTCTCACAGATCGAGCCGTACGTAGGTAAATATGTCTCTCATGATTATGTCATGAAAAACATTCTGCAGATGACAGAAGAGCAAATTGCTCAAGAAGAAAAGCAGATTGAACAAGAGGCAGGTATTAAACGATTCCAAAACCCTGAAAACGAGGACGATTTTTAAATGGAAAAATTAATGGAAGCAATCAAGTCTGGCGACTTGGTTGAAGCTAAACGCGAATTTGCTGCCCGGATGGAGATTGTTAAAGAATCCACCCTCAAGCAAGAAAAAATTGCAATTGCCCGTTCCATCGTTACTGAAGGCGAAGAGCCTAAAGGTAAAGACGGTGAAGACGAGGATGAAGATGAAGACGAGGATGAGGAGGACGAATAAATGTTGATTCCATCCGATTACATCGCCGAAGCTGTCAAAATTGAAGCTGTTATGGCCGATGCGACCTTTCGGGTAAATCATCTCGTCGAATCCGGTTTTGCCACCGATGAAATTGTAGGTGTTATTAGCCGTGTCGCTGCTAGCGAGCCTGACATGGCTATTGCTATGATTTCCGTGGTTGAAAGCACATCAATTGATGAAGCTATCGTCAAACACGTTAACTCTCGTGGCGAAATTACTCGAACAAAAGATCGTGCTACCCGTAAGCGTAACGCATTCGCGACAACAGGTTTAACGGCATCTACTCGCCGTCAGATTGCTCGCCGTGCTGCTAAAACTAAACGTGCTAACCCGTCAATAAGCGTGAAGGCACAACGTAAAACTAAACGTGCACTTAAACGCCGGAAGGCTTTGGGGTTATAATGGAAGACGAGTTGCTCATAGAAGTCTGGGGACTTCCTGGAGACACTCCTTCTGAACTTGTTGTTGAATCTATTGACCAAGGACGTGGTGCCCTCTACATTGAGGGTATTTTCATGCAGTCCAACGTTAAGAATCGGAACGGCCGATTTTATCCCAAAAGCATTTTGGCTAAAGCCGTCGAAGATTATACACAAACGCAAATCAACACCAAACAATCACTTGGCGAAACCAACCATCCAACGCGCCCAATTCCTGACCCGAACTTAGCTTCGATCATTGTCGAGAAATTGTGGTGGGAAGGTGATAACGTCATGGGAAGAGCGCGAGTTATTGAAGGTGACTTCGGTCCCGGCGATAAACTCGCTGCTAATATCCGTGCTGGTTGGATTCCGGGAGTTTCATCCCGCGGTCTCGGCCAGGTGAAAGGTGGTGTTGTTCAAGAAGGATATCGTTTGACCGTAGCGGTTGACGTTGTATGGGGACCTTCTGCTCCTCAGGCTTACGTAAAACCAATACGGGAACAAACCGAGGAAGAAACCGGTAAACCGGCGGATGCTATAAATAATCACGTAACCACACTTAATGAAGCATTCAGCCAACTGGCTAAAAATATGGCTTCAATGTTGAACTAAGGAAAACCTATGTCCCTGAAAGATAAACTGCTGGCTGAATCCAGCGAAAAACTGGGCGCGGTAGCCGTTGAGCTGGACAGCATTTTCGAATCTGTTCAACTGGATGATTCCGTAAAAGCCAATGTCAGCACCGCTTTCGAGCAATCTGTACGCTCAGCTGCTATCAAACTGGCCGAATCCCATATCAATGATATGGCAAGCTCTGCAGAAACCCAACTGGCTGAAGCCGTTGAAACTGCCCGCGTTGCTTCCGAAACCAAACTTTATGAAGATGCTGACAAGTTCCTGACCCATCTGGGTAAAACTTGGTTGGCTGAAAATAAGCAAGCTGTTCAAACCAGCATTAAAGCTGAACTGTTTGAATCAATGACCATCGGTCTGAAAGAGCTGTTTATCGAAAATAACATCTCTGTGCCTGATGAGCAAGTAAACGTTGTTGCCGAACTGAATACCGATCTTGACGAAGCAACTGCCGAAGTTAAATCTCTGTTTGACAAGAACCTGGCTCTGGAAGAGCAAGTCGCTTCCCTACAAAAGGAAAAGGCCCTCTCTGAAGCTACCATGGACCTGACCATGTCCCAGAAGGAAAAAGTTCTGAACCTGGTTGAAGGCCTGGAATTCGGTGATAAATTCGCCGGTAAACTGTCTGCGATCGTTGAAATGGTGACTGCCTCCAATCAGAAGACTCAAGAAGAGCTTCAAGAGCAAGCATTAAATATAGATGAATCTGCAGCTGCTGTTAACTTCGAACCCGAAGCTATCAATGAGCAAAAAGAAAAGCAGGCAAATGATCCCATGGCCGCCTACCTGGCCGCTGCTTCCCGTATGTCTTAATTTTTAAAAGGTCAATAAACCATGTCTCTGAAAAACAAAGAAATCCTGAACAAGTGGACCCCGCTGCTGGAAGGCGAAGGCCTGCCGGAAATTGCTGGCAAAAACAAGCAAGCGCTGGTCGCCCAAATCCTGGAAGCTCAGGAAAAAGATTCCAAGTCCGATCCGGTATACCGCGATGACAAACTGATCGAAGCTTTTGGTCAATCTCTGATGGAAGCCGAAGTTGCTGGCGACCACGGTTACGATCCTACCAACATCGCTGCTGGTCAAAGTTCTGGTGCTATCACCAACATCGGCCCTGCTGTTATCGGTATGGTACGTCGTGCAATTCCGTCCCTGATCGCTTTCGATATCGCTGGTGTTCAGCCGATGACCGGTCCTACTGGCCAGGTATTCGCACTGCGTTCTGTATATGGCAAAGATCCTCTGGCCGCTGGTGCTAAGGAAGCTTTCCACCCGATGTATGCACCTGATGCATGGCACTCAAGCCTGGCAACCAAAGGCGCTACCACCACTACTGATGGTACCCCGTTTGCTAAGCTGACCGCTGGTCAAGCCATTGCTGAAGGCGATATCGTTGGTCACTTCTTCTACGAATCCGGTACTGCGTTCCTGCAGAACGTATCTGGTGCTTCTGTTACCGTTGGTACCAACGAGACCGGAGAAGCTCTTGATAAGCTGATCAACGCTGCTATCGGCGAAGGCAAACTGGCTGAAATCGCTGAAGGTATGGCTACCTCAATCGCCGAACTGCGTCAAGGCTTCAATGGTTCCAATGATAACCCATGGAACGAAATGAGCTTCCGTATCGACAAGCAAACTGTTGAAGCGAAATCTCGTCAGCTGAAGGCTCAATACTCCATCGAACTGGCTCAAGACCTCCGCGCCGTTCACGGTATGGATGCTGACAGTGAACTGAACGGTATCCTGGCTAACGAAGTTATGCTGGAAATCAACCGTGAAGTTATCGACTGGATCAACTACACCGCTCAGGTTGGTAAGTCTGGCTGGACCAAGACTGATGGCTCTGCTTCTGGTGTGTTCGATTTCCAAGACCCGATCGACGTACGTGGTGCTCGTTGGGCTGGTGAATCCTACAAAGCTCTGTTGATTCAAATCGACAAAGAAGCGAACGAAATCGCTCGCCAAACTGGCCGTGGTGCTGGCAACTTCATCATTGCTTCCCGTAACGTTGTTTCGGCTCTGGCTCTGATCGATACCAACATCAGCCCTGCTGCTCAAGGTATGGCTTCCGGTCTGAACGCTGATACTACCAAGGGTGTTTTCGCTGGTATTCTGGGTGGTCGCTACAAGGTCTATATCGACCAGTACGCTCGTCAAGACTACTTCACCATGGGTTACCGCGGTGCTAACAACCTGGATGCTGGTATCTACTACTGCCCATACGTTGCACTGACCCCACTGCGTGGTTCTGATCCGAAGAACTTCCAACCGGTCATGGGCTTCAAGACTCGTTACGCCATCGGTGTTAACCCGTTCGCTGAATCCCGCACCCAAGCTCCTCAGGGTCGTATTACCTCAGGTATGCCAGGTGTTAACAGCGTAGGTAAGAACGCTTACTTCCGCCGCGTTTGGGTTAAAGGTCTGTAATTCAAAAGGACTTGGTTCCAACCAAGGAATGGTAAAGGGAGCCTTCGGGCTCCCTTTTTTGTAACAAGGGGTAAAAATATGATACTTATTAAATCAAGTGCGCCAGTCATTTCCAAAACTTACGAAGCCGCTAATATGAGCGCTATGACATGCCAATTGGTTATTGATGGCGGCGATACTGGCAAAGTTGAAATTGACGGCTCATTGGATGGCAAGAGTTGGATAAACATCGCCAAACTCAGCGCTGCACTAAACGCGGATGGTATTGCAACGGACGGTGGTATTGCATCTACGTCGTGGAATTTCTATCGCGCAAATTTAACTGAAACTTCTGGTTTGGCCACCGTGATTGTTTCCATATCGTAAGAGGCAAACCATGATACTTAACCCTAAAGCAGTATTAAATAATACCAGTAGTGGCTCGAGCGGCGTTAGTAGTTTTAATGGGCGGATTGGGCCAGTCGACCCAGAATCGGGTGATTACACTGCCGATATGGTAAACGCTATCGAAAAAGCTCCAACAGATTCGCAACGAAGGGTTCTCATTGGAACTACACCAACTGTTGAAGAATTGATCGACCCTATCACCGTCGTTGACAATTTAACTTCCGATTCATCTACTTCAGCACTATCTGCCAAACAAGGTAAATTATTGCAAGATGGAAAGCAACCAACTATAACAGGGGCTGCTTCGACTATAGCATCAGTAGATTTGACGCCGGTACGTATCGCGGCTACTGATTCAAATGGCAAAATGACAACAAGTCTTGTATCCGTATCTGATCTCGATTTAATAAAAGATCGCACAACCCGGGTAAAATCAGAACTTGAGTGGACCGGTTTAAATATCGATGTGACAGGCACCGCTCTAAATTTAGTAGGTGCTTTGAAAGCGATAACACCAGTATACGGCAGTTGGGCTCCTATGTTTGACATAATCAACGACAAAATGGTGGCGGCTAAGAATGATGACCGAACTCTATTATACAAGATAGCCATCACTGGCACTTTTGACAATACAAGTTCGACTAACGCTCTCACACTCACAACTACAATAGGTTCTAACATAGATGTATCTTCCGCCGTGCGATTGCCAAACCAAAATCCGCAGAATATTAATTACATTTCTTTAATAAGTGTTGACAAAAACGGAAATTTCGCCACTAACGGTGCATCTTTAACACTTAGGTCAACGACATCCGATTTTACAATCACTCGGGTTCGTTTAATCGCTGAACAATAAGAGAGAAATATATGAGCAGAATCACCGATCTGATTAATGAATCAACTACAACTGCGGCGAATAGTCAGAGCCGGCCTGCTCTGGCAGGACTCACTCGCGCGGTCAACAATTTAATTTTTACTGAAATGGTGGCTATTCAAGAAACGAATATGCCGTCGTCAACCTTATACGGTGTAAAATACCTCAACCCGGCTGGTAACCAATCGTTTGCCAGTGCAGCAACATATATGGGCGACGTCGGTTACCGTGACGGCATACCATTAGCCGTGCTCAACTCTCCAATGACTGAAGGCTTTGTCTTTAAAGACTCCTTGGATGTGGTGTACACAGTTATAAAACCATTGACATTAATGTCGGCCACCAGCGATGTTAATGACGCAATCAATGATGCCGTGCTGCTCGGCGACATTCGGATAAAGTCTGAAGCGGCTTTAGCTGAAAAATTTGAAGGTGCAGAATCATTTGTCGAAACTGACTTCCAATTTGACCGATGGACCGTTCCAGTACGCAGCCGAAAACTCAAAACAAATATATCTGTTGAGCTTTTACAAGATTTGGAAGCAAATAAACTAGATGCAGTCGGCATTATTGATGATGTTCTGTCAACAATGATTTCAGAAGATATCAACAAGGATATCATTCAGTCAATGGTAACAGTTTCGCGTCGATACAAGGTTGAAGGTATTTCGCCAAATGGTATCATTGACTTGACGTCGTCAATCGATGCTCCAATAATCGGTAGAACTCTTTACCAACAAGCATGCGAAATGAAAAACCAGATGCTTAGAAATACGTCATACGAAGCAACCTATGTTCTTTGTACAACACGGGTATCAGCAATGCTTGAAGCATCTGGCTGGATGGAAGCGAACGACGATCCACTATCTGCCGGAACTCTTAAGAATGGACTATTGGTTTTTGTTGACACTGTGTCTTCATTTGACTATCTGATCACCGGATGTAAGCACAATGTCAATGATATAGAACATGTTGGTTCTTTGTTCTATTCTCCTTTCATTGAGGCTGATGACCTGGGCGCCTATAAGATAATCAATGACCCAAGTTCACTGCAGCCGGCTGTTGGTATTCTCATTCGTTATGGTTTGTCTGTCAACCCATACACTACAAGTATTGGCCGAAATGGTGATCGAGATGTAGTCGGTGATGACTGGAGCAAACTAGCAGGCGAATCTGATATGTCATATTTGCTGGGCGTTAAGTTGCCTAAAATTATGCCGGTTTAATCCAAATACAACAAAGCCCCGACAATGTCGGGGCTTTTCTTTTATCTGTTACATGAGGCGGAGCCAAAACCCTTTCTCATACTGCATTTCGAGCTGGCATGGTTTTTCGGATTTTGCGTCTCCTACAACCTCGATGACCAAAATCTTGCCAGGATTTTCACGGCACCATTTACGCCAGTCCTTGTTATTTTCTTTGTTGTACCGTTGGATGAAGAAGAGGCGTGTCATTTCACCCAGATAACCCATCGTTGGCTTACCTTTCATCGGTGGTACCGAAATTCCTGGATAATTGCTGGTATTGTCATTGAATTTGCTAATGACTTTATCAGCGAATTCTGCTTCGCGGGTCCAATCGTTCATGGTCACGAGGTACTTATCTTCGAGGATGGCACTCGAGAATCGTTTCATGCAATTCATTGGTTTTTCTCCATTTGGTATATTGCTTTACGCATCAATTTGATTTTCATTTCAGTCGGGATATGATTATCGTGAACGAACTGATCGAGTTGCGCTTTCTGGCTATTTGCACGAGAGGTAACAATTACAACGTTTTCCATTGTATACCCTTCCTTCGGATTGACACGCTCAATTGAACGGCCTGAATCTTTGGGGAATATTGTACCAGTATACGCGCATGATTCGGTATGCATTAACTCTACAAATTGCGGGAATGTAATGCGCCATTCAAGTCCGCGTTCTTGGCAACCAGTGACTTTCACCTGATATGCGTGTAAGTACCGCTTATTTTTGCTGATGAAATTCATCATCTCGATTTGACGAGCAACTTCTTCTCTTTCAGCTTTAACCTGTTCTTCGCGACGTTTGATTTGTTCGTCACGCAAAACCTCGAAGTGATGCTTTTTCGGCGGCTCAGGTGCTTTAACAGAAGCTGAGGCGATAGAGGCATAACGAGCTAGCATTTCTGAACGAGTGGACATGATAATTACTCCGCAGGTTTGGTTAGTTTCATTATGGACATTATAACCAAACCTGCGAGATTGTAAATCACTTTTTGTTGAATTTGTTCAACAAAGCTTCGAGTGACTCTCCGGTAGCCGGAGTCACCTTAAACCGACTGTCGGTATGCGGCCGCGCTTTTCCGCGTTTCGGATTCACATAGTGCTTACGGAAAACAACCGGTTCACGAGTCTCAAAGTCCAGTTTCGCCCCGTCAACATAGGCTACGATGTCAGGCACATCAACCGCGCGGATGTCGTACATCCGGCCAATCTGGACGTAACCCTGCTTCATTTCACGAAACATAAAGTGGATTTGCACTTTTTCAGCATTTGACAGTTCAGTAAATTTGCGCATTATTTCAGTCCCCATTTTTCGCCCATGTTGTAGTATGCAGTCATATATTTGACAGCCCGCTCAGTATCTTTAGGTGTGACACCTTTCAAGCGGCGCAGGTCGGCATTGTTGCGCAAATCATAACGCTTGCACTTGACAGACCGGATGTCACTATTGACACGGATCAGGTAACATTCGTAACTTTCGCCATCGCGTTTAGTCACATTGTCTACCAACTGCGCCATGGATGAGCCGAATAACGTGTTGATGTCGCGCAAACCTTCTTCGCGATCATCATAGCAATCTTCAACAACATCATGAAGAACACATAGGATCTGGACGTCCAATGCTTCTCGGTCTCGACGAGCCCAGTGCATGAGTTGCAATGGGTGCAGAATATAAGGCGCGCCACCTTTGTCAAACTGACCGGCGTGACGATTGGTTGCGTATTGAATGGCCTCAGCCAGATGTTGTTGGGTGTATTTCATTACGAATACCTCATGCTAATTTGTTGTGGGCGCATCATAAATGGAAATCGGGCGCCCTCTTCGATTTTAAGAGTGTCATTGCCATTTTCGTCAGTTCGATCTTCTAGCGGACAAATAGAATCAACGTAGGCTTTAATGCCTTCAATAATTTCCTCTTTTGTCTTTGGCACCATTGCACCACTGATAATATGATCCGGACGATTTGTTTTGAAATTGAAGTAAGTTGTTGTGAATTTCATCTCGATTAGTCGCTCAATTTACCGAATGGAATCTGTTCAACGAAAGCCCATGCGGCATGGTAAACTGTTGCACCTGGTGTTTCAGACATAAAGACCGTGTCGACCGGTGCAACAACTCGAAATAGAGTTGGCTCGCCGCCTATAGAGCGCGCTGCTCGTCTGGCATATACTTTAGCAAGGCCACGATCTTTGGTGAAAAACACACGATCCAAATTCTTTTTCCGACCCTTCTCGGAAATCGTGTCCGTCGCTTCGGGTGGAAGAAGCATATCACCTTTAAGGCCGAGTGTACAAGAGCCATGGTAAAACTCGACATATTCGTCTTTGCAATGGATTGTTCTCATGATATGCTCCTTGGTAGATTTGATGGGACCATAATAATCCATAGTCCCACCATTGTAAACTACTCTTTTATGAATTGTTGACGCTGATTTTTGAGCAATCTCGTTTTGATTTTCTCGGTGCATAGACGAACACGGCGCATTTTGCCGGGGTCAGCAATGTATCCGTGTTCAAAAATCACTATCTTCGAATATTTGTCATTGTGTTGAGTTTCTGAAAATGTAATAGGCGCTTCAGCAGCATAAACAAATGTGTCAACCTGTGCATTAAGTAAAATTCCGCCAGACGAGATTATGGAAATTGCAGCTCGGTCATATTCGCTTTTTGCGATTTTTACAAATTTGCTTACATCAAATTCTCGATCGTCGACAAATCGCCCATACATAAAACACAAAATAGCTTTTGCGTACCACTGTGCTTTGTTGTAATCGATACCATCGTCCGGATAGTCACGAAGTTTGGCAAGATGCGCAAGAGCCATTTTCTTCTTGAACTCACGCCTGAGTTCAATTAACGCATCAATAACATCGCGCAAACTATGCCCATTGAGATTGAAATCACCGAAATGATCGCGCAAAATCATCGGATACATCAAAGAATAGGATGATTCCCATATTGGGCCATCGAAAACTACCGGGTAAGTTGTCGCAGTGTACAGCAAATCGTGAAACGGTGTTTGAAATCGTTCATCACGATGTTTTATGATGTGCCGAATAGGCGAATTTGGGTCGGTGAACATTTTCTTAGCGTCTGCCACAAGCACTTTGTCTTTGATGGCCTGGCTATTTTCCAAAATCATATTTTCTAATGTTGATTTCAACATAATTTCCTCACTCTCGTTTAGGACAATTCCTTAATTATTCGGAACCGCGTGATTGATTCGGATTGCGTCTTGTGCAATCATTATTAACTCTGTTGTATGGTGTATCATCAGGTTGATAGTGACATATTATCATATAAAACGTTGATTGTAAACATAAAACAAAGGGAGCCCTGGGGCTCCCTTTTATTACGATTTTACAAATTGTGATGCTTTGTAGATATACCCGTTTCGCGACTCTTGCATCAGACAGTCACCATAGTCAGTAACAGCCTTGTCGATAGCATAAGTTACCTTCGGCCATGGGCTGTTTACTGGATCGTCACGCCATGCGGGATTAGCTTTCATCCAATCATGAATCCAGTATGGCAACCAGGTGAAGCTGGAATTTTTGAATTCCAATGGATTAACAAACCAATGGCCTTCAGGAATAACCGGGATTTCTTCCACAGTGATAGTAGAAGCAGTGCTGGTTATTGTCACAGGTGCAGCGCCGTCATCAGCAACTAACGCGTAAACGACACGGCATTTGACTTCGAAATCGCCTTCGGTATCAAACAGTTCAGCGATTGTATCTGACGTTTCTCCTGACAAAACTGAATCATTCAAAAGCCAAGCGTAAGAAACAATTTCTTTAACAGTGTCGTCACCAGTGAATGTCGCAGTGAATTCAACGTCTGTCCCAACTGCAACAGTTTGACTCAACGGGGCGACTGTGAGTGTAATTGCCATATATTTTCCTTAACAGCAAAAGGGACCAGAGTCCCTTGATTATGAAATAACAATGAATTTGCTATTTCGACTTTCGCGAATGGCAACAGAACCATCGCGTTCAATGTAGAATGCCAGAGATTTCAACATATCTTTATCATATGGACATTCAGTGATATCAGCTCGCCAATTTCGACCTTGCATCCAGTCATAGATCCAATATGGAACGTTAACAAATGCGCGACCTTCAGGACCAACTAATTTATACTTCGGCTGATAACCTTCAGGGAAAGTTAATACAAGCTCGGTGATTTTTTCAGGAATGATTTCGCCTGAGAAAACACCCAGAGGAGCTTCAATTTTGATTACACCTGATTTGATGCCTTCAACAATCTTGTCTTTATCTTCTTTCGGGATGTCATTGATGGAGATCGCGCCAACATCCTGAACCACGGGCTTATGTTCGACCTGATCGATGATAAGCTCGTCGTCTTCGGTAAAAATCTCTTCCTTATCCATGAGGTCCGGGTCAAGTTCAACCGAGTCAGAAAAATCTACGCGTTCTTCAAGGTTGATTTCCTCGATAGCATCGCCTGCCATTTTACGGGCATCTTCGAATGTAGCACTAACAGCTTCTTCAAGATCGTTCATCATATTGACGAAAGATTTTTGACGAGACAGCTTAACATCATAATGTTTCATGGCGTAATCGGCCAATTTCTTTTTGCTTTCGGATGCAGATAATGACCCGAATTTGGTTTCTAACTCAGAACGGACAAAAAGTTTCTGTTTCATGTCGTGGATTCCTTTATAAATAAAACTATATGACTTTATTTAAGGGTGTCTACCGTGATCGATATTGTACTCGAAAACTATAGCTTTGTGAGGGTTGAATGCGAAGATTCAATCTTCTTTGAAATGCGGGAGTATTTTTCATTTAAGGCTGATGGCTACCAATTCTCGCCAAAATTTAAGTGTGGCGTTTGGAGCGGAGACATCTTCCTGCTTGGATACGACCGACTTCTGCCATTTGGGCTTGTCTCTCAAGCGATTAAATTTGCTGAGCAAAACGATTATAAAATAACCGTTGACCCTGCGATCAGACAGCGTGAAAATTTATCTCGAGCCGACTTTGACGCCTGGATCCAGTCAAAAGAAATCTATTCGGGTTCAACGCGAATTACTCCGCATTGGTATCAGTCGGACGCGGTATATGAAGGGATTTGTGCACGTCGAAAAATCCTCAACCTTCCGACATCAGCCGGTAAATCCCTGATACAAGCACTTCTATCGTTGTGGTATCTAGAAAACTACAAAGGCAAAGTTCTGGTAATTGTTCCCACGACTTCCCTCGTAACTCAGATGATCGACGACTTCGTTGACTATCGTCTGTTCCCACGAGAAGCAATGTTGGGCATAAAATCAGGAACCGCTAAAGATTCAAACGCTGTCATTTATGTTTCAACATGGCAGACAGCGGTTAAACAAAAGCGTGAATGGTTCAACCAATTTGGCTGTGTTATGAATGACGAATGCCATCTTTCAACTGGAACGTCAATCAAAAAGATCATCGAGTCTGTTGACCACATACCATTCAAGTATGGTCTATCGGGTTCCTTGCGCGACGGAAAAGCAAACATTTTACAGTATGTCGGCATGTTTGGCGATATTTTTAGACCAGTAACAACCAAGCAATTGATGGACGAAGGTCAAGTAACCGATCTCAACATAAAAGTTGTTCAATTAGGTTATTCGGATGAAGATCGTAACGCTGTACGGAAATACAACTACGACGAAGAAATCAAATTCATAACTTCGCACGCAAAGCGAAATCGAAAAGTTTGTAGTATTGCTAAAGGGTTGGCTGAAAAAGGCGAAAACGTCTTTATGATGTTCAGACTTACAGCCCATGGAAAAGCACTGTACGAAACTTTGATCAAAATGGGTGTCAAGGCACATTATATTTCCGGTGAAACCGAGACAGAAGTCCGCGACCAAATGAAAGTTTTGGCAGAAGGTGGAACCGGCCATGTGTTTGTTGCATCTTATGGAGTATTCTCTACCGGTATCTCCATTAAAAACCTCCATCACATTATTTTCGCACATCCAGTAAAATCAAAGGTTACTGTTCTCCAAACAATAGGCCGGGTTTTACGTAAGCACAAATCAAAAGCTATTGCAACTGTTTGGGACATATGTGACGACCTCGGCATTCTGAACGCGTTTGGTAAATACACTAGACAGAACTATGCACTTAAACATGCTGTTGAGCGAGTTGAGAGGTATGTCTCTGAAAAATTCGAATACACCATGCACAAATTAAAACTTTAAGGGGAAGATATGTTATCTTTTAAAAGCTATTTGCATGAAGCAATGATTGACAGCTTTATGGGAAAAATCGCAAGTTGCCAGACTCTAGAGGGTCTGGAAGAACTTGAAAAGTATTACGACAAACGTGTTAAAGAAGTGGACCTCAAGTCTTCTGACGATATCTCTATTCGCGACGCTCTAGCCGGAAAGCGCACTGAATTCGAAGGTGGCGACGAAGAAGAGCAAGAAGAAGAGTTCTAATACAACAAAGGGAACCCGAGGGTTCCCTTTTCTTTTACATAAGCAGTTGAGTTTCTTCGAGGATACTTTCTGACTCAGAAAGCGGAAGAGCCTCTAGGTGGTGAGCACATGGACCCGGGTGAGCTGGGCCGTAAGGCGTGTCAACGGCTAAAACTTTCTCTACTGGCATTTTGCACGCTGGGCAGAGAGTAGTACCTTGTGGCAATTGCATTGTTAGACTCCAATTGTTTCGAGTGCTGCAATAACGTAGCTCTCGATTTCTTTCTTCATCTCTTTTGGTTTTGCGACAGTCCAACGACCATCTTTAACACCAGCAGAGATACGACCCATCAATTTGCCGGCCAGAACATTAATGTTCGGACCAACAAGGCGATGGATATCCATCAGTTCTTTACCGTTAACGATCGAATTAAACTGATCAACGGTGATTTCTTGTGGCAGAAATTTCGACAGCATCTCTTTTTCTTTGAGAGCTTCAACCAAATCTTCAGAAGTGTATTTGTTCTCGATTCGATCGTTAATGCCTTTCATCAGGCTCAGGATTACTTTACGAACCGATTCGTCATCGGTTGCACGACTTTGGTTAACTTCACCAATGACCAGCCCAAGAAGCTGTACGGCTTTGTTGCCATGTTCACGACGAGCTTGGCTGCGAGATTCGGTGATTTGTTCGAACAGTGTCATAATGATTACCTCTTGTTGAATTGAGATTATCCTAACACCCATTTGACAATCTTGAACAAAAAATTTTCTGGTGCTAACCAGTTTGGCCTCGCCAAATTTATCCTTTAAGGCCTAATAGATTATATAACCTAAAGGATAAAAAGACTGTTCGAGCGAGCTCGAATCGGAGCGAGCTCCGAGGTTCTTTTAATCTCATCTCCACCAATCCTATTCTCTTTTAAAACCGAACCAGGAACCCTGGTATTTATACATTCCAGCGGCACTTCCCGCGGGTACATACAAAAATGCCCTCCGAAGAGGGCAAAAGGTCAATTTGACAGACGCATTTTAATCTCATCGATTAGTGCTGGGTTGTCAACGATAGAAAAGCGAATTGTTACGATAAGTTCATTGTTATCGAAGTTGCCGATGGAATCGACTGTTAGATTATAGACGCGCGGTTCGAAATTTCGAATAGCGGTTTTGATATTGCGCTCAACTGTGTCAATGACCAGTGGCGTTATGTTTTCAAACAATTGATCTGGGAGGTCACACCCAAAATATGGATTGAACGCGCGTGATCCTATTGGCGTTGACACGATACCTATGATCGAATTTTTTACAGCTCGAGACCCTTTGGTCATGAGAACATCATTATCCCACGACTTGCCAAAATTAGGATCGAGATCTGAATACAGCATGTTTATGTTCATTTGACTCCTAATGCTCCCAGAATTGCACCTGGACCTTCTATAACAGCAGGCCACTGATTACCACATTCGCACGACAGTGGAACGACGGCATATATCTTGTTTGCTGACAGCTTACCAACTATTTGGCGAATGTCGTCGATATGCAATTGTTTAAACAGAAGGTCTTTCTCCAGGTCGCTCGCATTATCCCACGATATAACCTGCCCATCATGCTCAAAAGACACCAAACAACGATCAACCATTTCAAACGGATCACGGTCCTCAAACATTTTAGGATGCCTGAGGTTGATTATAACGCCGCCGGCATGATGAGTCAATGCATCATCGGAAGTGACACTTATAGCATCAGGTGAAACAACGAAACTGTGTTCATTGCCACAGGTGCATTTTGTTTTCATCTTAATCTGTTTGCGTTTTGATAATGCTACCAATTTAACGAAAGCTTGCTCCGCTAAATGCTTTGGAAGCTCTCCGAATCGACTCTCGATTGTCTGATTTACTGCTTCTTCAGGAGAGTTTATTGAGTAGGAATTAACCAACCCCAAATACTCTGAAACTGTAAGCATATCAGTTTCAACGGCTTTGCCGCCTATCGTCATTTTAATTTGCATGGGACTATCCTCCAGAAGGTATTTAAATAATCTAAAAGGAGTGCGTATGAATATAATTCGTGTAAAACTTCCAGGCGGAACGAAAAGATTTAAGCCATTCACGGTATCAGAATATCGTGACTTGTTGCTCGTTCGAAATGAAATGCGAAGCAATCCAAAAGAGCGCCAAGAAATTCTCGACGAACTTTTGGCTGAGATGTTTCCGGAGTATACTCCGTTCGAACGGGAGTATATTTTTCTTAACGTCTACATCGGAAGCATGGGTAAGGCATTAGTTGATGCGACATTTAAATGCCCTAAATGCGGGTCGACCCACCGTATACGTCTTAAACTCACCCAGGAACCTATGAAGGCTCCCGAACTGACGGTAAACAACATAACGTTCAAATTCAAAATGCCTGAGAAATCGGAGGCACCTGACGTGTTGTTTAATAAGACTATTGATAAGATATCTGATGGAGAAAACGAATACAACTGGAGTGATCTGGTTGATCAGCGCGACGAACTCATCGATATGATATCTTACGAGGAATTTGTCGAATTGTCTAAAAGCTTTAGATCGATAAAGGTTTCTCAAAAGATACAATGTTGTGTTGAGCATGATTTGTCATTTGACAATATGCTTGAACTTTTTGAAGTTCTTTTGAATCCTGATGAAATATTCAACTTTTACAAAATCAATAGGGCACTTGTGAAATATGACTATTCGCTAGATGACGTCATGTCCATGATGCCAGTCGAGCGTTCAATAGTTCTGAGCCTCGTTGAAAAGGAATTGAAGGAGAAAAAATAATGCTTCAAAGAGCCGGATATCCTAACGTATCCATAAAATTGTACCAAAATTATGACGCCTGGTTGGAAAACAGATTCATTGAACTGGCCGCGACATTTGTCACATTAACAATGCGTGATGGCCTAATGAACGGAATCAATGAAGGTCTATTGCAGATTTATGACGCAAACAACCTTCAAACAAAACTAACCGGCGATGAGATTATTCAAACATCTCTAAAAACTGCGAACACTGAAATCACATATAACAGACTTTACGGCATAAAGCATATCGGTGCTTCGGTCGATATGAAAGGCGATAACATAATCACCTTCCAGCTTGGCTCGATGCATTATGTGAAGAATTTGAAATTTTCGCGGATGTTCACCAATAATGCGGTTGTATCTGTTCAGGAAATGATGGACTACATTTACAACGATCAGGTTAAATTGATGCCGCCATTTCAGTCGGTCAACACACGAGTTCCAATGACAAACTGGGTTCTTGGAATAAACGATTATTTCAATTTTATTCGCAAATTCGGCCAGACTGTTGAGAGAGAACATATACCTCTCGTCTGGGAGGACATGGAAGGCCTGCACATCTCGGATTTCGCGGAAATGCAATCAAAAGAACCGATTAGTTATATCGTAACCGAGCCAAGGCTTTTGGGCGAAACGATATCGATGATAGACCACAAAGTTTGTTTTGATTTCGAATGGCTGACCAAAGCAAATGGCTACACCCGAAATCCATACAAGAACATGTCGTTTTATGCTCACTCTTTCATCGACAAGCGACAAACAAGAGTTGTTACCGGTGAAGGTCTTAACGCTACATCGATTAGTCGTTCGGGCGCTTATTATGACCAAATCGATCGATCTGGATCAGAGGAATACAATCGCATGCTGACATTTTCACAGTATGACGCATATTGCAGCGCGAAAACATACGGTGAGTTCGGCCTAACACCTGGGAAAAAGTTGGAGTTTTACGACAAAAAGAACCAATTCCTTGGCGAATATTTCGTTGACGAAGTTATTCACGAGATTTCACGAGAGCAGTCAATAACAAGCATGTTTATGTTCAATAACTCGGTTAAAATAACTAACCACGAAGAAAGGCAAATATCATGAAACCACGCCTAAATATTATCCCTGCTGTTAAAATCATCAATGTTAATGGCAAAGAGATCAAAATACCTAAATTGGGTTTCCGTCAGATGAAGCTCATGAAAGATATGCAAGGTGTCGACGATTGTATGGTTGGATTGTTAGACTCAATTCGCCCCGGCTTAACGGCTGCGGAAGCTGATATGGTAATACTCCACTTGCTGGCATTCAACAAACGTATTCAAACTGTTCAATTGGTTGGCGGCGTTGAGATTGATATCGATAAAGCGTATATGTGCGCCGTATATGATTTTGACTTTGACGGCAAAACGATTCATTTCAAAGCGCCAGCAGTTACAGATCGTTTTGTTAGCAAAATCGATATCCTGGAAAAACAATTTGACCGCGATAAAACCGGGTTCGACTTCGATTTTAGAGAAGCACCGGCGTTCGTGCTTGATTGGGCGGACGAAATAATTGCCACTATTGCACTCGACACACCAGTTGGGACCATTTACGGCGGTTCTAGCATAGTCGGAACAATATAAGAGGTTAAAATGACTACATCATTACGCGATTTGCGTAGACAAAAACAGCAAAATGATGCTACTAAAAATTTAGCGTCAGACGTTCAAAAGGCGGTTAACCAGCCGCCTAATGGAGATTCGCTGGCTGCACAGGAGCTTATCGCTGAAACTGTTGAACAGGGCAACAATGAACTACGACAGATAAAAGCGAATACAGCTAGCCTGCATGATACAGCCGCCGCAACTGAGCTTGGCGCTGAATCGACAGAAATGTCAAACACCATTCTTCGTGAAATATCCGAAACTGGTAAGCAGACATTCAGCAAATTGAGTGAGTTTGCCGAGCGCCTCAAAGGCAGTTTTAGTGCTGATGACGTTGAACAGACGCCTATACGCGCTGCTTCTTCATCTGACCAGGCAATTCAGATAATCAATGAAGAAAACCCGGAGCCGGAAAATCCTTTAGTTGGATATTTGAGAACAATCTCCGAAGATATCAAATTCCTGAGAGAGAATAAAAACGAGCCAAGCGATCCAAAAGACCCTGATGTTGTCCCTGACGACAAAGATGATCTTAAAACGATGATTGACCGCATTGGCGATCAGATCGTTAAATCTGTTGACTCAGGCTTCAAACGTACCGTTAACATTGCCGATTCAATAAGTTCAACACTGTTTAAATACACCATAACAGCTGCGTTGAATTTTGCGAAGATGGCCGCGCTGGTTCTTTCTCTTATAATCGCATTTGATGTTTTAAGCCGTCATTTCTCTCATTGGACTCAAATGTTTCAGGAGCAATACGCTGAGTTTAAAGAAACCCTCGGTTCTTTTGGGACGCCATTTGAAAACTTGACCGGTATTGTAACGGATTTGGTCAATTATTTCAAATCAGACGAATATCTCAAAATGTTTGTTAGACTCGCTGAAGGTGCTGCTGACCAAATGATTTACATTGTCAACATGATGATGGTTGGGCTGGCTAAATTGGGAGCTGCTATACTTCGAGCCCTTGGTGCTGACGATAAAGCTGATACTCTAGAAGCTTCTGCAATATCGGTAGCGACAAAGACTGTTGGATATACTCCATCTGAAGAAGAGGAGGCCACGATTGGTCGAGTCCGCAAACGCCAAGCCCAGGAAGAAGCTGAACAGAGTGAAGCGAGCTGGTGGGAAAAGAAAAAGCGCGAATGGGATGGCAAGCCGATTGAAACTGATGAAGAGAAAGCAGTTCGTGAGCGCAAAAAGTCCATTGCTGAAAATACAACGGCTGAGCAATTCGGTAAGCATGATGCTCTAAGTCAGAAGATTCAACACGTGGGCGTTACCGCTGAAAAGAACGAAACTTCAAACGAACTTCTCGGAAAACATCGTGAACTGCTTGAAAAACGAGCCAGTGATGTTGAGCAAGCCAAGCAATCAGGCGAGATCACGACCGAGTCATATAAACAATTGAAGGTTGAGATCGAGAAGCAGCGCGAGTTTTTAGACGCACATGAACAGAAACTCCTGAAACCTAAAGCTTCAATCAAGCCGGCACCAGAGCCTGAAATTGGTGTTGTAGGATCAATCGCAAAGGAAGAAAAGCGGGTTGAAGCATCTCAAACAGCTAAACAAGAAGCAGCTAGCAACTATAACACAAATGCTAACATCGTCAAGAACAACAACCAGACACTGGTCCAAGCTCCACGGACTAGTTCACCTGGACCAGGTATAGGAAACCATTTATGAAGGTAACCGAACTTATTGATGGCGGAGTTCAAGACGTCGTCAAAGGAATACTGAAAGGAGAGAACCCTGCCGGGGGTTCTACTCCGCGACAGCCATTGAGTAAAATCACAATCGCGCAGTTCCCAGCCGAACGAAATGCTGCTAATGATTCGACTCAAGATTTCAACGTAAACGATCTGTATAAAAATGGTCTATTGTTATCGGCGTTTAACTATTCCGGCCGACAGACTGGCGATCTTCGATCGTTTAGAACCGATCAGAATAACATCGGCGACTATCGCAAGGGTGTTGTCAAGGAAGCCATCGCTAATATCCTGATGCCAAAAGGGCAAACTGATATAGATACAATCAACCACAAATTCAATGATGTCCAGCAATCACTGGTTGAACGAGGTAATGGATCAATAACCGGTGCTCTGAGTAGCATGGCGTCGCACGCTGTTTATGGTGGTCTTGAATCCATTACACAAGGTGCATTCGCGGATCGAGGCGAACAAGTTTATATTGCTTCACGCGCTATGTACGCGGGAGCTGAAAATAGAACTAAGACCTACACTTGGCAACTTACTCCTCGTAATGTTTACGATCTGGTCGAAATAATCAAGATATATGAGATGCTTTCGTATTATTCATACGGCTCAGTTGAGAAATCAAATACAGCTAATGATATTCGAAAATCGGTTGACGCTGCGTATAAAGAAACGATCATTAACCCATTAACCCCTGAAGCTACCCATGGGCAAACAACAATGTTTGAACGGATAACTTCATTCTTGAGCAATGTCAACGTTGTGTCAAACCCGATAATTTGGACAATACGCAACTTTGGCCAGAGTAGTTCGTTTGATTCACGCTCGGATATATTTGGCCCAGCACAAATCCAGAGCATCCGATTTGACAAAAGTCCTGATGGGCATTTTGGCGGTTTAGCTGTAGCGCCAAACTTGCCGTCCAGTTTCGTGCTTGAAGTTACATTCCGCGAAATCCTGGCACTGAATCGTTCTGACCTATACAGCGAGGATTAATATGTACCGTTTAGATGAATTTCAACAGGAATTGAACAAAGACTTCCAGCGTTCCAATATGTTCTCGGTTGTCTTTGCGACCACACCATCGTCAAAGACAACCGAATTACTTGATGGGTTCGGTGGTTTTCTTTATAACAACCTGCCGTTTGGTAAGGATTTCGCCGGATTAACCCAGGGGATGATTTCGAGCTCGCTCAATAAGATCATTGTGCAAGGTACTCAGTCGGTGATGAGGAGTTCCGGGGTATCCAAATACCTCATTGGGGCTATGACATCTCGAACAGTTCAAAGCATTTTAGGACAGTTTGAGGTTGGTACATATCTTCTCGACTTTTTCAACGCTGGAAATACGCACACTGGTTTAACCGTTTATTCCGTTCAAATGCCGGAAAACCGTCTTGGCTATGAAATGGATAAATTCCATAATGCGCCGAACATAAAGCTGATGGGACGTGAATATGATCCTCTCGTCATCAGTTTCCGGATGGACCACCAAGCTTCAAACTATCGCGCGATGCAGGATTGGGTTAACGCTGTTGAAGACCCCGTAACTGGGTTGAGATCGTTGCCAGCCGATGTTGAAGCGGATATCCAAATCAACTTGCATGCCCGAGACGGTATTCCACACACGGTGACAATGTTCGGTGGGTGCATACCTGTCGCCGTCTCATCACCGGAGCTTAGCTATGAAGACAACAATACAATAACAACATTTAATGTGACTTTCGCATATCGCGTTATGAGTGTTGGCGCCGTGAATATGGCAATGGTTGATGATTGGCTTAAAGGAGATTTGTTGCCTGCGCTTGGATCGCAAGCTGGTGGGTGGCTTTCTAAATTTGGACCATTTAGCTAAAAAGGGAGCCCTAGGGCTCCCTTTGTTTTATTCGAAGAACTTCGGCGATACGCCGTCAAAGCTCATAGCGTTGGCTAAAACACTAAACGATTCTGCTTTGGTGAGTTTAGGCTCGTTGCGCGACTTGACGAAATTGCTAAATCCCATCGGCTTAACTTCGCCAGTTTCCAGCAAATGGTCACCGTCGTAAATTACTTCGCTTTCTTCCAGCATATTTAACCCGACAGCTTCGCATTCAACGATAACGTTTGTACGGCCGCCTGTGCCGCCAGCTTTGTATGTTTTGTTGAATTTGAAGACTGTACCGCGAGGCAAAATAAATTCGCACTCATCATTGTGCTCTGACCAATAGCCCGGGAATATTGCTGGGACTTTAGTCTCGGTTATGACGAAACCAAAATAAATTGCTTCATCCATTTTGTCTGCAACTTCAATATTTGTCGGGTCAACTTCTTCGCGGTTCAATGAGATATCTGACGACGAACCCAATTGGCCTGAATACATTATAGGTTTTGCTGAAGTGGACACAAAGTTGGAAAAGTAAAAAGCTTTATTTTCCATCGCTGCTTTCGATACCCAGCTATCCGATCGCTGACCTCGGTAGAGTGTCATTCCTTTTGGTATACGAAGGCCAGCCTTTTTGAATGCCGTATCAATTGCTTCGATATCCCGCTTGGTGTCAGGATCGAGGTGTCGCATATTTCCAGTAAGAGTGCCATTTATGTTTATGTACCCTTCGGCACAATACATCTCAACCGCTTTTCTTGAAGCGACCGGAGCCTCGGAAAGAGAATATTCAACGCGATCTTTATACTGCCGGTTGAATTTACTCTCTATGAGAAGTTGGTAATTATGGAGAGCCTGTTTGATACGCGGGTCTGCACGTCTGCGCGCCATGTCCATAACCATTTTCTCTTTGCCTGGATGGTCATCGCTTATATGATCCAAACGTTCAAGAGTTTTGTCATATTCGTCTTCGATATAAACATCGCTGATAATCTGGGTAAAAGCATTGAGTGCTTCAATACCATTTATGCTTTTGTTATCTGACGCGATAATAATTGCATCGATTTCAGTCTGCTCGAGTTCGATCTTATCGCCGAAAGCTTGGATAAAATCACGATCCGGCGCCATAAATGTTTGCGCAGCAACGTTATATGACTCGATATTTCGACCTTCAGAGTTGATTATGTTTTCAACCGGTTCGAAATAACTGGTGGCATCAAACTTATCGATATTGTTCGCGGCGTTGAAGGTTTTGATAATTTCAGCACGGCTTATTTTGAAGTGCGTTGCTGAATTCATCGGGCGTTTGTCTTCTTTCTTTTCGATAGACTTCGCAATAGCCTCCGTCTTTGTAACTGTTTGGCCGGTTTTTGTGTCAGTTACAATATCTCCAACTTTGGTGTTTGTGATAGTGTAGAGCTCAGGGTCTATTTCCAATCCAGCAACGCCGGTGATGCCGACTGACTTCCGATACATCATAATGTATGTATATTTGCCAGCGTGCTCGAGCAACTCTGGCAATACAATGAAACGACCGCCGCCTCGTGTTTTGAGCAGGCGAGAAGCTATTCGCCCAATAGTTTTTGACTGGCCATGCAGACTTTTCGTCGGGAAGCGAAGCAGTGCCCCATCCAGCCGATATTTGACCATCACATTCAATATTTCGTCGCATATGACGTTCATAGCGCCAATCGGATCATTACCAAGGCCGGTTTTAAGGACCTGTAGATTGCCTTTTGGCGAAAGTTGCATTACTTGAATCTGCATGAATTTATCGCCTGTTTTGACTTGCTTAACAGCATCGCCTTTGGCCGCATAGTTGCAGAATCGAATTACCAGATTTTCAGCTCCAGGAGCTTTAATCATAAGCATATGTGGCACTTTTGCTTTGGGCGTTAAATTTACGACATCATACTTTCCAGCTGCGTCGAATACTTCGGTTAATAACATTTTGACTCCAAAGGGCCCGGAGGCCCTTATTAATTGTAAAACTTCGGCGACATATCTTCATCAGAGATAATTGATGCGAGAATATTTCGCCCTACCTGGGCTTTATTAAGCTTTTGAGCTTCATCGGCCACAACACTTTCGGAAAGGAAGCTTGAGAACCCTTGGATTATCTTTAGCTCACCGGTCTCCATCAGATGATCGCCATCATAGACAACGTCTGATTCATTCAACGAGCTCGCCGAAACAGCTATGCACTCCGCCCAAACAGTTGTCTGGCTTGAAAAGCTATAATCCGGGTCGATAATTTCAGCCTTCGAGACAGCAGTGAATTTGAAAGTTGTTCCACGGGGCAATATTACCTCGTTTTCATGCGGATGTTTTGATGTATTGCCTGGTATAATAACAGGAACCTGGACATCATGGACAGCAAAACCGAAAAATGTTTTCTTTTGTTCTGCTACTTGCGTCTCTTCACTGCTTATCATCGCTTTTGAAATATTCTTGTTTCCACCAATACCGCTACCGAAAATATTCGGAGTGAACGAGCATGATACATAATTGGAGAAATAGAACATCTTGTTGGCCAAAGAAATATTCGCCAGCTCAGAAGCGACTTTCATCCCACGATAAACCGACATGCCTTCAGGCAATTTCATTCCAATGTTCTTAAATCCTTTATCCAGACCTTTTATCCACCGCTCTTCACGCTCGCCTGGCTTCATATTAAGCACAAACACGTCGTTTATATCTTCGTAATACACACCAGTGTATTGCTTAACAGCGGTCGAAACTTCATTGGTCATGTGTTTTTCATTGTACACATCAGCAAAAGAAATTACCTGCGACATCTTTTTACGCTGAGAATCATTAACAGCTCGCATCATATCAACCATGTGATTTTCAATATATTTTTCGCGAGTCAAAGATTCGGATTTATTTGTTAGTTCATCAAAGCGAGGGCTCAAGTATTCTGATATGTCGTATGCCAGTGATGCCATGTTTTTAGCATTAACAACTTCATATTTCTTCACAACTTCATATGGCAGATCAACTTGTCCTAAATCGCCGTTGCCATAACGCGGGGAATTAACAATAACTCCGATAGCTTCTGATTCAGGAGATGTTTTACCGCCCAGGGCCGTTATTTCATCTGGGTTTTCAAATCGGTCACCGTGAATTTCAAGTGAATTTGCAAATTTATCAGATGTTAGTGCTCGCGACGCATCCAGGAAAGCCTTCTTGTCAAGGTGCGCACCCGTGAGAACAGATCGAGGGCTGCGCTTGTTTTCTTTGGCCGCCAAAGTGCCTTCAACAGCTTCAACTTTTGTTACTTTCTCGCCGGTCTTTTTGTCGATTACGACCTCACCGACTGCAGCCGGAACGATTTCATAAAGCTCTGGATCAATTCCTAGGCCTTTAATGTCAGCCAATTGTTTCGATTTGCGAGCAACAAGGATGTACATGTACTTGTTTTCGAATTTGGCCATCCCAGGCACATATTGAAACATTCCTTTCCCGCGCTTGTTAACGATGCGCTCAGCGATTCGAGCGAGTGTCTTGGATTGACCCTGGAGTTGTTTGATCGGGAATCTGATGAGACATGCATCAGCGTGAATAAGTTTCATCACGTCAATTGTGGTGTCACATATCGCATTCATTGCATCGATCGGGTCTGAACCAAGTCCTCCCTTCAAAACTTGCAGGTTGCCTTTGTCAGACATTTGCATGATTTGAACTTGCATGAATTTATCGCCTGGCTTAACCTGCTTGACGGCATCACCTTTTGCAGCGTAGTTGCAGAATCGAACAACCAAATTTTCTTTTCCCGCAGCAGCGATAGCCATCATATGTGGCACTTTTGCTTTGGGCGTTAGATTAGCGACATTAAATTTCATCGCTGAATCGAACACTTCATTAAGCTGCCCGTCCATAGCGTTATCAATTACCATTGTTTTCTCCGGAGTATACGTAAAACAATATTTAAACAACTAACGTCGGACCGTTGAACTGGCTCAACGGCAAAGCCTTTGCCCGTATCAGACATTTCGCGGTTGAAGAATTAGGGTGGTCGAGATATTCAAACACTTCGTCTATGACGATAACCGTATTTCGGTCGAGGATTATCTCGCACTCTTCCGGATATCCGGTAATCTTGGCAGGAACGATGTGCTTAATTCCAGAACAGTCAATATGCATGTTGATCTTTATTTGCCGATTTGGGAAGTCGGGATTATAACGAACAACGGCTGTCGGTTTATTGATATGCAGATTACGACATTCGACAATTCCGTGGTTGTACATAATTGGAGCGATGGAAGTTGATACAAAATTTTTGAACAATATCGATCCATTATTGCGGAATTGTTCGTAAGACGCAACTGGCATCGACATTCCTCGCCATACACTCCCACGAAATTCAATAGAATCATCCATGTAGCGATCCATCACTTCGACGCACTGCTTCGCGAATATTCCAGCTGAGCCAGAATCGAACGTCCCACTTCTCAAACCCGCCGCGACACTAGCAAATCCTTCGTCACAATAGTTGTGTATGTGATCGTCAAACTCTATGCTGCCTACCGTCGAGCGACTTTCAGAATAACGCTCTTCGAGTACTCGATTGCATGAGTGGATTATGTTTACGCATGTGTCGTGATATTGGCTGTCAGAGTGATAGTCAAATATCATCCGCACTTGTTCATACGACCCCAGTTCTAAGTTCATCCACGGCATATGCCCTAAAAGCCATGCCCCGGAACCGCATTTAGACCAAGCCCAGATAAACTCTTTGAGAGTTATGGGCTGATTGATCGTATCAATCGTGAAATTGCTATAATCCGGTTCTGCTTCTTCGGACAATTTTCCAATTGATGGCGATTTCTTGTGCTGGTAAACGCAATCACTTATTTCAACTTTAATTATGTTGTCGAGTTCAAACATTATATGCTCCAAATGAGCTCCCGAAAGAGCTCTAGAATAGAGTTAGTCAATACGGAAAAACACGGTGATTGCGTAGTCGTCACAACCTACACCGTTTTTGTAACCACGATATACTTGGGCCGGGTGCCAACCTGAGTCGCGGAACACCTGCATGGGTTTGACAAAAATGGACCACTCTTCGCCATCTGGATGATGCGGAGCTTGGCCAAAGCCATCTTTAACCAGATGGGCGATAGCCGTCACCGCGGCGAGGTCATTGGCGACTACAAACTTAAACTCTTTACCGTCATAACGAACATGTAGATTCATATCATTTTCCTTGTTTGGTTTCTCGTTTATAGTATCATTGTTTTGTCATGGTGTAAACCACTTTTCAATAAAAACAAAAAAGGCTCCCTAGGGAGCCTTTTATCAATCCAGAATTGCGTCTGGGAAAACGTCGTGGATGTGGTTTGCGACTTTTTTGTCATGCCGAATCAACTGGAAGATAGGCAAAAACAGCTTGTACTTTGGCTCGTGAGGCTTTCGGCCTTTTCGAGTTTGCAGACCATTACACTTAAGTTGAGCGATAGAACCTTTCAGCTGGTCAATCTGAGTCATCAGCAATTCACGGTCATATTCATGCCGCTCGCTCAATGGTATCTCAACCTTCTTGCCATTGATTTTACGGTGAGTTGTATCCTTGAACCCTGAGCCACAATTGACTTGGATGTTACCTGAAGCATCCTGTACGGTGATACCGCCTACTTTGTTTGGGTGCTTCTTGTGTGGATAAACATCAACGATAAGCAAATCAATTTCAATTTCTTCTTTGAATTTGATCTGATCTGCGGTTCGCGCATCGACCCACATGCCGTGTTTATTTTTCAAAATGATACCTTCGCGATCGCGTTGCACATTCCGGCGATAAATCTCGAGTGCTTCTTCGTAATTTTCTACTTCTTCGCATTCGATCAATTCGATGTTTGAATACTTCATTGAACCTGTGTCGCCAACCAACTCTTTGAGGAGATTGAAGCGATCTTCGCATTCCATGAAACATTTACGTTTTCCGAAATAAACATCCGCAGGAACGATATCCCAAACGTTGAACAACATTTCCGATTGTTCTTCGGCGGTAAGAGTACCATTCAGTGATTTATTGCCGAGGCCGTTAGACTTGTTTCGGTCTGATTCTTGGCCAGGTTCTTCAGTAATTTCTTCAAGTCCGAACAAATCGTCCAGGGTGTGTTGTTTTGGAGTCTTTACTGGTTTGCGGTGTGGATTATGAACCAACTCGCCGTCAACTACAAAATCACCAAGTTTGCCGTTCAATGCACCAGCAATTTCTTTGAGCTGCGCTTTGATATCTACCAACCCAATATACTCGTTTCCACCGCGTGACACGATATTAATCTCTTCACCATCAACTGAAATGATAGCCATCGATCTGGAACCGTCGGCCTTCAGTTGAGCGAAAGCCGGGAAAATGATTTTTGCGAGAGCTTTAAGACTGAATGATTCAGCCAGGAAGCATGGTTGCTCAGGAATAATGCCTGGCCATGTTTTATTGCCAAGTGCAACTGATGCACCACATTCAAGGTCTCGAGCCAGAATTCGACGCGCAACTTCACAGCTCGCACTTGTCATGCTGTCCAACATTTGCTGCATATAGTTGAAACCTGCGTTGCCGGTCAAATTGCGAGTTGAGTATTTTGAAACAAGCTCATCGCAGAATTGTTCGAGGCTCATCGGACCGACGGAACCTATGAAACGTAAACCTTTCGGCGTAATACCGTAGGTAAGGCGTTTGTTGTAGGCTAGTTTGAAAACTGTCTCAAGAAGAGCATTACCTTTATGCTGACCTAAGATTTTTTCTTTTTCTTTGGTTGAATCTGTGGCTGCCAGAGAATTAAGGATGTCTAAAATATGCGTCATGCTTTCGCCTCGATGGTAACAGGTTTATCTTCCCAAGTGGAAAGATGTGACAAGTCCATTTTAATCGGTTTTGGATTGAGATTAACAAGGAGCTTCTCGATATCATACCAATTCTTTGCTGTGTGGTATTTCGCAATATCGTGCTTTACTTCACGTGCATTTTCGGTGCGCAACATGTGAATTTGCGGCAATTGGGACATCGCATCATGGCAGTCTTGCAAATTACTTACCAGATCGTCAACAAAGCAAACAAGCCGGTCTTTATACTTCTGCTTAACCGAGATGTAATGTGGCATTTTTGTTTCGCCGATATCGACGCACAGAATGTCTTTAAAAGCACCTGGGAACAGGGTATTGAGGTTGCAACACCGGTTCATTAGTGCTTGGTTCGAATCTCCCAGAGCAGTAATAGCAATAAAATCGTAATGCTCTTTGAGACGGTTAACAACGTCAATAGCGTCTACATATCCTGCCAAATATTTTATGAAGTCAGAGTTGTTGTATTCGCGCATCAGGATGTCCGCGATGCGGCCGTTAACACCGAAAAGTTCTTCGCCGGTGCGGAAACGCTCGTCAACGAGAGTTTTCAGAATTTCATCAGTACGAATACCGTTTTTCTGCGCGAAATACGGAAGACCGGAAGTCCATTGAACCAGAACGCCATCAACGTCGGTCAGAATAATCGGCTTTTCAATTTGCATTATATTTCCTCTTTTTATGTCTCTCATATTATACAATAATGGGGTACCAAAAGATACCCCATTTAAAATTATTTCAACGTGTTGATCACATCCATAGGATGCCCGGGTACAAGTTTTAGGGCATATTCAGTCCAGCATCGGCCATCCTGTTCCCTGGCAAACTTTTCTAACTTGAATATTGCATCATCGGGCGTATTTTTGATAGGACGATCGCAGATGCGCCAATTTCCGTCTTCTCCTTGAACCAACTTCGGCAAAGTGTGCTGTGCAGGTCGGCCGTTTTCCAGGAATAAAACTTTGCTGCCGTTCATCAGATAGTAGTCGCTATTGAAAGTCTGCTCTTCCACCGCGATATCTACTGCTTCAGGATACGCCGCATTCGATACGTCTTTATTCATAAACCATCGATTAAGCAGAGCCGTAGGAATACGACATTCAATAGAACCTTTTTGATTTTCACGGGTAAAGAGTTGCGTATAGAAGCCACGATTCTGAAGTTCTTCAACGACAGCGTTCTTAACATCTTCAACCATTGGCTTTGCTCGAGCGCCATAACCTTCGTCGTTATTTGTGCCATGCCATTGTGTCATATTCTGACAGAAATTAACGCATTCGCGATAAACGTCACGATCACTAAGGCGGGTACGATGCTCTGAAGACATAGCAGTTTGCCAAGCCAAGCGACTCGCTAATCGATTTACTAATTTCTCTTTTGATGGATTGACATCAAACTCATTGTATCGCATTGTCGCGACATAGTGGGCTTTAATTGCGTTCATTTTATCCTCGGTGGGTTACACTATACTGGGAACGTAAAAGAAAGGGAGACTCAAAGGTCTCCCATTTTAATTACTTCTGGCGCTTCCGGCCTTCATGCTTGGGCTGACCAAACATATTGATGTGCGCTACCTGACGGTTTACACGAGCAACCAGTTTATTGCCGACTTGATCGATTCGAGCGTTCTTGCTGCGCTTGTAACCGGTGCGGCCAGTTTTCGGAGCTTCAACTTTCTTTTCAACTGCTTTCATTTGCTTAGCCATTTTCATTTTCCTTATTGAATTGTTTAACTATTATGCGTAAATTACTTGGATGTTTTTCCAGTGGGTGACAGACATTTTGCGACTTTGCTTGACATCAATTTCACCACGAAGATATCGAGGGTCTGGCACATTATCCAATCGACCATTCGGGACCAGGATAACCATGCCTGGTTTGATGTGATCCGGAACTTCAGGGCCAACCGAGATAACTTCTGCGGTCAGCGGAATTTCAGGCAGGTCGCGTTTACCCACAACAAAGCCAGGAATTGTAGAAGACATGATCTCATCGCCAGCACTTGCGAGCTGCTTTGACTCGATGATGATGCTCTCGAATTGAGCGATTGGCAAAGCGTTATCGAATTTGCTCATATTTACCTCTTTGAGTTGATGAATGAATTATATAACAGCCCGAAGGCTGTTAAACAATTGCTTAAAATTCGTTTACGGCTTCATCAACCAGCCAGGTTTTAACACCATACTTGTCAGAAATAAGCTCAAAGCGACTCGCGTTTTCTACCAGATCGTCGATGTACGATTTATCCTGGGCGTGGACATCAAAGTAAACCGCTTTCGGAGCAACTTCAACATAACGGTCATATGTGAACCCCATATTGAGATACTCTGGCCGACTGTTAATGAGGCCAGCAAGCGTGCCGATACCGGTGCCGTTGATTGAAACCAGACGATCAATACGGAATGAACGCCAGCCTTTCGCATCAATATCGTAAACAACGACATTAAGAACATTTGACTCTTTGCGTTCTTTCTTCTCGACCTCCTGGGAATCAGCCGGTTTGAAAGCATTGCTACCACGTTCGGATACTTCGACCAGGATAGGATCGCGGGTTGCTCGCATTACCCGGTGAGTATCGTCAGCCTTTTTGAAGATCAGCTCATGCTGGCCATCGTTAAGAACAGAAAACAGGAGTTGTTGCAGAACATATTGCTTTGACATAATTTCACCTTACAGTTGTGATTCTTTGTTCAGATAGTTTGCCATTTCGCGTCGGATGATTTCAGGCATATTTTGTTTGCATGCAGCAACCAGGCGCGATTCGATTTCAGACAAAGCTTGGGCTTTTGATTTCGCGATGGCTGTTTCAGCTCGGGAAATATACATTTCGATGAAATGTTTACCGGCTTCTTCGCGCTTTCCAAGTTCTTTGCTAACCATTTCATTGGCCCATGCTTCCATACCTTGCATCAGCTTCAGATCTTGTTGGCGAGCATAGTTGCGAACGGCGTGAGCCAAGCTTGAAGTATCCTTCAACTGTGCATTTGAGGCATCCCAACCATTGTTTGTGATTGTTTTGTTCAGCATGTCACGAACAATGGAATATGAATCCATTGAAACACCAGCATCACGAACAGCTTTTTGAATCTGCTCTCGAGTTACGCCTTCAAGGTGTTTTTCTTGCATTTTCTTGGCGAAGTTAGCAATTACTGCATTTTGCAGTTCAACCCGAGCTTCGGAACCTTCCGGAAACAGAGCTTCAATGGCTTTCGTATCAAGTTGGATTTTCATTTCGCGATTACCTTGTAAACAGAGTTGGTAGTCAAGACGTAGGTATCACCTTTGTAGTGCACAATGGCTTGAATGCTTGACGTGCGGACACATTCGCCTTCCGCGAAAGATTTGTGCCCATAGACCCGACCGATCAGACGATTATAATGTTCACACAATACATGGTCTTTATCGACTTCGATCGTGCCGGTAAGATTTTCAGGCTGCAACCAATCCGGGTCAATACCAACGTTGATGCAACCCTCGTGGGTGTCTACATTGAAATAACGTACTTCTTCAGCGATAACGCCTTCGCCAACTGGAATAATCATAACAAAACCTCTTTTTGAATGTATGGATATCGTATACCAATATCCATAAGATGTAAACTAGTTTTGGTTGCTTACTGTAAATTCTTTTTTCAACAAATTCAGTGGAACTTTGTTGTGAATAACCTTTATACCAGATTTGACAAGGATTTCGTCCCAGCCTGGAGTATTCCGATCATACAACTCGTTGTAGAACACTTTCTTTATGCCTGATTGAGCAATTGCTTTTGCACATTCCCGGCATGGCGAGACTGTTACGTACATTTCGGCACCGTCAATCGACTGGCCGGATTTTGCAGCGTAAAGAATGGCATTGAGCTCAGCGTGAATTTCGTTGCAACTGGACCATTCATTATGCGCTTGACGGTACATGGCCTTAAGTTTGCCGGTTTCAGGGTCAAGCCATCCGGCAGCTTTCGCATGGTCATCACAGTTTTCATGACCACCGGCAGGTGTGCCGTTGTATCCGGTTGAAATGATGCGCCCATCTTTAGTTATAATTGCGCCAACTTTCCAAGACACGCAGTGTGATTCCTGTGCAACAATGTATGCATGTTGCAAAACGCTCGAAACTTTCATCAAATAATCCTTGCAATGTTGATTTGCCCGTCGATGGAAATAGTGAACGCGTAATCTACCCGAGTTCCTTCTGAGTTGATAGTCGTCAGCTGAAATTCACCGAAACCGGTTGGGGTATATTCCACGCGAACACCCGGGTCGATTGCCTTGCATTTCTCTTCAAACAGAACACATTTTTCAGCGATGAGTTGCTGGGCGGTAATCATTTCGTCTGCGCTAACATTGGTCATTTCATTACTCCATTTCATTAACTTGATGGTATCTTATCATGTCATTAATGTGTTGTAAACAGTCTTTTTCAATAAAAACAAAAATGCCCTCCGTAGAGGGCATTCGGATTAAAAATCGCCAGGTTGGACTTGCCAACATTCAAGTCCGATACGGCGCCACATATCAACGACCTTGGTACGATCATCAATAGCGCGGAAAACGTTCCAGGCGGGTGCGATCTTTTCCCAGAAGATTTCTTCTTTGACGATATCATCCGGGCGACTATCGCCAGCAGCACGCTGGAAGTGAGCATCCGGATAGCAACCGATACGGCGGAGTGCTTCCAGACTATCAGCTTCGGAGACTCCATCACGTCCGGAAACGGTGAGGCAGGAGTAACCGCGATCTTTGTACATGCTGAACAGTTCAACGATTGAAGGGCGAGGAGCATCTTCAAGCACACGATTCCATTGGAATGGGCCACGTTGGCTGTTATCAAACAGGGTACCATCCAGGTCAAAAATAACGCATTTCGGCAGGTTGTAATCCTGACGGTATTGGCGAACGCCACCATATGCTTTCATATATTGGTCATATTGACGCTTGACAACATGCTCCGGCAAGCCACGGGGACCTTTGTAGCGGTTACGCTCCAGAAGAGTTTCCAGGCTTCCAGGTGCAAAGAACTTGAGCTCGAAATCGGTGACCATGGAATCAGCAAATTCTTTCCATTCGTGTTGAACAGACTCAGCCATGTTGGTGTCCGAAACGATAACGGTTTTGCTCATATTGATAGCTTCAGTTGCCGCTGCTTTAATAGCTTTGGTAACAAGTGCTTCACTATGCTTGTTAAACTTATAATCAGACCAGGTGCGGCAGCCAAAAAGACTGAAGCGATAGTCGTCACGGTTGAGATTGACGTATTTGGTCGGGGCGCTACGAACCATTTCTTCAGCCCAAGTGGTTTTGCCAGAACTGGTCGGGCCGACAGTACAAATTACGCGTTGACTACTCATCTAATTCTTCCTTCACATATTTGTATGATTGCTTTTTGGTCTTTTATGTATCGATTGACATCTTCAAGCCATACGCCAAGACGATTGTAGTCCTCAAAACTCAGAGTTGCGCCTTCAGTTGTCGCTTTCCAGGTAACTTCAAGTTTATGGACGGGTTGTGGAGTTGGTAACTCCTTTGGTTTGGCTGCGCAGGACATCACCAGGAGTGACAGTAACACGATGCCAATATGTTTCATTGACGTCATTTCGTTGTCTCCTGGATTTTGTCGGTCAACTGCCGAAAACCAGTATTCATGTGTTTTTCAAGAAGTTGCGGCTTTTTCTCCGCAATCTTTTCCATCTGCCTTGTGGCTTTTGGGGCCTTCAGCATCGCTTCTTGGACTGGCTTAGCATTCTCAACTGAGCTAACTTGAAACTTTTGGATTGTTTCAATCTTTGTCTCAAGATTATCAATTTGCTCGGATTGATTTTTTATCGTCCATCCAAGCAAACCGATAATTATCATGTAAAGAACGTTATTTCTTAGCCAGCTGATTGTTGAACTCAAACTCGGCAACATGGCGGGCAAATCCTTCGACTAAGGCAATGCCAGCGTCCCGTTCAAGACCGTCAATCATTATGTCCATACCACCACGGCGAATTTCGAGTTTGGCCGATTTCGGGAAAACATATTTCATCCGGCAAGCATTTTTATGGATGATGTTAACCCGAACTTTCTGGGTCAATGGAGACAGAATGAAGTAGAACTTCGCGCCCATGAAATGAACGTTTGGCATTGTTTCGTTGATAAACACCTTTGCAGGCACATTTGCAAAAACGTTTTTCAACTCCTTCAGAACGTCTTGAGCCAGTGGACCGATATCGTCTTTGAGGCGATTGTAACGATCTGCTGCATAAGTACGGGAGTATTCTTTTTTCTTCGCATCTTTCATCATCTGCTGACGGAGATCGGTAATATAGCCGACTTCACGACCGTTTTTGGCGAAGATTTGAATTCCATCAGAATAACCGCCTTCAGCGAATTCGTTGATAATATCTTGAGTGGTGAACATTTTTATAACTCCATTTGATTTGATGGAATCATAATATACCAACCACTCAGGATTGTAAACAGTTTTTGCAAATTTATTTAACGATATTTTGCCGGAGTGTACTTGTCATAGTTCTTCACCATATGCTCTTCGATTGCCCCGATCACTTCCTCAGAGTCCCAGTCGCGGGCGTACTGCCGCATGACGATAGAAAACAGATACCGGTGATCGCTCAGTTTAGCCTGGGCTTCGATCGCGAAAGACCGTCGGTCTTTACCTTGGAGAGACTGATAAACGCTAAAGCACAACTCATGGTATCGAGAAATGGTGCTGATATAGAGTTCTTCAAAGTCTTCGATTTTCGCAATAGAAACCGCATCGTCAGCGAAAAGGCCCCGGAGATCGTCGGTAGCTCGCTCTTTGATAGATTGAATCAACGCTTTATTGTTATTGATGGAATCTTTGGTGCGGTGAAGCGCAGAATACCAATCGGTTTTTAGCTTAAAGAGTTGGCCATCGTCCATAATGCCGATAACACCTTCAATATCGGTCTCAGCTCGGACACCTGCTTCCCATTCAGCTGGAGTAATCTTTTCCCAATCAGGGCTAGGATAAACACCTACCATACGACTACGGGTTGCCGGGTCATTCATGAGAGTGCTGATATTGACGTATTCGCCAGTCTCATTATGACGAACGTTCAGTACGATGAGCTCTTCATCTTCGTATGGCAGAACAATACGGTTACTCGGGCCAACATATTCCATGTTGAAAGTATAGCCAGGCCCGCTATCAGCAATTCGTTCGCGCAGTTTTTCATATGCTGGCGAATTCAACAAAGCCATAGCTTTATTCGCTTGATCAGAATGGATAGCTGCTTTGGATTTGAGAAAAATGTAACCCTGATCGTGATAGCTGCTAATGAGCGAACCATCTGCTTTTTCCATCAATCCGACCATTTTGGTGAGATCAAGATTCATGGTGAAAGGGTTTTCTTTCAAGTTGAAGAACTTTTGCATTGGGCGAGCCATGATTCGAACAGGCTTGCCTTCTTCGGTAATTTCAAACATGATGCCGCGGGATTCAAGCGCGCCAGGAATCAACCAGTCAGAATAAGACGCGATAAAGTAGCTAAAGATTCGTGCTTTAGTTCCCATACTGGTTGTCACATCTTTGAAAAAGAAATTACCTTTCTCAGAAGAATTGACAACGTTCATCAGATTGTCGTAAAGTTCAGTAATATTGGTCATTTCTTTACCTTTAATTTCGAATTAAGCGGAGGGTCAAATATTTCGATGTATTTTCGTTCTTCATCGTCTAAGTTGGCGATGACGCTTGACCCAAAAGGAGTTGTTATAACTATCTTGAAGCAATGTTTTATCCAAACAGTTACTGGTACTCCGTTGCGAACGGCTTCCTCAAGAAGTTCAGATTTTTCGATATGGGACTGATTTGTGTTGTTCCAATATTTCCCATTGGAGTAGGAATCCATACGTTTATGAAGATTCTTCGTTTGCCCGATATAAGCTACAGTGTCGCCTACTTTGAATGCGTATATCAAGTGCTTAAAATCGGGGTTCTTTGCAAACGTGCGGTCTATTCGATCATTTTCTCCAATAAACAATTGGGCTATTTGTGTAAATCCGTGCTGTTCGAGAGTCATATAAAATCATCTATGCTTGGCACATCCTTAAACATGCGATTAACCAGATTGGCGAGAATATCACCGTGACAGGGCAACGGTTTACAACCACAGCCCAGTTTCTTGCCTCTTAGGGATAATAAATCATCCCGGGTTATGGCGCCGGTCCTGATTTGTTCTTTGAGATGCTTCTTGTAATTATCGAGATAATCTTTTCGGGTCCAATGGGGCTCCCCGTAAGGATTACCCCATATCGTGCCACGTTGAATCCTCACATCGCAAGGTTCATGTTTGACATTTACAACCGTACAGATCATACGGCCATCGGCATCTTGATTGGCGGGTGAGGATCATATTCCGTCAGAACGTAGTCGTCAACAGTCATGGTGCGCAATTCAGCCAAATTAGCTACGTCGTAGTAGGCAAGTTTCGGCAGCGGACGTGGATCCCGCCAGAAGATTTCAACCAAATCATCGACGTGATTCTCGTAAACGTGGACATCTGCACCAGAAAATACAAGTTCGCCGACTTCAAGACCGCATATGCCTGCAATAATGTGAACCAAGAGGGCGTAAGAAGCGATATTGAATGGGAGACCCAACCCGACGTCGACGCTTCGTTGGGACCACATAAGACTCAATTTGCCTTCATATACTTCGAATTGGAATGCGAAATGGCATGGTGGCAGAGCCATAGCATCGATATCTTCCGGGTTCCAAGCAACAACCAGAAGACGGCGGGAATCTGGATTCGATTTGATTTGGTCGATAACTTTTTGCAACTGATCGACTGGGTTCTTATTGCCAAACTGACGCCACTGCTTGCCATATACCGGGCCTAAATAACCATCAGAATATCCAAGATTGATTGCCTGTTCTTCATAGTTGGCATCCCAAATAGTTCGCTTATCGGAATTCGGCCCATGGGTTATCCTGCGAAGATGGTCGACGTTAGTGGAGCCGCTGATAAACCACAGCAATTCGCCAACTACCGATTTCCACGCTAGCTGTTTGCACGTCACCGCAGGGAAACCTTTAGACAAATCGAATCGCAGCATTCGGCCAAATACTGACCGAGTGCCAACACCGGTGCGATCGGTTTTGCGACGGCCATTCGCGATAACATCTTCAACTAAGTCTTTATATTGAATCATTTCCATACTCCTTCGCGGATACTACGGCAGTGCGGCAAATCGACAGAATATCTGTTTGAATTTAGTTGCTTACCACCGAGGTATCGGTTTAACGATTTTTCACTAATGTAAATTGATGGGTTAATCGTATCATATTCAGCGGTTAGCATCAAAAAGTTTATGTGTATTTCATCACATAGATGCAAGTTATTGATTATCATACCAAGGCCGCCGATAATCGCGATATCTTGGTCTGGATACAGAGATTCAACAGTACTCATCCAATCATGGTCGTTTATGTTGACGTGCAACGCCGGCAGTTCACCGGATTTGTTCCGGCAACTTCGGTTGATATCACCAATGACAACCATTACCCTTCCCGGAAGGTTGAACGGGAGCGACTGGAACGTCTTCGCTCCCATGACGCATATGCAACCCATAGTTTTTTCGCGGAAAAGCGTAAAATCTTTTGGGATCTTTTCCCAAGGTAGGTCATTGTCTTTACCAAATGCAAACATTCCATTCATGTGAAAATCAGACGGGACACCTAAAGCAAATACGGCTTTAATCATTCTGGACCTCCATATTTCACTAATCGATAAAGATCGCTCGCATAAGCCCGGCACGCATACTCGTCGTCGGTTCCATTCAAAAAGCCTTGCTCAATGTTATACCATGAAAGACGCGATATGTCATGCTTTATTGAATGATATGTTTCGTATGTCAACGGCCAAAAACTGTAATGTTCTTTTAGCTGAGCAAGAGAAAAGGGGCATTCCAGCCCCTTGTTAATTTCCGTCATTTTAATCCTCGCATTTGAGCAGGAATTTGTTGTTGATTGCTTTGAAGTGGACCATACGGCCATCAACCAATTCAACGGATTTATATACAACGCCTTCGGCAATTTTATGCTCGATCGATGGGATATCGGCGGCAGCGAGCATATCTTTCACATTGGTGAATTCCTGGAACGGGTAGGAGTAGCCGAGTTGAGGGCAAATCTCCATACCAAGGGTTCTGCACAGGTCTTGGAATTCTTCATCGGTGGCGAAACGTTGTTCGTCGATGAAGAATGCGCGGAAAGCGAAGATGCGATATTTGTCAAAGTTCTCACGGTTCTTCTGGATACCCGGACCCATCAGTTCGCCCTGGATTGCTACAGACATCCTGAGTTCTTTCAAGCGGTCAACGATTTGGTAGTTTTCAACACCCTTCCACCATTTGCTGTCAGCATTGTAGCGGAGAACTTGATTGCGTGATGCTACAATGAACTGAGCATCATCATAATCGTGGGCATATGGTTCTTCTTCGGTGCCGAGATCCAGGAAAAGCTCAGGGTCAGTAACCCACGCCATGGTAATGGAACTTCCGTCCAACTTCAGAGATTTAGCAAACTTGACATCCGCGTATTTCTCTTTGTAGCGATTGAAGATATTTTGACAGCGTTCTTCATCAGTTTTTGGAATGAAGATCGGGAAGGTACCACCGGGATTACAGCCAGTGCCATCCTGCGGCGGCTCATATTTGATGATGTCGAGCATTTGATCGATAGTTTTGTCCATCTCCTGGCCGCCCAGCAGTTCGCCAACAGTGAAAGCACCGGTAGGAAGCGCAATACCTTGACTGATTTGACCGCGGAGTTTAATGGTTTTGATTCGTGCGCGCATTTTGCCGTCGTAAATCTTTGCGCGGGTTTCCAGGAAACGGAAAGCCGGATGATCAGTAGGCAGCAGAGAATCGATCTCGAAATAGACACAGTCAGAGCCTACCCGGAATTCGCCTTTCTTTACAACGACTTCCCAGCCGTCAATAGTTGCAACTTCAATTGCATCCGCACCAGGGATAGGTTGCAGATCGGCAATTTTGCGCATGGAAGCGAGTTGACGTTCGTCATTAATAATCATAATCATTTCCTTAAACGTAGATAGTGTCTTTAGCAATAATATCATCGCCGAGATGAATAGCAACTTCATGCTGGTCACGGCGAATTTCAGTTATATCGATCCACACGTTTTCTGATATAAACTTGGTCACATGTTCCCTGTTTTTATCTAACCATTCATCGTATGTCATTGTTATTCCTTACTGAGGGATATGTAGTCATAACCCGATATTGTTTCGTTGCCAACCGAAATATGAACTTTGACTTTGATGTCATTAGACGACGTATAATCGGTGTTTTCGAGCTCGACATCAACTTGCATATGTTCAGCGACCCATCGACTCAAAAACTCCGCGTTTTGGGCTAACCACGCCTGGTAAGCTTTCGTCTCTTGGGATTCGGATTGATTGCATAATTCTTCTCGCAAAGGCATAATATTCTCCAAATGAAGGCCGCCGATCAGCGGCCTTTTAAATTTACTCGTAGTCGAATTCGAGGGTAGGGCAGATTTTGGACTTTTTGGCTCGAATGTAATTAATGACGATATTCTCAGTTTTGATGGTGAATAATTCTTTTTCAGATGCATAGAAGAATCCAAAAAAGACACCGATCACGGCTGCTAATACGCTAACAACTAGTGTAAATCCGAATAGCGTCGCATATACAAAGTTGGCGTCGTAGTCAAACCAATTCCAAAGTGCCTTGGCGCCGACTCCGTGGAATATGATCGCCAAGAAAGTCGTGATAACGCCAATGAAACCGATCGTAAAAACGACTTTCCAGAAGTACGGGCAGAGTGACCGCGGGATACTCATATCCATAGTGTTCAACAGACGATAATGCCAGGATTTGGTGCTGATTTTCATGATATTTTCCTTATATTCCAAAAATGATGTTGTTGGGAAAATTTAGTGCCATTCACTTCTTCAAATTTTTCTTTGTAATCGAGTATCCAATCACCAGCCGGCTTAGACTTGATAAGCATGAAAAATGCTTCTTGACCGCCAAGTGCTTCAACCGTTTTGGCACCACGTTCTTCATGTAGGTCCAAAAGTTCTTTTGGAAGTCCGGAAGCTCGAGTGTTTTCTGGATAATCGAGGATGTTTTTCATTTTATGTGCTCCGTGTTTATCGATTTGATGTGACCATTCTATACAACCGAACGGCATTGTAAACAGTCTTTTTCAATAAAAACAAAAAGGGAACCCGAAGGTTCCCTTTCTATATTAGCCCAGCAGAGAGTCGAGATCGTCGTCCAGATCCGTACCACCAGTTTGTTCAAAAGCATTGGCTGGTGTATCAGATTCGAAGCTGGTCAGTTCAGCATCAAACTCGTTGAGTTCAGCATTCAGAGAACCGGCAGCACTTGCAGCTTTACCAGCAGCCAGTGAGGTACCCATGATTTGTTTGAACTTCTTCTCGAGGTCGTCGAGAGATTTGAATTCGGAAGGAGCTACCAGCTTGCTGATATCTTCCATACCAGCGTCCAAGAACTTCTGGAATTCTGGGTCGTTGATTTTCGGAATTTCGCTGCAGCTAAGGAATTTGCAGTCATCGTAGTTGGTAAAACCACCTACTTTCTTGGTTTTGTAAACGAAGTTTGCACCTTCGAAAACGCATGTCACATCAACAGGAGTTTCGCCCATCTCTGGATCGACGTTGATCATGGAAGTGATTTTTTCCATAATCTTCATGCCGAATCGCATTTTCATTACCTTACCTTCGTTTTCCGGAGTGGCAGGGTCTTTGATAACCAGGATGTTTGCCCAGTAGGAAGTCTTGCGCTTCAGCAGGCTGTACTCTTCTTTGTTGGTGTTGTAGGAATCGTTTCGGCTCAAGTGTTGGCACACTGGGCAATTATCAAAATCACCGTGAGTTGAGGAGCAGTTCTCGATATACCACTTGTTGTTTTTCTTGAAGCCGTGGTTAATCAGCTTAACAAAAGGCAGACCTTCATCACCTTTACCCGGCAGGAAACGAATAACTGCTTGACCATTGCCGCTTGCATCGGTCTTCAGACGCCATTCATTTTTATCACCGCCAAAACCACCTTGATTACCTTTCAGAGCGGCCAGTTGAGCTTGCAGTTGGGATGGGTTGCTACGCTTGAACATATTTTGATTTCCTTTAATTTATTTGATTTGTTTTCGATTGAGTTTATATTTTATATCATCTTTGGAACAGTTAAACTTGATCTTTGAACGCTTTAACATGTTCAATAAACTTCCGTTTAGCTGTGTCTTTATTTATGACAACCAATTTTCGATATCCGGATAATTTCGTATGCCAGTTCTGCCATATGATGTCTCCGGACATCATAGCGTCATGTTTGTCTAAAATGCCGAGAAATGAATCGATAACTAGGAATGTCTCGATTGATATCATACCAGACTGGAGCAATTTGAATATTGGGCTCGTCATCTTATCAGTATTATATTCCATAATTTTGCCTAACGGAACATCCAATTTCTCTGCAAAATAAACAATGTTCTTTATATCTTCACGATATATGTTGGGAAAACGTAAATGCCTTCCCAAAAGTTCGCGGTGGGCTGTCATTGCTTCGTCAGAAACAAGATCTCCTGCCCATCCGCTCGGATTTTCGATGAATGTTGCGAGGTATATCTCCACCATATCTTTAAGGTGAAACTTATTGCTCAGCTTTTCAAAAAAGTACTTATCCTTTCGTTTGTTAAACGTGGCATCGGTAACTTTCATGCCCCAGCTGTACTTTATGACGTCGTATTTTCCGGCCATGTGCTGCTTTATCATCAAATAAAGCATGAATGCACCTTTGGCGCTAATAAATCTGTCTGGTCGCGGGGGATATCGAAGAGCAATCATAATATATCTCACATCAAAAAGTCAAGAGTGTTCCTGGTCATTGAACGGACAATCGAGGGACGCAACATATCCGATTCGATGCACTCTTGGGAAAGTTTGTCAATTAAGGCTCGAGGAATATACTTTTGGCAGTTGCTGATTTCGAGCGAATTTTCTTCGAGCCACTGGATACATGCTTCCATGTATGTGAGGCCCTCTTTAACAACGAGGGCTTCGATTTCCAGACCATTTGATGTTTTATCGCTCAAATTGTTTGGATTTGACATTAGTTACCTTTAAAGATTTGGTCATAGGCGGAGGTGACTTCATCGGCGGCATCTTCGAACTGCTCGCGCTCTTGACGATGGTAAATCCGCAGTAGTTGGTTGAACAGTTTACCTTCAACGCCGCATTCGCGTTTGGCAATATCCTTTTGCTCTTTAACCATTTCACCGTATTTTTCCTGCTGAATCTTCAGGTTGGATGCCTCAACAATCAATTGCTGAAGACGGTCACCGTGAACAGACGGGTTGAATTCAACTTTTTCTTTCTTTTTCTTTTCTACGTTTTCCATGATATTTCCTTAGAATTGATTGACTTTTGTGAGTAGTTTAGTGAGGCGATTTTTAACGAAGTAACTGTAAAGTTTACCACGTGGATTAACTGTGCAGTTATTATAACTCGTTAGAATTTTTTCAGCAACGTGATCAGGAATTTGAGATAAATCAAGCAATTTCACGTTTTCATCCCATCGTTTTTGCCATTCTTCGTTTTCGAGAGCAGCTCGGGGATCTTCGGATTGTACCAAACTTTCGATCCATTTGGCGGAACATGGGGGTGCTCTTTCGCCTTCAACACGATCGATAACGTAAGTTGATCGACATTTGATACCGGCTACACCGTCCTTGCCATCACCCTTAATGATTTTGTAGAACAAATCATGCTTGGGGCTTCCGTTTTTCGGCTTAACCGATTTCTTCTGGGCCGGAGAATATTGCTTCACGCCTTTGAATTTGTGCAATTGAGTGAAGTCCGAGTCAGAAGAAGATATCATAACGCATCGGCCCTGATCCGTAAATAGTTTTGTCAGGATAGCGATGATATCATCCGCTTCGGTTTTACCGATCTTTATCATCTTAACACCAGGATAAACGGTCAGCATCTCATCAACAATTTTATTGATGAAGCCGAACAAAGCATCCCAGTCCCATTTGGATTCTTCTTTTGAAATAGAACGGTTCTTTTTATAGTACCAAGCCAAATCGCGGCGCCAGTATCCATCTTTCGAATCATCAAATGCAATGATTGTTTCTGGATACTCAGCTTTAAACTTCTTAACGTTGTTTCGCATTGTATCAAAAATGAGATGTCGAAGCATAGCTTCGTTAACCTCATCTGGCTCGAAGTTGGCCATTACTGTTGCAATGATAAGTTGCGAGGCATCAATAATGTTTACATCGGGGCCTCCAGTCTTTTCGGCCTCTCCCATGAAACTGTCTAAATTCATAACTTGTCCCTCGTTGTTTTAACGTGGAGCCATTATAATAAATAATTAGTGCCTATGAACAGGAGAGCTTTAAAATGCTAGGACAACACTTCCGAGCGACCAGCGGCTTAGATGCGGCTGGCGAAAAATTAATCAACGTTGCTATAGCAGACAAGGCTACCCTGTCTGACGGCGTTAACGTTGATTTCTTCCACAAATACAATACAATTTACCAGTACGACCCGTTACGCGGGTACGACGCGAAACACGCAATCATATACCAGCGTCGCATATACTTCGCGAAAGCAGATATAGCTTCTCCAGCCGGAGAATTCCAGCCGACACTTTGGACCGGACTTCGCGTCGACCCAACGTGGCAGTTCGTGAACTCGGTTGCAACTGCGATGCAACTTGTGTCGGGGCAATATATCTCAGCAGATAACCGTTTCAACAACCTTGTATTCAATCTGCCTACTGATCCGATTGACGGGGATACAATCGTAATAAAAGATATCGGCGGGATGCCTGGGATAAACGATCTGGTATTTTCGACTATCGGCGCAGCCATCATCGAGTATAACGGACAAACTCGTGGAAGCAGTTTCCGCGGAACTATCCCATTCTGCGAATACGTTTTCATGTACAAAGCTGCCGGAAATCGCTGGCAACTTGACATATGCGCATCAACTGAGCAAAGTTATTTTGTTGCTCCGTCTACGCAAGGTTTCCAACTCCAGTCAGGAATGGTTACTTGGAGACAGACTGCCCAAGGTCAGATCCGTCTGATTTTGCCGAAGCATGCTAACCATGGTGATGTTATAACAACCCACGACATTGACGGCCTTAATGCTATAAATCATTCAACGCTTGAAATTTATCCTGGAAGTGGCCATAGCATCAACGAGAATGGTGTAACGTTAATCGAATCGCGGACTTCTGGCTACGGCTCATTCGTGTTTGACTCCGGTGCAAAAGTTTGGGAAGTTTGGGATGGCGATCAAAGAACTCGTATTCGCGTAACAAAGGCGGATACATCGGTTCTGCCGTTTGAACATATTCTTGTAACAGGTGACGGCACTGGAGCGAGCCAAGTGGTCACACTTACTCTGCCTGAAGATGTTGCTATAGGCGACCGAGTACAAATAACATTAGATTATTTGCGCCGAGGGCAAACATGTACAATTCAGGTAAAACCAAACTCTGGCGAGGTTATGGTCGGGTCTAAAGCCCAGATGCAATTTCAGCGCAGATCTGAATATCCGGCAACTAACGGTTGGGAACTTGTTTCCTCTGTGTCAATTGTTGCAAACACCGATTATGTTCCATATATCGAATTGATGTACGCCGAACTTGACCCAGCTTTGGTTGGGGTTACACCTGCACGTTATGGCTGGATGATCGGGCAAGTTGCTCCAAAAGTTGAACGGGTTGACGCAAATCAACGTGACCGCCTCGGCGTCGCCGCCCTAGCAGCCCAGAGTGAAGTCGATAAAAACCACGAGCAAAATCCAAACGATGAGACTATTGTCACACCTCTGACTCTGTCGCGTAAAACATCTAATGAGACTCGTCGTGGAATACTGCGCATCGGCACAACTGCTGAAGTAAACCAAGTTACAACCGCATCTTATTTGGATGATGTCGCAATAACTCCGAAAAAACTGAATGAGCGTTCAGCTACTGAAACTCGGCGTGGTCTGGCTGAAATTGCTACTCAAGCGGAAGCAAATGGTGCAACGGACGATATCACTATCGTTACTCCTAAAAAATTACATAATAGAATTGCGGCTGAAAATCAGACGGGCATATTGGCTATCGTGCAAAAACTCGGTACAGCAGGAACAGCTCGTAATCTCGCGGGTACCGGCATTTATAACAGAGCCGATCATTTAAGGGCTGTCACACCGGCAACTCTGGATGAGTTCGCAGCAACTGAAACAGCTAAGGGTGTAGGATATATCGCTACCCAAGCTGAAGTTGACGGTGGATCATCTGATGCAAACGGCCCACTACTGGTTACAGCGGAAAGACTTGCTGCCCGGCGTGCTTCTGAAACAAACCACGGCCTGATTGAAATCGCGACGCAAGCTGAAACCAACGCTGGAACTGATGACGTTCGCGCCATAACTCCAAAAAAGTTGAATGACCGTACTGCTACTGAGTCCCGTACTGGTATTGCTCGCCTGGCTACTCAAACTGAAGTTGATGCTGGTACTTCAGCGCTCACGCTTTTAACTCCATTGAAGTTGAAAACAAGATTTGATAATCTTTCGCGGGTTGAAGTTGATGCTGACGCTGGATTAACTCGCACCGGAACCATTTGGGACACAGTGTCGATTGGTGTTAAGCTATCTACCGAAGTTCAACGTGGGACCTTACGAGTCGCAACTCAAGTTGAAGCTAATGGATCAACTGATGACGCGACCGTAATAACACCAAAGAAACTCGACGGGCGTAAGTCTACTCGAACTTTGGACGGTATTATTCGGGTAGCTACAACAGCGGAAACAAGAACCGGAACGTCACAAACACTCGCCGTATGCCCTCAGGACTTGATTTACATGGCGCAGACTGAGCCGACATGGTCAGGAAACGAAACTAGACGCGGATACGTAAAAACTGCAACAATGGAATCAACATTTGTTGGTAACGACACTGTTGGTTCTACACAAGTCTATACATCGTATGCGAATGATGGTTTGGCTGTTTCCCCACGTGGTTTGAACTATGCTTTGCAGAATTTTTTACCTCTCAAGGCTACTGCTCAAAACTCATTGGCACTCGGCGGCGTTAACTCTGCTGATTGGGTACGTAGAACTATTGCTCAAACTGTCACAGGTGCGATGAACTTCACAGCTGCGATGACGGCCGCAAACATCACATCAAATGTGACGTCGGTTTCAAGTCTAAGAGTCCGCGATGGCAATTTAGGTGCGGTTGAAATTGGCACTCAAGGCGTTAGTGTTTTGGGAACTGGCATATTGATGCATTCTGCTGATGGCGCTGGTGCCGCAAACGATTGGTTCATGTATTCCGGCGGTCGGTCGTCTGTTCTGGGTGTCAACGAAATCGGTTTTGTTTCGACGAATGCTGATAACACAAGTTTGACAAAGCAATTTAGCGTTAGCCGCGATGGAGACTCAACAACAAATAGACACATCCGTTCAACTAATGGTCACGTTGTTCTCGAAAACTCAGGAGCAAGAATATACGTCGGCGGCGGAATTGCTACAACAAACCAATTGGCACAGTCAATAACTGGCGGGTTTATTTTCGGTAATATCAACTCTGCTATGTCGGTTGTAACCAATGGTGACGATAATTTCAAAATCAATGGTTCTGTAGTTATCAACGTTGCGAATGCGCAAACAAAACTTGATCCAGTTTATCTGCGCCGCGACGGCGGTAACACCCAAACAGGTAAAGTTCTCGCAGCAATGACCGGCGATGTTAAATACAGCACATTCCGAAATGATAACCGTTACATCTCTTCGCGAGGAAACGATTTCGTATTTGGTAATACTGACACAGTAAATGGCCGTGTATGTCTCGATACAAACAAAAACCCAATTGTTAAGATTGGTAACTTCGAGTATGAGATTTATCACAAAGGTAACAAGCCAACAGCTGAAGACGTCGGAGCTGTAGATATCACTGGTTCATCAGCCAACAACCTTACAATTCGCGATTGGATAAAGATTGGCAATGTTAAAATCATCGCTAATAACCTTTTGAAAACTGTTGAATTTGTTTGGGAAGAATAAGGAATAAAAATGGCGACTCAATTCATGGCCCACCTCGGGCCATCTTATGTTGAAACTAGCCACCTAAGTGAAAACAATGCGATTAAGTATAAGTTGGAAGCATTAGGTTCTAACGCTGACTCAACTGTAAAAGTCCCGTTCATTAAGTTGAACGGGGCAAGTCGTTTGTCTTCATATAGTCGTGGTATAACTGCAGTAACAATAAGTCCTACTGGTGTTGCTAGTAATCAGGCAACATTTGATCTGTACACCCGTCCGGAACACTTTGACACACTCAGGTCATATTTGATGTCTGCACCGTCAAATAATATCGTGGTTCTAGTGTCATATGATGCGATGAAATCTACTGAAGCATTTGACGAATTCATGTACCAATATGGCTCTCGCTCATGGCCAGGTGTCCCTTACCTGAATAAGGTATTGCCGGATTCTCGGTTGTATAGGAGTTCGTATGTCGCTATTTTTAATACGTCTCTTAAGCGTTTTTGCTACGAGAATTTCGTTGGAAATGATTACACAGCAACATCGGATACCTCCGCATATCTCGAAGTAGTTTTTGATACGGTTGAAGATATTGGCGCCTGCGGAACGCCTGAACGTAAAGTTGATGATATCAATGAATATTTCAGCCGTCCAGACGATTATGCTTTCATCAGATATTTCCCAACTGAAAATATAACCAACTGGGAAGCAATCTATCATGTCAAATGTGAGTTATATAACGATCAAGTTCTAAAAGATGCAAACGGCCATGCCCGGCTATATTTGTGGACTCAAAATAGCGGCGGTACTTGGTTTTCGCAAATGATACTGTCAAACGTAGATGGCGTTGTTGGTCAATGGAACACATATGAGGGGTATTTCAAACTACCGGCCGCAGGCGGCGGTGCTACATTATGGGGCTGCCAGGCATACAGATGGCCGTCAAGTGCTAAAGTTGGTTTAGCTGGTGCTAGAAACGTCATAGTTACCCGAGTAACTCGAGATGACGATGACAAAGTTGAAAATGCTGCTTTTGGTGTTAACGGTATGAGAGCGAACACATTGTCTGACAATGGAAACTTCTCAAACCCTGTAATGCAACTGCTTAATTTGAAACCGAAAAACGTTGTTACTTCAAACGAACTTCGGGAACGTACCTAAGGGCCTTCGGGCCCTTTGTTGTAAATAAATTATAGCAAATTTACTGGCACAGGTTTGGCTCTGCCAAACTAGCATTTTTATCCTTTAAGGCCTAATAGATTATATAACCTAAAGGATAAAAAGGATAAATTCGAGCGAAGCTCGAACTGGCGAAGCCAGGTAAATCATTCAGATCGTATTGGTTAAATACAACCAGTAGGACAATAGATACATCAAAGCACTGTATGAACTAAACCCGGACCTAGCTGGCTAATCATAGACCAGTCCGGTTCACATAAGGAGACTGCAATGGCAGATCTGAAAGTTGGAACTACGATAGGTGGTTCTCCTGCTTGGAACCAAGGTAATTTGCCATTAGTTCCAAGCGGTGATAGAATATTATACAAAGGAGCACGTGTTTACAGTGAATCTGATAAACCGTCTGCCGATGAACTGAGTGTTCTGTCAATAAATGGTGGTCGTTTGAAGGGTCAATTACAGATTGATTCAGCATCCGATAACATTTTCGATTTGAACTCAACCGATTCTGGCGCAGTTTTCATGCGCTATATGCATAACAATAGCAACAAAGCCTACACTGGCATCGACGCGAGCGGGAACTTTTACGTCCGCATGGCTGACGGCGCATCTCGCGCTGGCATTGCTTTCCAAATTGACAACGTTTCGCAAGACATAACCTTCGGGGCGAACCTGAAAGGTCCTGCCGGCCGTGCATTCTCAATCAACAAAGGCGATCAACCGTTCATCCGTGACCACGGCAACGGAAACGTTACAATTTCAGCTTTGTCAAAAGTAGATGGAAACCCTGGTGATCTGTACCTCGGATACAATTCTGCAGGCATGGTGACCAATACAGTTCGACTGGAAAGTCCGCTGTTTTGGAAGGGTGCGCGTCAACTGGTTGACTCTAATGGTTTCATCCTTCGTTCAGCGATGGATAACAACTATTACAACCAATCTGAAGCTGACGCACGTTTTATCCGTCTGAACAATAACACCACGACCGACGGTTTCATCCTGTCGAAAACCGCTGAATATACTGACGCCGGTCGAAACATGGGTTATTCTGGATTCTATCGCCATAATGGTGTTGACGGATTCTCCGGTTTAACGATGCATGTCGCTCATCCTAGCTATAGCAACGGAGCATACTCCCGTGGTATCACCTTTGCTTATGGTTCTTCGTCTTATGGTCTTTACACCTATGGTTATGACAGTGCTGGTGTTCGTCTGGCGAATCAGAAAATCTATACCGAAGCCGATAAGCCGACTCCGCAAGAGTTAGGTGCGCTCGCCGCCGAGGCCAACGCAGTATCAGCTTCCAAACTTCAGACCCCTCGTCGTATTTCGCTTTCAAGCGGTGCTTCTGGTTCTGTATTGTTTGACGGCTCTGGTGATGTTGTTATTCCGGTAACAATCGCAAACGACAGTCACACGCACAACATTTACGTTAAGAAATCTGGCGACATAATGTCAGGTAACTTGGTTGTTAATGCTGCAGTTGACGCGAATGAATTGCGGGCTGGCGATGCGACAACTAAAGCTAGAATTGCTCTGAGTTCGGACACCGTATTCTTCCAAGGTGGTCCTATCGGAACTACCGGTTTGCATAAAATCGCGATGTCTGGTTATATGGGCAAAGGAATCGACGCACTGACCTATTGGATGACCAATGGCGTTACTCCGGTAGTTCGTTGGGGTTCAGTTGACAACAAGATGTTCCACGAAGGATACCGTCCTTTTGACGTCCAGTCAACTTCATTAGCTTCAAAAAGCTGTAATGACGCTTTAGAATCAGGTTTCTACTCTATTTTCGGAACAACTGCCGATACTCCATATGGCACTGGACCTTCTGGTTCAACTATGGTTGTTTCACGCTGGTCTGGCACTGGAGTTTCGCAGACATTTTACACCTACAACTCCGACCGCGTATTCGTACGTCGCTTAGTTGGGACAACTTGGAATGCTTGGTTTGAGTTGTATTCAACCTCGAAAATTCCAACCCCTGCTGAAGTCGGGGCTTTGGCTGTAAACGCGAACGCTGTCTCAGCTACTCGTCTGCAAACAGCTCGTTTGATTTCTGGTGTTCCATTTGACGGTACTTCAAACATCACAATTACTGCTACAAACGTTGGTGCTCTCCCAATAACCGGCGGTGATATTAACGGTAACCTTTTGGTTAAAGGAACCTTGACGAACGAAGGTCAACTGATTTCGTACGACAGTTCGACCCGCGGTTATGGTTTCCGGTCAACGTATTCTACTGGATGGTTATACACCCAAACAGGTAAAGTTGATCGCGACGTAAACGATCAAAAGCATAATTTGTCGGGCTGGTATGGAACTCCGTTGTCGGCACTGAGATTCACCATGGCTGAAGGAACTTCTCCTCACGTCCTTTGGGGTTCAACGTCTCATGATGTTTTGCACATTGGTAAATCGTATGGTGTCGGAATTCGTCAAGGTAATGGCGCCAGTAATGGGCACATTTACACCGAAGATGGAAGTCGTGATTTCGACAAATTGATTACCGCTGGTCGTTATTCAGTCGATGGGCAATGGTTAAATGGCCGAGCCGGCGCAGCAGCTGCGACATATGTTGGAACCGCTGAAGTTGAAGTTCGCGCATGGGGCTCAGGTCCTGCCTATATCCAGACGTTCACTCAACTTGAAGGTGGTTTGCCGTCACGTTACAACCGAGTCGGTACCGGAACATATCCGAATATCGTTTGGGCATCATGGGAATCAGGCACAAAGGAATGGGAATATCAAGCTGGTTATCGCATGATGATTTCTCGTTCCGGGGAAGGCGTATATCCGTATATGACCATCCACAAGGCTGATTTGCCGCCGACTGGCACCGAGTCTGTTATAGGCGCCTGGCAGTCGAAAATCGGAGCTCCGCCTACAGCTAATAACCCGGATTCAGCACAATTAGCAACAATAGTTGCATCTGTCGTGGATACAACCAATCGTTATGCTACTTTAAGATTGTCTGCACGCGATATCACAACAAACGGAATACTGTCTATTGTTGATATTGGTAAAGATGGTTTAGTCGTGACCAATGGTGGTAAAAAGGTTGAATTAACTGCAGGCGTTGCACGCGCTGAAAAGTTTATTGCAAGCGACCCTTATGCATTCGTTTCAAGTACTAGCAACACCCATGGTGTTTATCTTGGCAATAGTGCTGCGGACAAGAGACTGATACTCGGTGGTGGTAACAACACCGCTGGCGCAGTTCATGTTCGTCCACAGGGTATTAGTACCGAAACAGGCGAAACAGTATTCAACACCAACGGTACCATTAGTAATGGTACTACCCCGAGCGCGCCCGGTCATTTGACCAACAAGGTTTATGTTGATAACCTAATTGCTCAGCAAGTGAGTAAATCTGGCGATATTATGACTGGTCAACTAACCATTCATACAGCAAACAATGCACCTCTTGAATTGAAGAGCACAACTGCTGGTGTAGTGACACCTCAATATATCATCGGTAACGATTCTACTGGGGCACAACGTTGGTATGTCGGCCAAGCAAGTCCGAATTCTCCAGACGTACTTCTGTATAGCACGGCAAACGGAACTTACCTTCGCCTGGAAGCAAACCAAATATCGTTCAACAAAAATCCAATATCAACCGCCTTGCAAGGTGCAGCAGCTGGTTCTCTGGTTCGTCGAGATTTTCTCCAAACTTCTCTGTCTTCACAGACACCGAATAACCCAGTTTATATTGGAGCCTCAGCGAACCTTAACAACTACCAAACACCCGGATATTACTATCAGGATTCCAACGCAAACGCGGGTTCCGGAAGTAACTATCCAACGCAGCAAGCTGGTGCTTTGGTTGTTACGAAAGCTGCTGGAATAATCCAAGAATATACCGTTTACGGCACTGGTGCTCGTTATGTTCGAGCGTTTTATACCAACGTCTGGTCAGCTTGGGCGCTTGTGTATGATTCAACCCGTCCGCCTGGAGCTACTGCGGTAGGAGCATTACCAATAGCTGGTGGTACTCTTACTGGTGGATATTTGCAATTGCAGAGTGCGACTAACTCGATATTAGAATTCCATCAACCTGGTCGACACGCTGCGATGATCTTCCTGTCCAATGGCACAGGCCAATTAAGATTTAGCACATCAAACGGCGCTGCTGGCGAAACGAATGTTCGCATGACATTAGATGCAAACGGTGCGCTAGCAACTACCGGTAGTATCAATGGCGGCGCTGGTGTTTATGATGTCGGGCAACGTGTTTATTCTCCGAATAACCCGCAGCCAAGTCTGACACCAACCCAAATCGGTAACGCTTTGGCGAGTATGGCTTATGATGCTGTTGGTCAATACGCAATGCTCTTGGTGGCTGTTGACGTAGGAACTTGGCTTGTGCCTGGAACCGTTTTGCCGGGTTCACAACTTAGATACTCTACAGCTGAAGGTAAAGATCCATCAAATTCTCCTCCAGGAAACTGGCGTTTGCACGGTCGTATAAACCAAGGCGGACAATGGGGTGCTTGGAACGTTTCGCTTTGGCAGCGTGTTAGCTAAATTAACGGAGCCCTTCGGGGCTCCTTTGGAGAAATTATGTCACAGAGACATGGTCGATTTTGGAGTATTGGATTTAACGCAGTAGGCTACACAGGTAGCCTACCTGCACCAAACTGGGGTACTCAAATAAGACGATTTGCTGGTTTAAACCCGGTAGGAAATGGGTTAGACCCGGCTCTATCTGAATTTTATTTTGGACAGGGCGCCCAACCTGCTGGTAGATGGATGTCTCAATATTTCAACCGAGGTCGAACACCTTCAAGATGTTTCATGTGGTCGGGTTCAAGATATCCATACAATAGTTGGAGCGGTTTTGATTGGGGTGGAGAATTGACGCAGATCGCTAACGCAACCATAAAAATTGGATGGATTGGTACGGGTCGTGCTTCTCATAGAGGAGGCGATATGGGCTATATCAATTTGCGATGGAAATGGGATAACGATTTGTGGCAAGAAACTCGAATATTCACAACACCAGATACATACGTATCTGATTGGTATGGCAATCGTGTTATGAACCTCAATCGCCCAGGTGGCGGTCGCGGCACACTGACTTTTAAAATAGTTGGTAACGTTGGCGATTTTGACCAGCATGACGTTGGCGATCGCGGTCCTAACGCTAGTTGGTCTCCTGTGGTCGACATGTCTGTGGCGGGTTCGGGCTATCAAGGTGAGCTTTTCAAGTCTTTCCAAGGTCACCAGACAAGACAATACAACGAAAACAATTAGAGGTAATTTATGACTTTAGAAGATATGTTGGTTTACGACGAAGGTCGCAAGCTTAAGGTTTATTGGGACCACCTTGGATATCCGACGGTTGGTATCGGTCACCTGATCGTTCTCCGCGAAACCAAGGATATGGGTGTGATAAATCATATGTTGGGCGAACAACTAGGTCACCGGGTTGACGGGGTTATCTCAGACGAGGATTGCTCCAAACTGTTCGAATCTGATGTTAAATCCGTTAAGCGCGAGATTGGTCGATATCCTGCTATCAAATCTGCATTTGATGCATGCGATGAGACTAGGCAGAAAGCGATTTACAATATGATGTTCCAGATGGGCGGTCCTCGCCTGAGTGGTTTCAAAAAGTCTCTCGGTTTAATTGCTGCCCGTAATTGGACTGCCGCGTACGCTGAACTATTAAATTCATCATGGGCACGACAGACTCCTAATCGCGCACAACGTGTTGCTCAGGTTATCCTGACTGGCACCATGGACGCATATCGTTGATTTTTATACAATTTGCCGGTGCTTCACCGGCATTTTTGCTTTAAATATCACTGTTAACTAGGAGTAACAATATGTCAAACCAACCAACCAAAACTGAAAATCAAACGGGTGGTCGGGCTGGGGTATTGATGGACATTTTGGATCGGTTGTTTAAAGACGCTGTAACCGGCGAAATAGTATTCTACCGAGCAATTCTTCTCACACTCGTATTCCTCATGGGCTTTAGCTGGTATAGCAAAGAAGAAATATTTGCGCTATATAAGGAAACACGTTTTGAAAATTACCAAGAAATCCTTCAAGCCGAGCGCGATCGAAAGTTTGAGATGGCTGCGCAAGAACAGCTTCAAATTGCCCACGTTTCAAGTCGAGCGGATTTTTCGGTAGTTTTTTCATTCCGTCCACGAAATATGAACTACTTTGTTGATATGATGGCTACGGAAGGTAAAACCCCGACGGATCTTATTGGCCGCGAAAAAGGCGGATATCCAATAAACAAAACGTCAAACGAATATATGGTTCACATGTCTGGCCGACATTTTAGCAACTACAAAGAATTCGCGTATTTGCCTGCGGGCCATGAAGATTTCGAATACATGTACAGTTGTCCGATTACAAATCTTGACAATATCTATGCCGGATCAGTGTCGATGTTTTGGAAAAAGAAACCAGTTATAAACGAGAACAAATTGTTCGTTATTTGCAATCAGGCTGAAAGGCTTTTGAGCAGAGCGCGGTGAACAGGCAAAAGAAAAGGGAACCCGAGGGTTCCCTTTGTTGTTTTTATACTTCTTCGATAGAACCGGTGTAATCGGCTTTTTCATCAGTGTTTCCATTGCGACCGTTAAGCAGCAATGCCCATCCCTCGCTAGGTGCGAATGCGCTTTTTCCGTCGCGGCCGTTCCATGAGATATCGTAGGTATACAAATCGCCGTCGTCATCAATATTAGTCACCGTAAATTCGGTGCCGTTTGTGATTCCGTGTTCAGCCATAAAACGTTCTGCGTCTGTTACACGATACTTCTTTCCGATTTCAATTTGCATAATATTTCCTTAGTTGTTTGAGTACATCATCATTTGGTGGTTGACGTCGCGATGACCTTGGTTGAACATCTCGATCAATTCTTCACGTTGCTCGATTGGCAAGCGTTTCATCATTTGTCGGAATCCGGCTCGGGTAAATTCTTCACCTGTGGGAGATCGAAAACCCAATTCGTTTAAGAATGAAACGAAGGTTTCTTGCTTATTGAGGATATCTTCACAACCGAATTTGATGAGCAGGGATGCAGTGGCAATAATGTCTTTGATATTTTCAGAATAATTCATGTGGATCTCGTTATCAATACGACTTAATTTGATGGGACTATTGTAACATGGTTCTGGCCAAATGTATACTTTTAAATGTCACTTAACAATTTGGTATACTAAGACGATCGGCCATAAAATGGTCAACAAAGAAATCGTGATAGCGAGAAATGCAATGGTTACCGGCACAGCATATTTTCCGAAAAGCGGCTTTCCGCTCTCAAGTAATGACAACCAGCACTGGATTTGGTGGATAGTCTTTTGCGTGGGAGCTCGGCAATTCATCATGGTGAGAATCATGAGAGTTAAACTAATCGCCACGAAAATGATAGCAATTGAAACTCCCAGCCAATATGAACTTATAACAAATTCAAACATTATCATAATCCTTCTTTTTGTGTTTTTGTTTACGTTTTCCCTCAGAATCTCGCCTTTTGCGATCTACATGGGGTCCACCTTTGTTGAAATCATTCTTCGCGACTGGGTTCATTTTTACCTCACGGTTTATTTGGCGGCTGCGGCTTATTCTTCGACATCCAATCACGAGCTTGTTGTTCGAGCTTTTGATTGTGCCTCTTGATGCGCTTTTCTTGGTTAATGTCTTTGCGAATTTGCCACATCAGTCCGCATCCAGCAACAGCGAAAATTCCGTACACTATATGTTGAGTTAGAACAGCGTCGATATTCATCCAATATGTCCCATTGAATGGGGTTCCAAAGAACCCCAGGTTTCAACTGGCTTAGCAGGCTTGAGCAACGATGTTCTTAAGGTACTTGCCACCTTTAAGGGAGTCGGAGATCAGCGCTTCTTGAAGGCTCAGGTCATCCATTTTAATGGAGTGGGAATCCATGGCCAGGCGGATGGCTGCTTCATGCCGGCGCAGTTCATTTTCACGGGATTTCGCGAGTTCTTCCAGGCGAGTCTGATCGTGGGCAATTCGTTCTTCAATTTTCTTGAAGAGTTCGAACGCTTCTACTTTCAGGTCGGAGATCGGCAGCGGCGTTACCGTCGGCTCGATTTTGGTTTTCTTCATTTGAAACATTTTGATCAGATTCCAGGATTTGTCGTTCATCATTTTCTCCATTTACATTAACTATTGAGTATGTCTCTTCAATCAACATGTCGATATCTGAGAGTGATTTCGGGGTATTCGGTACTAGCATCAATATGTTCCATTGAATATGCCGGTATGTTTCAACCGGCATTATCAGGGTTATTTGAGAAGGGTTACTTCAGCAACATCAGCCCAGTCGGAATCAGTGTTGATGAAATCCGCGAGGTAAAGTGCAGTTCGCAGAGATACTGAGCGAAGACGGTCGGTATGTTCTTTCATCCATTCGAGAGCATTAACAGTCTGGGCTTCGGTCAAACCACGTTTTTGCAGCATATCGGTTTTGGTGATAACATCTTCAACACGAATCATTATTTCGCGAGAAGTGTGAACTCCAAGGTCGAGGTAAATTGAGCGAGACTGCAGAGCATCAAGGTGCGGAGCAAGTTTGGAACCGCGGGCTACTTCAGCATCGATATCAGCGTTGGTGATGAAAACAACTGAACCTTTGAACTCAAAATTGTTCGGGATATCGCGTTCTGCCAGGTAATTGCTTGCTGTACCCCATGAAACAATGCGTTCTTCACCAGTATCGAGTGCAGCTTTCAAAACGTTGAGAGTATCTTCATTGGAAAACACATCAACGTCGTCCAACAGAACTACACAATCGTCTTCGCGATTTTCCCAGAGGTGAATGTAAAGACCAATTGCTGAGCATTTACCTTTGATAGATGAGAAATCGATTTCGCCAACCTCATGAGCATGCTTGAGTTTTCTCTCGAGAGTGAAAGTTTTACCGATTCCAGGAGCTCCGGAGATAATCAGCGAGCGAATGGTTCCTTTTACCAGACCAACTGACATTTTGTCCATTACCATAAAACGCTTCGCAATGCGTTCGCGCATTTCTTCGGCACTTTCTTCTACATTTTTAACGGTACCGGCAACATCGCCATCTTCGTAGATGAATTCGAAATCATCGCGATTTACCCAAACCATGCGAGATTTACCTTTGATGATCGCGTTTACTTTACCTTCGCGAGGATCGTGCGGGTTTGCATCCCACCAGGTTGTTCCATTTGTTTCGAAGGTGCCAGTGTATTCGTTACCAAAGTAGAGGGCATTTTTCAGGATAACTTGCATTTGATATACTCCGTGGTTTTGTTTAGGTAGTTCGTTTAACTTGAGGCTATAGTATCCTAGAGCCTCATCGTTGTAAACTACTTTTTCAAAACTTTTTCATTAATTCAGTTGTTTCTTCAGAAATTCAACCTCCTTCTGAAGTTTTTCAATCCGGATCAACTTGTCTTCGATGAGACGCAGACGGCACTCTTCACATTCTTCTTCCGGGTTATCGGAGACCAAATCCAGGAATTCGTTGATTTGGTCCTGGGTGAAGGCGATAGTTGGGCAATCATCTTCAGGAGGTCGACCGCTGTAGTCGCAGATGTCGAAAATCGCTTCTTCGTGACCGTACCAAATGGTCATAGACCCAACGAATGGTTGTTCCGGATCCATATCGCCGTAATAGTTTTCAACGTCTGGCTTAATTCGCAGCCACTCAACGAAATGCTCCGGTGATTTGAATTTGAAAAGTTTGAAATCTTTCACATCGCCATACAGTTCAAACATGATTTTTCCTTAGTGCCCGAGCACTTTTTTGATTTCGTCAAGTTGTTTGGGGTTAGCAGAATCGGTGGCTTTCATCAAAACCAATTTCGCTTCTTCAAGATTTGCCTGGGCTTCTTTATACGATTCGATGAGATTGTCAATAGAGACAACATAACCATCGGTATCGAATGCTGAACCTTCCGGCGTATCCGATTCGATGATTTCGCCGAGTTCGATCAAATGCATCTCATTTTCGAGAATTGCTATACGGCCGGTATCAATCGCTTGGCCATCTTTATCCAGGATTTCCCAAACACATTTCCGTTGGGATGGAGATATGACGCATAAACGCGGTTTGCAATCGACGAGAGCTTCCATCTCAGATGGAAACGACCAGCGCCTTCTGAACCATTGTTTTTTCCACGTATTAAACGCAGTTTGTGATTTGAACTTGAAATAGCGTATCATAACTAATCCTTGGTTGATGCGATGAGACTATAGTATCTCGTTAAAAGGACATTGTAAACTGTTTTTATCAACAAAAACAAAAAGAGGCCCGAAGGCCTCTTTTATATAGCAAACAACCCATCAAGACTGCACATTTTCGACTTTCCGCCTACTTCCATAGAGATTGGCGCATTGGCGCGGCCAACAGCGGCTTGCCAGTTCTCAGACAAACGTGTGAACACGTTAAACTGACAACATGCGATCTCGCATCCAAACGTCGTGAAGTACCCCATTTCTGTTGCTTCTTTATGGTACCGTTTGTCCTCAGCTTCTTTTATCTCGTAAAAATCTTCTTGATTATCACGGATAGCCAGTAGCATCTTGGTTGTTGTCTCGGCGTTGATGGGAACTCCAGGCCACAGCCGTTCAAGTGTAGCACATGCGCCAGGACCGGCCATAACGAAGTCAGCGTTCTCATCCATTTTGCCATGGGTAACACCCAGTCGATCGAACTCTGCTTTGAATTCAGCTTCGATTAACCCTGCATCTCCAACACCCGGCATACGACAGAGGTTACTTGAGAAGTGGTAGCAATAGTATGGACCCATGCCACGGAGTTGGTTGAGGAACCAGTATGATTCGCTCATCGTCGGCTTGGCTTTATAGAAATCAATCCAACCTTGGGATTGACCAGGCGCTCTTCCGTATGCGAGAGCATGCAGCCAATGTATCATATCAGATGCCCGCATCTTTCTCTCAGAAGTGTCCAGGTTTGGCGCGATCAACACCGTTTTATTGACCGGACAAATAACACCACGAACATCGATTGGACTCGGATTTTGACGAGCAAAGTTGCGAGACGCAGTTTGCAGAGACGTCCTCAGCTCAGTGGTTCCCCAAATCTTTTGTCCTTTGGAGAAAGCAACTTCGATATTTTTCATCAAAGTATACTTGTACTCAGGGTCGGTTTCCATTTTGTCAAAATGGATATAACGACTTCCTGTGTTGACCAGATATGGGATGTCGTCTGCTGAACCGGTGATAATGTCCAGGGTTCGAGACGGCCCATAGAATTTAACAATCGCTGAGTTGATCAGCTTATCTTCAAATGACACATCAGTTCGGAAATAGAGGTGTTCGTTTAGCCAAATGATTTCATCGTGGAAAGAACGATTTGGGTGGAAGTACGGCACCGGTTTGTTTTCGACGCAGAAACCATATCCAAACTCGGGCTTATGGACATATCCGTTCAACTGGTAGTCAACAAAGTCTCGATGCGTTTGTCCGATTCGAACCGACCATTCGCGTTTGTTGAATTCCTTGATGAAATTGCCGAGTTTTTCTTTCACATCTTTATCAGCGAGCGCCAAAACCTCTTCATTGCTCAGCGCCAGGAAATCAGCGGTTGCACCACCTTTTTTCTTCGGCGGCTTATCAGCTTTTGGAGCCTTTTCTTCTTTTACTTTCTTCACCTTTACAGGCTTTTCCATAACCGGCATTGGTTTAGTCCAACGATAAAATTCTCGGCTCAGGTGAACTGAACGAGGTTTTTCCATCTTATCGAAGAAGCTCAATGGATCGGCCGCAGTATCAACATACCATTGTTCAGGCCACGCGAAAACCTTGAAGCCTGGCAATTTGGTAAGCTTAAACAGCTTCTCATTAAAATGAGTCATCCAAGCGGTGCGTTCAGCCTGTGTGCCGAAGAAATTTTGCTTCAAGAACTGGCCTGTACCCGGAATTGCACGGGATTCATCTTCGATCGGCAACAATGTTACCAATTCAATCTCACCGGTGATTCTTCCTTGATTGCGCAGGGTGATCAACTGTTTTGCCAGTTCTTTAATCTTTGCGTCGATATCCGCGAATGGGTCTTCCTGACGGCCGAAGTGGAAGCGAATATCGATATTGCCGAGATATACGGTTAGATTTCGTACAGCTACCGGCAAAAATGAACCAATACCCTTCTTGAGTGCGCCTCGAAGTGTTTGTCCATCATGACGAAGTGCCTTGTACCCGGGTTGCCATGCTGAAAAACTATGGCTATCGCCAAATACAACATCTTCTCGCGGGAGGTCGATCATAGCCAATCGGCTTGACTTTTGTAGACGTTGGTCGATAGCAACCCAATCAGCATCTTTCCATTCAGCCGGAACCTTTGGGTTGACTTCTCCTTTTTTATCATAGATTCTGTCACGGCACATTTCGCCGTAAAGCGGCATGTCTACGTCAAGCGATACAATTTCACCCTTGAAATCTAGGAATTTGGAAATATGCAGAGCGCTTTTAGCATCAGGGCCGCCGAACAGATTCAAACCACCCTTAAACTCCATACCATGGTAAACGTATACGCGATCATGGTCCGAGAAATCGTGGCCACCAACCGCAACTTCACATGGATGGCCAGTTTCTTCTTCGATGATTTGTTTCCATAGGAAAGCCCAAGCACCTTTATGTGAATTCAATTTGCCAGGAACGGCATTGAAAGGCATAGTAATAATCTGTTTCATATCAAACCTTTTATAAACGACAATGTCCTGAGACATATTACTACATCTCAGGACATTATTAACATAGCATTATGCGAAAGTGATATACGTTGCGAAGAAAATAATCGCTACGATCGATCCACCGATTACAAGGGTTTTGGAAGGAGCAATATGAGCATCTTCGACTTGTTTTCCACTGAACAGAGAGTAAAGAACACCACACCCAACCAGAACCATGAGGAATCGATCAAGCCATGCTAATTCCGGTACAGTGAATTTAACGATGGCGTTGGCAGCAACCGAGAACACGGTAACTGCGATCGCGGCATTTGAATTTGTTTTCCAGTACAGAGCAGCAAAGAAGATTACAAGCATTGCAGGGGTAACAAATCCGACAAACTCTTGGATGAAGTGATACGCTTGGTCGAGATTACCGAGGAACGGAATAGCCAGACTAGCACCGATAGCACCGCATACAACTACTACAGTTCGCGCTACCTTCATCAAGGTTTTATCTGAAAGCTCAGGCTTATGGACCTTCACGATATCCAGCGTGAACATTGTAGAGATCGAGTTCAAAATAGCAGCCAGGGTCGAAATAATTGCAGCAAATAGTGCGGCCATTACCAAACCGTGGAATCCAGCAGGCATGAAGTTATCAATCAACCATGGATATGCTTTATCAGACGGGGTCAAAGAACCATTCGTCATCGAGTAAGCCATAATACCCGGGATAATAACAACCAGTGGCATCAGCAATTTAAGGAAGGCTGCGAACACCATACCTTTTTGAGCTTCTTTAACTGATTTAGCGGCCAAAGCACCTTGAACAATGAATTGGTTGAATGCGAAATAAGACAGAGAACCGAGGAATACACCGACTACACCGAGAATACCTGGGATATTTTCGTATGCTGGATGACCGGGTTCAAGAACTAATTGGAAGTGATTTGGCAATTCTTTGTAAAGAGAAACCATACTTCCGGCGATCGACGTTGAACCAACATGAACACCATATGCATCCAGAGTGAACCAGGTGCATGCGATACCTGCTGTCAATAGGATACCAACCTGAATGAAATCAGTCCAGACAAGTGAACTGAGACCACCAACAGCGGAATACAGAACAGCAAAACCAATCAGAGCCCATACGCCGACTTCAAGCGGGATACCAATTGAAGTGAAAGCCAGAGCACCCATGTAACTAACAGCTGTCAGGTTAACAAGCGTGTAAACGACGATCCAAAAAGTCGCAAACATCGATCGAACTCGATTGTCGTACTTCATTGCGAGGAATTGAGGCATCGTTGTGATTTGGTTTTTGACGAAGTATGGAATCGCAAGCCAGGCAGCCACGACTAGCGCCAGTGCACCGGTCAATTCAAAGGCACCGATTGCAATACCCATTGCGTATGCACTACCAGTTGTACCGATGAGGTGTTCGGCGCTAATGTTTGCGGCCAAAATTGCACAGCCCAGAATCCACCATGGCAAAGATCGATCAGCCATGAAGTACGACTTGGTCGTCCCCGATTTCTTCCAACCGATGACCAGCCCGGCCATAACGATACATCCAATGTATCCGGCGAAAATTACCATATCAAGTAATTGCATTAGATTTTCCTTTGTTTAAGTGATGGAGCCATTATACAATGGCTCCGTTATTTTCCAACTCAGCGTTTAGATGGAGAAGCCTACTGCTATCTGCATAACCTTAGCAATATTTACTTCGTTCTGCTCGATGTCGATGTAAGTGTTGGAACCGCCAACCTTAATTTCTGCACCAACTTGGCGGAAAGCTTCGAGCTTATCTTCAGCAACTTTGTAACCGAAGATACGGAACTTACCATTGTTCAGTACTTCAAACTTACGGTAACCTTCGGCAGTACGCTTGGAGAAGATGATTTGGTAGTTTTGGCGATAGATTTCAACCGCTTTCAGACCAATGTTTTCTTCAACCAGCGCGGAGATTTTCTCCATCAAACCGGTCATTTCAGCGGTGATTTCGCGAGATTTGCGCGTACCTTTCTTCTTCTCAACTTTAACTTCTTCTACCGGTTGAGCAGCTTTCCACATTTCAGCAGCTTCTACCAGAATCGCATCGCCAGCTTCGGTAGTGATGTAGCCATCGCCAGACTTCTCGATCAATTCCTTTTTGATCATTACTCCGATGTTGGAGTAAACTGCGTTTTTGTTCATCTCGACAGATTCAGCGATTTCAGAAACTGTGATGAAAGCTTTCTTGGCGACTTGAATAAAGATTTGAGTTGCATTATCAGAGATGGACGCGTTGTTCAGAACTTTTGCGATAGCTTCGATTTTAGTCATAGTCATTTTTAATTACTCCGTTTTGGTTTGGTTTGTAGCTTGATTTGATAGTGCTATAATATCCTATAGCACTATCGTTGTAAACCACTTTTTCAACTATTTTTCAATAATGTTGAAAAGGTGCACCTCGTCGTAAGCGATCGTATGGAGGGCCATGCCATCTGCAGGGTCCACCGCGATATCCCAAAAGAAGTTGTCTTCGTGGATAATCACATCGATCCGGTCAACGATAATGATCGAATCCCAGCCGTCAGGCATAAAATCGACAATCTTGGCATTGCCAGGATACAGGCCGCCTTGGTCACAATATTCATTGAACGCCTGCTCAGATTTAAACTGAATTTTCATGATTTTTCCTCTTTTTCAAATTGTACTTCGATTAGTTTTATCAGCCTCTTGCAAGCTGATTGGTGCCTTGCTTTTTCTTCCTCAGTACGCGCGTAGCGATCGAAGTCGTTGACATCGAAATCAATATGCGGCAATGAGATGGCATGAGTGATGAACTGGGGTTGGACGCCACATTGAACAAAGCAATCATATTCAACCTTGCCGCCATTACGATAGATTCGGAGTTCGCGCAGGTGGTGGTTGACGAATTCTTCAGCCGATAGCTCATAAGTGCGGTTGACAATCACATTTTTGGTAAATTTCACGGGTGTTCCTTAGATATCACTCAAAAAGTCTTCAATGATCTTATTGGTCTTCTTAACAGGTTTCTTCTGGTCAACATCCGGTTCACACCAATTCGAGTTGTCGATGTAATCCGGGTTCGGTTTGTACACCAGATTTCCGAAAGTTTCACGTTTACGGCGCTTTATGTATCGGCCAGCAGCATCTTCACCGGTACGAAGGACATCGGAATACCCAACTACTTCGCCGCGACATTCGATTATGAATGGCCGTTGCAAATCACCTATCGCGACACGCGTCTGCGGCATTGCACCGAGGCGAATTGCCATCTGCTGCCATACAACGTCATGACTATGGCCAGGAGTTGCCCAATGCGCGAGTTCATGATTGATTGTATCTTTTATGCATTCCCACGTCGCCGAACGATTCAAGAGTTCTGAAATCCTGATTTCGCGTTTCGCGTAGTGGCATTGGCCTACATAGCCTTTGTGTTTAGTAAACACAAGTTTGTATGTCGGGGTGGTCACATTTACGATGTTGTTATCGCGTATGTGCTTAACACGTTCTTCGTAATATTCCCGGATTTTGGCCTTTAAGGCGGCTGATAACATAATTTGCTCCGTTTTGCATTTCGTTTAACTTGAGGCTATATTATTCTATAAGCTTATCGTTGTAAACAATTTTTAAACAAAATATTGAACGACCTTCTCTGTAAATCATACCTTCGCTTCCAAGTTCTTTCAGATTCAGGGTAATGCCATGAGTGTGTTCAAGCTTCATTTCACGAACATGTTTAATCATGTCGAAGTACTTTGCACCTTGATTCTGCTTGATGAATTCGTATAACCAGTTCTGAGCGAACAGAGAAATCATGGAATCGATGGAAGCTTGGATACGTGCTTTGTCGTTGGTGATTTTCATAAGATACTCCGTTTTGTTTGTGGTAGTTCGTTTAACTTGAGGCTATTCTATACAAACTGAAGCGTATGTAAACTGTTTTGTGAAAAAGATTTCAATAAAAACAACAAAGGCCTCCGAAGAGGCCTTTTGGTTAGAAGTCTGGGTGGGTTCCATAGCGAACTTTAATCGAATTGAAGCCAGCAATGACTGCTAAAATGTAAACGTTTTCGACATCTTCAGTTAGAGCTATTGTGTTGACTACCGACAGCAGCGATGGCGCTGCTTCGCCAGCAGGCACATCCATCATTCGACATTTACATTCGATGAGGTGCCGAGGCCCACAGTGGTTGTTATCAACCACCTCGCCATAACGATTGATCGCGAAACATGGTGCGGGTGCAAGTTTAATAGTTGCCATTTATTTACCTTTCAGCGAATTTAGGTCATTGATGTATTCGGCTTCCGGCGTTGTGCCTAGCCAGTAATCAAACAATTTGCCCTGTTTGATTGCTTCATCTTGAAGTTTGTATGTCTCATCTTCGGTCATCCGATAGATGCTCATACCAACCAGTTCATTCTCGAATCCTTTAAAGTCTGGATTCGATGCGATTTCTTTGACGAGCTCGGCTTTCTGCTTACCTTTAATCGTTATCTTGTCGTCAATAACCATGTTGATGAACTTGAACTTTGCCCAGGCGAGATCACGGGCATGTTCTGATTTTTGACGTTCGTATTCGACACGTTCGGCAGTAAATTTGCGGCGGTGTTCAACGAAATCGCGGATAACATCTTCAGCGCATTCGTACTCAGCCAGTTTGCCTTCTGGGTTAAGAACAGTTATGTTCTGAGTAAGAACTTGGCGCAAACCAAACATCTTGATAATCTTTTCATGGGTCGCTTCAGGATTGTTCTGTAGCTGTTCACCAAATTTGTCTTGGCGTTTGAGAGTAACATCGAAACGGAAGCCATTTTTATGTTGCTCTTTGTAACTGACGATTTTACCTTGGTCTTTCAGTTTGTCCAATAGGATTACATACGAAAGACGATCAAATTTAACCGGCAATTCGGTAATTGTCAGCTTTGTTTGACCAGACAGTTCGTACAAACCTTCAACTTCGATGGTTTTGGCGCTAACTCGACGTATAACACCACTGAATTCCGGGAATTGGACTTCTAGTCTCGGAATAGGTTTGCCTTCGATCGCGGCTTTGGTGCATTTGATCAAACTTTTGTATGAATGCGGAAAAATGTTTGTCGCATAACCAGTTGCAATTCCCTTCACACCGTTTGCCAAGACCATCGGAATTACCGGCAGGTAATATCGCGGCGGTAAATGTTCTGGTTCCGGATGAACTGGCGCCAGTTCGATATCGCGATAGATATCCCAAAAGTTTTGATGGACACGGCAGAAAACATAACGAGGTGCTGCTGCCTGTTGAACCATACGAGAACCGAAGTTGCCGTCGCCCTCAAGAATTGGGATGTTATTGTTCCAAGTGTTGGCAATCAACTGGCCGGCACCAGCCGCCGAACCTTCGCCGTGGTGATAACCGGCTTCAGATACACCGCCAGCAAGCGCAGCAACCTTGTTAAATTTCGAACGATTTTGCTTCGCATATTCGAGTGCGCGGTACATAAAGAATCGTTGAACCGGCTTGAGACCATCAATGAGCGATGGAATTGCCCGTTCTTCAACCGTGTACATTGCAAATTCGAGAGCTTCATGGTTGATAATCGATTGCAACGAACGATTATGCAGCTCTGTGAGATGGTTACTCAGAATTGTTCGCTTCCAGGCAGGAATTTCTTGAGCTAATGCATCCTCACACTGCCGAATTTGTTCAGAGATCACTTCATCTTCTGTTGGATGTTCCATTGGCTCAATAACTTCTATTTCGCCAGTATCACCAGGTTCAACCTCTATTAATCCACGTTGATAACCAGCAGGCGCAAACCACACGTCTTCTTTTGCGCCTAACGTTAAATCAACTTCAACATCCCAGGGCGGGGTCTCAGGATTAGAAGTCTGCTTTTGAGCCGGCGAAGCCGGCTCTTCGTCAAAAAATGCGTCTAAACTGAAATTCATGAAAACCCCTTATCGTTTTTGATATTCGAAATTATATACCTTAAACAGTTGACGCGAAACAGTGGTGAGGGTTTGTGCTTTGGCCATATTTTCGCCGAAAAGCTCCAACTGTGCTGGACTTTTCAGAAGAGACGGAACCAGGTGAAGCGGCATGAAATAAACGACCTGATTCAGGCTATAGCTCTTCGACCAAATTTCGTCGGTCAATGGTTGGAAACCGTGGCAAACACGATAAATTGTCTCGTTGAAACCACGGTTGGTCTCTTGGTCACCTACGAATGTGCGTGCCTTCACAACGCCTGCGCTAACAATAAAGTAGAACCCTTTACCGCGAGCATCATCTTTGCTTTTGCCGGTAACGAACTTGAAATTACCATTCTCGAAATGACCCAGACGTTGGGCGCCAGCAGAAATGATACGTTGTACGTTAAGATTTTGTTTGCTCATTATATGTTTCTCTCTATATTACAGTAGCGGTTAAACAAACGACTTGATAATCGTCTGGGTGGTAATGTGAAACTTCAAATTCAAAGAAATCGTGTGACACTTGGATTTTGCCGTTCATGCAGTCTTTCGCATCAGCGATTGTATCGAAAACATGAACTTTTGTGCCGTCTTGCATATCGTCGCAATCGACAAACGAAATCCCAATATAGCCGGATGAGCTATACTCAATAGAGCGTATACACTTTCCAGATTCTTTGTGCTGTATTGCAAACATCATGGTGTTCCTATGCAATTGCCTTCTATGAGTTTAGGTTTGGCTTCAAATTCAATGATGTCGTACTCATCGATGATGTCAATGTCATTGATGACATAATCGTGTTCATGCTTAATGATTGCGTGCATCTCTTCGATTGAAGAGGCGACGAATACCGGCGCTTCGCAGCCATATTCAACAAGATAGATCTCATCAACCAAATGGTAAAGCTCAGCGAGAGTTCCATTATTTCTGTGCTTGAACGCAAATAACTTCATAACTTAATCCTTGGCGGAGGGACTATAGTAAACCATATTCCCATCAGCGTAAACAGGTTTATCCAATCTCTTTGACAACATATTTCGTCTTGTTGAGTCTGGAGCACAGGAAAACGTGGTTATTTTCCAAGATAGCAACCATGTCTTGATAACTGCTATGGGCTAACACTGGCTCAAATTCATTATAGTCGATGGCGACAATGTCATCGAACGAATCTTTTATAAACGAGGCCGGCTTACCGGTTTCGATATGCTCTAAAACGTAAAGTTTCATGCTTCAACCTCTACAAGCCGACTGCCAAGGTCGTCGCTAACAAACGGGTACCAATGGCTGCTGCAGATGTATTGGCCGTTGATCTCGGCCCAATCCGTCATACCCTCACAGCTCAGATCCTCGGTGGCAAAAACATCGTCCCACTTCTTAAAGTGCTTTGCGAATTCCTTCGCATAGTTCTGACTAGACCAGGCATTGAATTGCTCTTCACTAACGAAACGATACAGCATTACCAACCCTCCATCGGGAATTCCATGTAAACTTGAGCATTACGACGAATTTCATTCGTGATTTTCTTTACACGATCGGTATTGCGAGAAACTCGTCCAAACCAGCGCCATCCGGTGCCAACAGACTTCGACCCAGTGTGCCAGGTTTGCCAGTCGAATTCTACGATAGTCCGATCAGGAGCAATGTGTTTACTCAACTCACCGCTGCCGAGTTTAGCCATAACTTCCTGGTGCCATTGCCGGTAGATCAACTCTCCGTCTGGAATCTGAGAAAACTCAGATTCGCCAATCGCAAAATGCGTCGGGCAAACATCAGCATTAACAAGCCCAAGAATATGGTTCGAGCGATAACGAGGGTTGTCGTAATCCGGCTGCCCAGCGGTGATGAAATGCTGTCCTGCGGGAATGTCTGGCCGTGGCACATCGTCGTGATGGTATCCAGGAATCGCCGGGTACCAGCCGGGCATCAGCATGTGAACCCGAGAATCAAAGACTACGTCGTCATATTGCCACTCTTTCGGCAGATTTGCGATGAAGCTACGCGTGATCGGGCCGCCATGCATGATCGCAAAAGCAAGGTCGCAATTGAAAAACATCGTTTCATTTTTGATGTCGTCATTTGAGACACTCTCAGCAAACTTACCATGAAGCTTAAACTGACTATTGAAAATCTTGGAACTGTTCATAATGTTACTCCGTTGTGTTTAACTTGAGGCTATCTTAACACGATAGCCTCACATTGTAAACTGTTTTTAATCTGAAAGTGGAACAAAATCGAAGAAAACCCAGTTGGCGTCGAGCTCACTATCATAGAAGTGTCCGATGCGCTTTGCCCAACATGGAAAATCCGACATATGCTTTTTGATGCCAGGAGCCAGGCATTCAATCCCAACCAGCGTGTTGTGTAAATCACTGACGGAATTGACTTTCACGTAACCAATACTTTCCATCACATCGTCAAAAGTGTACATTTTCATGATGTAATCTCCAAAAGCAGATTTTCAATTCGTTCTTTATCGCTCCGAGCTTTGAGAAGCTCTGGCGAAGGTTCTCGATCATAGCACATGATGGTGTGATGATCTACCATAGCTCTCAGCATTTTATGCTCAGCCATAAGCTCTTTCTTTTGCTGACCACAACCCGGTCGAGCTCGGCGTTTGATGAATTCGTAAGTCTGCATAACGTACTCCATAACCCTATCGATTTGACAGGGCTATAGTAACATGGAAAAATCAGAGTGTACACCACTTTTTATAAAAATGCACATATCTATCATGGTTGCGATTGATGTATGCACCATCAACCATACGGCGGGTTGCTATCTCATATGGGTACTTCTCCATAGCGCGTTTGGTGAAGAAATAGTTTGGGTTGAAGTATGTTTGACCATCGACGTTTTCCATATGCAGCACCAGGAAAACGTCAGCATTTCCTTTATACCCCGCGTACAGGCATAGGCCATCTGCCCTTCCGTAAGGCTCCGCACCAGCAGTATGCATCGTCGGCCAGCGATTGAACGACGTCTTGATTTCCAGGTTGAAATCAGGTGTTGGGACGTCGAAGGTGATGTCATCATTGTCCAACCAAACCATTACACCCGTAAGACCACCGAGGATATAGGCGATGCCTAGTTCGGCGTCTAGAGACCGTCCAGTCCGTTCCGCAATTTCTGCTTTAGATAATGTTCCACCGGCTTTAGCATGTTCTTTTATCGCATAATCAACGGTTGAATCAATTCGAGCCATTCGTCTATCAAAGAATGACGTCCATTCACGGGGTTCTTTGGCAAGACGAGAGTGTATTTGATGCATGATGAGTTCGATTGTGAATGACTGCATATGTCGCAATTGGGTGAAAATTCTTTCGCGAACTGCCATCGGAATCATTGTTTAAGCTCCATTGAGAATTCATAAGGGTCGAATGTTTTAATAAGCCCAACAATTGTGGCCATTTTATCGTAATCTTCTTTAAAATAAACGCGACCACTGGATATAAAGTAGAACCATTCTGCTACCGGTTTATTTTCCTCTCCGAATCGTGCACCGTTGACTACATTGATGATGTTCTCGGCATATCGAATATTCGACGGCGATACCCAGCCATGATTGCCATACCTAACATCGACTTTTTCATTCCGGTCATTATAGAATTCAACCGTAAAAGGGCTACTCATATTCTATTTCCTTACAAAAAGGCCCTCCGAAGAGGGCCTTTGAAATTAGTAGTGTTTCATTTCTTTGAAGTCTTCAGTTACTTCATAAAGAACTTCATAACCAGCGCAACGCATTTTGGCGTTTTGGTAATCGGTTGGAATTGCAACCACATCTGCAGGGTTAACCTTACAGGCAATAACCTTACCACTTCCACCACCGTAATGAGGGATATATGACTTGGCTGCAACATGCAATCCATGAGAACAGGTGGTGTTGGGGTCTTCATCAACCTGGAAACGGTTGATTTTAACAACTGTACCAGGCGAGTTATCAAACTTACCAGTGTACATGTCTTTGAAGCTATGATTGACTCGCTTCCAGGCGATGAAATGACCGTCATCGGTGATTTCGATATCGTTGTGCTCCAGGAAATCATAGAGCTGGTATACCGCCCGACGACTTGGGTTATCCATCAGATTTTCAAAGAAAGCGATCAGCGGCAGGAAAGGTTCGCCTGATTGCATACGAGAAACGATTCGACGGGTCAAACCGGAATCAATGACCAGGTCTTTGTATCGCAGGGTGCCGCCTTCGATAACCAGATCGCCGGAAATGTAACGCTCCAGACCACGTTTGATATTGAGAAGTTCCATCGCTTCATCATATTTTTCTGCGCGAAGAAGACCGATGATTTCCATAAACTGTGGGTGGTCGCCAGAGGCATTGTAAGTCTCAGAGCCAATGGTAACAGAAAGGAACTTGGAGTTGGCCATCCAGGTACATTCCAGTTCTTTATCCGCTTCGATCACTTCGTCGAGGTGTTTGATTGCCACATCAGCCTGAGCAATGAGACCTTTTGCTTTTTCCTGAGCTTTTGTGATTTCTTGATTCCGGCGGGTAACAGCATTGTGAGCTTCAAGACCGGTAATACCGAAATGGCGGCCAGTGTCTTCGAATGTATTTTCGGTCGAACTGTAGAAATGAGCAGCGATTTCTTCGTCGGTCGGATTTTCCGGAACTACCTGGCTTGCAGCAATAGGCCAGGTCCGAACTTCTTTAAGAACACGGGCAATTGTATCAACCGAAACACCGTGCTCACTCGCCAGATAACCCTGCGAGATATTACCTGCTTCATACTTTTTGAAGATCTGCAGTTTGGTAACATCATCAAAACACTTAACAATTTTAAGCTTAGCCATATCATAACCTCAATAAAAGGGGCTC